GGGGGGGGGGCGTGGCCTCACTGGGTTTGGCACGGTGAAGCTGTTACCCGGCATCTGGGATGGTCTTCAGATTAACACTGCGATTACGCTTCCGATTGGTATGGAGGCATATGCTGCTTATGCGATTCGAGTGTGGCTGGCTAATCGAGACAGTTACCATGTTCCTGATCGTGCACGCGAGTTTGCGAAGTGGTCGAGCATCGGTGCGTTGGTGTTGGGGGCTTTGGGGCAGGTCACTTTCCACTTGTTGAATGCTGCGGGTGTTACTTCAGCGGCGGAGATAGTGACTGCGTTGGTGTCGGTTTTGCCGGTGGGTGTGCTGGGGCTGGGTGCGTCGTTGGCTCACTTGCTTCGTGATGGCGCTCCCCTCGAGTCTGAGGTTGCTGACGTGCCTGAGACTGTGGAGGTGCTCCCTGAGCCTGTTTCTGTCGCTCCAGCGCCGTTGTGGCCGGTCGTCCAGCCTGCTCCGGGTGAGTCCCTGGCGGCGCGTGTGGCGGCAGCACAGCGGGTGCCCGTGCTTGAGCCTGCGGTTGAGGAAATGCCCGAGCCGGTGGTGATGGAGATTCCTGAGCCTGAGTTGGTTCCTGCGATGTCGTTGAATGGATCAGCGGGTACGACAGGGCAGGCTCCCGATACTAATGGTCGGGAGCCTTCTGTTGTCTCTGAGAGCACTATCGATACTATATCCACACGTGATTACATTCTTTCTGTGTGGAAGCGGGGGAAGCGAGTTGAGTCCTCCGATTTGTACGAGCGGTTCCCAGATAGGAAGAGGGAGTCGTTGCGTTCAGTCTTATCGACTGTTCGCAGGGGTAAAGATGCGGGTCTGGAGCCTCCAGTCCGTTCAACAGAGGAGATGTGATGGCAGTGGGTAATAGGGTCGCTGAGTTGGGTGAGACTAACTTTCAGACTGAGGATCAGTACAAGGAGTGGAGTGATCGGGTTAACGCGTTGCTTAAGGATTTGTCTCGCGAGCTTGAGGATGCGGGAGATCACCTGCGCGCTGCGTTGACTGTTACGCCTGTTGTGAATTCTCAGAAGCACGGGATGGATCCGCGTAAAGAGAATAAGACGCAGGCAATGAAGGTGTCCAAGGCTTTGAAGCGGGCAGCTACTAACGTGCAGTCTGCTAGGAATGATACTGCTGCAGCTTTCCAGATCTTCATTCAGTACTGGACTGCTGATGGTGGTCTTGCTACTACCACTTCTACTACGAATGCAGCGGCTAAGAATGGATTGAAGTTGAACCAGAAGAGCGGGTCTAATAGGCGTCGTTCTGCTAGCACTGCGTAACAAGTAAGTCGAGTTTGAGGAGAGGTGTGTACGAGTGGTCACTCGTAAAGGTCGTGTTGCGGGAGCTAAGCGTGCTGCCGGTAGTGGGGCGCGCTCGGCTGGCCGTGTTGTGAGCGCGGCCAGCGGTAGTCGTAAGTCGACTGCGGGTCATGTTGAGGCACAGAATGCAGTGTTACTGGGTCCTTGGCTTGTTCTGGTCGCTGCGTTAGTTATTGGCCAGCTTGTGCACACTTCCTTCTTGGCTATCAGTGACTGGACTTGGCTGGCTTATACTGGTTTGGTGGGTGCCACGGGGTTGGTTGCTTATGCCGCGTGGCATACCACTAAATCTCGTTCTGTATTGTCATTGAGTCACACGTTGGCTACTGTTATTGGTATTGGTATCTTCTTAATTTTTGCTGCCTATCAGGGATTGTTCCACATGTCTTACGTGAGTTGGTGGTTGTGGAGGGTTCCTGTTCCTGAGCATCCCACGTTTGATTTGTGGTGGATGTTTGGTGGTGCGGCAGCGATTATTTGGAATATCCGTCAGGGTGTGAGTCGAGAGCATATTAAGGATGCTGCGAATCCTCCGAGTAATGATTGGGAGGATGGTGGTGTTCCGGGTGTGAGTGGTGATGTCAAGCAGGTCAGTGAGTACAAGATGCAGGGCATCCTTACTTTGCCTAAGGGCATGACGGTGGAGAACATTCAGGGCAGTATCGCGGCGATTGAGTCCGCGAAGGGGTGGCCTCGGAAGAGCACGAGGATCCTTCCTGCGCCTGGTAAGCCGGTGTTTGGTGCGCGAGCCAAGGCGCTAGCGATTGTGATGTTGAAGGATCCGCTGGCGGGGAGTGTGCCGTGGCCGGGTGTGGTGATTAAGCGTGGCATGAATCTGATGAGTTTGATTCCTACGGGTGTCGACTCTGATGGTGATGAGGGTGGTTTGTGGGTGGTTCGTCCTGAGGGCACGAAGCACGCTCTGATTCAGGGGATGACTGGCTCTGGTAAGAGCGAGGGCGAGAAGCCGATTGTCCTTTATACTGCTGCTCTTGGTGCTGTCAATATTATCATCGATACTGTGAAGAAGACGCAGACGTTCGGTCCTCTTGCTCCTGCGTTGCATTGGTTGGCTACTGATGAGGGTACTGCTAAGGCGATTTTGCGTCGGATTGCGAAGGAGGTTATTCCTGCTCGTACTGAGTTTTTGGCGCAGGAGGGTCTGGCTCAGTGGTCGCTGAAGTCTAAGTTGTCGTTGGTGCGTCTGCATATTGAGGAGGCGTGGGATCTTGTAGACACGGATGAAATTACCGCGATTGCGTTGGCTGCTCGGTCGGCTGGGATTCAGCTCAACATCTCGCTGCAGCGTGCTAGCCATGACATGATTAGTACGACTGTTCGTGAGCAGCTTGGTACTCGTCGTTGTTATGGTTTGGGTGGTGGGTTCGGCACGATGGTTCTTGATGACGAGGTTGTCGAGGCTGGCGCTGATCCTGAGCGTTGGAAGGATACCGCCCCGGGTATGCATTACATGCAGCGCGGCGGTATGACGCTTGATGAGAAGGTGATTGAGCGTCGGTCTTACTTTGATTGCGGGGTTATTTCTTTTGCTGAGGCTGCCACGCAGATTGCGTCTAAGCTGAAGCCGATGGATCCGGTTACTGCTGCAGCGTTCGGGCCGTTGTGGGCTAATCACACCACGCCGATGGAGGTTGTGAAGCGAGTTGGTTCGGTTCGCAATGTTACGAAGGTGACGGGTGATGCGTTGAAGAACGCTGCTGATGCTGTGAATGGTCATCCAGCGATGGGTCCTGGGATTGAGGAAGATGATGTTCCGCTGGAGGGGTCTTCCGATGAGGAGACTCCTGCTCTGCCTGGGGCTACGCCTGATGTGCTGAGTTTCTTGGCTCAGTTGTCGGGAACTACCCCTACTGAGATGGCGGAAGCTTTGAAGATTTACACGGAGCGTAATGGTGATGTTGAAAGCATCATCAATGGTACTGAGACCGAGTATGACGACGGTGAAGAGGATGGAGAGGGTGATATGCACGTTGTCGAAAGCGATGATTTTGTCACTACTGAACGTAGTGCCGATGGTCGAACGATGACTATTAGTACTCCTGGGTTGGCTGATCAGGTTATTGATTACGGTGAGAATGCTCCTGATGCGGAGGATCTTGCGTTGTTGGAGCGGATCGATCCTGATGCTCCGCTGCCTGTGCGTCCGGCTGATCGTCCTCCGTTGCGGTTGGGTGTGCCTAAGGAGCACGCGTGGCCGCAGGATAAGTTCGATGCTGCACTGATGGTTCGGTTTAAGGAGTTGAAGGCACAGGGTAAGGATATGGTGAAGGGTGGAGACTTCGCTGATGTCATTGCTCAGGCTGGTTGGGCACGTACTATTATTTATCCACGTCTTCGTAGTTGGGAGAGGGAGCTGGGGATTGTAACTGAGACACCAGATGGGTTCGTTATTGTTAAGGGGTAGTTTGTCCCCTCCGACCTGAGTTGTTTTGATTTACCCCCTGTCTTCCGGTTAACGTAGAGCCTGCGGGCTCTACGTTTTCCTTTTTTAGGGATAGGGGTGTGGTCACTGTGGGTGTGCTGGATCTTCTCACAGAGTTAGTGTCTGGGTTTTTCCATGTGTTGTCGGTACTATGTGACGTGTTTCTGATTGATGTCACGCTCTCGCTGAGCGTGATTGGGATCGTACTGGTGTTGTATGTTGGGCACTGTAAGGTCCGTCCGTACATTCCGTGTTGGTGGTGTGCGGGCAAGAAGAGAGTTTATGGTTGGTTTGGTGCGTATAGTCATTACTCCTGCTGGTGGTGCAAGGGCATGGAGCGGAGGCGATACGCTGCCCGATTCTTTGGATGGGACTAATGGAAAACGTAGAAGTGATACCCGCCCCTGTTAACACTGATTACTGGATTGCGGAGTCTGCGCTTCGTCCTTATCACGTGGCCGGGTCAGCGTTGGCGTCTGTCGCGCAGCCTGGTGTGGTGTTGGAGGAGGAAACGACGGTGACGCGCCGTCGTGTGTACCTGCCTGCTGGCCAGTCTCCTGCGGGGTTTATGCCCCAGAACGCTCCTGTTCAGACTGCTCCTCAGCCTGTGGTTGCGGAGCAGCCTGCTCAGCGTGAGTACGTGAATAGAGAGTTGACCTATTCTTCTCGCGAGGACTTGGATCGCGCGTTTAGCACGAGTCGTTGGGTTGACGTTCTTAACGCTGCCCCGTTGTGGCTTGGGATCACGGCTGTGGTGGTCCTGGGGTCGCTGTTGGGCCTGCAGCTCTGGGGTTTCGTCTCAGCGGTCGCTACGTGGCTTCAGGCGAATGCGGTAGCCATTTTTTCGGTGGTGGTCGGTGTCCCGGCGTGCCTTTTCTTGCTTAGTTTGATCTTTCGTAGCGGCAAAAGTAGCTGCCCTGGCGTGACGGTTCACTGTCCTGTCAAGCACTGATCAGTCCGTTTTGTCCGTGACACTTGTGCCAGCTTGGGTGCCCGAAACGTCCCATTTGTTCTTTACATCCTTTGACAGATCTCGTGACGTAAAAGATCATAAGAAGGCGGTATAGAGGGTCGTGACAGCGGGTCGGTTCGTGACGAGCTTCGTGACGTCCCTAGCACACCCAGGCTGTCACGAGGTCGCGTGGTCTCACGGGTAGGAGTGTGCAACGATACAAATCTGGAGCAACATGGCTCCCAGGTATTTGCAATCTCCCCCGATGAGAGGTATACGGCCGTGGAAGTCAGGCAGCACGTTCGGATGGGGGTCGTTTGGGGCCTCGCTGGGTGTGCATTTGGCGCTCAATTAATTGGTATTACCTGGGCCGCTGATGTGTTAATTGCGCCTGCCATTGTGGGGGGTGCTGGTGAATGGAATGATATTGACCACCATGGCGCTACTGTAACTCGTGCCTTTCCACCTGTAACATTTCCACTGCATATGATTGTGGTTTGGATTAACCGCATTCTCTATACGTTGACGAGACGTGGTCATGATCCACCTGCTTGGAATGGGTATTTTCAGGCCGGACGGTTCCGTACGTCATTGTGTTCTTACTTGCCGCAGGGGTTATGGTTTCTCGTAGGTCGTAAACGAATGTGGAGATCTGCGCATCGTGGATTCACTCATTCTGTGTTTACGGCTATATTTGTTGGACTGGTTATTGGTTATATGTGCGCCGCTGGGCCTTGGTGGATTTCGGTTATCGTTTTCGTGACTACCGTTGGTCTGGCCGGGGATCTCGTGTTTGCCGGTCCGGTACTTGCGTTGTATGTCGTGACTGGTGCCATTCATTTCGGCGTGGTCGGGTTGGCGGATCATCTTGTAGACATGGGTTGGTTGTGGGGCACGTGCGTCGCTCTGGGCATGTTGTCGCATGATTTTGCTGATACGTGCACCACGGCTGGACTGGCTTTTCTTTCTCCCCTTACTTGGGAGGAGTTTTACTCGCCGCTGCCGTTCGATACTGGTGGGTTTTTTGAGAAGGTCATTGTTAAATGGATTCTCATTTTCATGATGATTGCGCTAGCGTATGCGGTGATGCTGCAGTGGCTCCCCAGCGTCTTCCCTCATGGCATACCTTTCCTGCAGGATTTATTGCGAAGCTTGGTCAGCGGTTTTTCTAGGTCGTGAGTTTGACAGGTTTTGCAGGCTATGCTAGTCTTGCAGGAACTTGGAGGTGGTCGGTCATGTATGGCAGTGATGAGGCGTGGTGTGATTGGACCACCTGCCAATGGTACGGCCATGATTTTAGTCCAGAGCGTGTGGTCGGGAAGCGTTACTGTGTTGACTGTGGTGAGGAAGAGGTAACGTGATGCACAGTATTTGGGTTAATGTTTTGTTCGCTGTTGGAGCGCTTTTTTTCTTGTTCCTAGCTTTCAAGCCTGGCATTGTTTCTATGAAGTGGTACCATAAAAGGTATCATCAACGAACTCTAATAGATCATTGTACGTGGTGCGACGAGGTGAGGGAGAATGAAGGAAGTATATCCCGATTGGTTTGAGGATGCTGCTCGTGATTTAGCTGAAGAGAATATGGGTGCCATTCTTGCTGTTGGTGTCTTAGTTACTAAGAAGCAGCAAGATTGGCAGATGTTCTTTATCTTTGTTCGTGCGTTGGAAGTACAGAGTGAATGGAAGTATAATAGTTGGCTTACGTGAAGGGGTTATGATGGATCTGTTTATTCTTACTCGACGCTCTGAATACGTTAGTTATGGTCAGCGTCAGGCAGTATTGGTTGCCGCTCAGAATGCCCTTGAAGCGTATAAGACGGCTGCTCAGCTTGCTGGGACTGAGGGTGGCGAGGCTTGGTATGCCGCTAAGATTGTTCATATTGGGAGTGCTGAGCAAGGAATTACTGACACGATTTTGCTTACCCAGTATGCCCCCGAGTAGAGGATTGTTATGACACGTGAATTGGAGATTCCGTCTGCTGTTTTTGATTTGCCTTATGCTCGAGCTTTCCGTATGACGAATTATGCGGAAGCTCACCGTGATGCTCTTATTGAGGCATTTCCCTTCATGCTTGCTCACGAGTTATCTATAATGGCTAATGAATGGGAGCAGGATAATCTTTTCGAGGAGGCTTCTTGGTTACGGGCTCGTATTGAGGAGATTCTCCCCGCACCTTCGGCCGGGTAGGACTATGGAGACAAATTCTTGATCGGAGAGAATGCATGAATCCTGATATTGATGATCTTTACAGTGATGTAGTTTATTCTGCTAGACCTGATAAGAGAGGAGAGCTTGCTGTGCGGCAGAGTCGAGAGCAGGCTGCACGTATGGCTGAGTTGCATGCTGTGCTGGGGGGTGTGTTGGATGTGGCTGCTATTCAGAGCCGGTTCCCGAAGCAGCCCCCGGTGGGTTCGGTGTTGCGGTGGGAGCGCACTTTCCCGGGCACTGAGCAGCCTTACGTGTTTGTGGCGTTGAGAATTGATAGTCGCTGGTATGTGACAAGCAACAGAGATCGTGTTGGTGTTATGGATTGGCCGGAACTGCAGGAAGCAATCGGAGATCACCCTTGTTTCTTGGTTATTGAATACAAGGAGATTCCTAGATTGCCTGTTGATCCTGCTGATGAGATTGTTGATCCGCGTTCGTGGTTTGACACTGTTTTCCCTGAGAGTGAATCGAAGTAGTTGAGTAGGTGGGTTCTCAGCCAAAGGCGTTGCTGAGAAGAAGTTAAACGACAACGCTATCTGTGATTGCAGCAGAGAATACAGCCGTCGCCCACCTCCACTACTCTAATACTTTGTGAGGTTGTTGTGTCTGTCTTTACGGTTGTTTTTGAGACTGGTTCGAGTGTTGGATTGGTGGTTGAGGCTAACTCGATTGAAGCTGCTATTGAGGAGGCTGAGAACGAAGGCACTCCTACTCTTTGTCATCAGTGTACTGGACCGTTGTTTGGTAGTCGTGGCCCTGGTTTTTGGTGGCGTGAGGAGGGCGACGAGTGGAGTACTGTTTCTGTACTAGATGATAAAGGGGATACTGTTTGGTATGGCCCTGGTCCTAGTGATGAGAGAGCTATTTTCGAACTGCGGGAGATGGCTAAGTATTTGGAGGATGATGGCATGCCGGAGGCTGCTTTGTTAGTTCTTGGTCGTGCGACTGCTTTGTCTCAGGCACAGGCTATCATTGTAGTTCCTGATGTATAGGATGCCTTTGCCTACTACTCGTGTGGAGTGGGATGCAAAGGTATCTAAGTTGGATGAGTTGGTTTCTCGATCCGAGGTACTGATTGATTCTTTTTCCACTTATCCAAAGATAGCGGATTGGTTAAGCGATACTGCTGATGAGGCTAAGACTATTGCTGATCGTATGAGAAATTGTCCGCGTCGACCACAGGAGTGAGGAATACTCTATGACTCAGGCATTGCTTCTTGGCAGTGGTCCGTTTAATTCTATGCGCGAGTTCTACGATGTGGCTTTGTCTGAGTTGGGCGAGCATTTGATTGCTGTACCGAATGGTTCACCTAATCGTCCTCGTTGGGTTGTTGATGTAATAAATAGATTAGCTACGCAGTCTGCATTTTATACGAAGAAAGAGGGGGACTGGTCTGATTACGATCATGGATCCCGTCTTGGGTTGAGAGTGAGTACTCTAAATACTTTCGATATTAATCTTGGTTACAATGATTTGTTTGAAGAAGAGATTCATGAGTACCTGGATGCGATGGAGCGTTTCGGTCTAAACATTCCATACCTTGAGACGGTTCCGCATCCCTTTGATACTTCTATTTTTGCTCTTGGTCCTGTGGTGGGGTTCCGTAATCGTAAGGCGTTTTACGATGCTGTTGTTCGTGAGATGCATCGGATTTATTCTTCCGCTAATATTCCTTTGATTTTCCAGCTTGAGTATCCTGTACCTACTGTTGGTGCTATGCAGGCACCGTTCCTTATTCCTTTGTTATCGTATTTGGTTGCTCCTCAGGATTTCATTGCGGTGGGTGGCCGGGTGGGTGGCCACCCTTGTTTGGGTGATTTGGGTCATAAAGCTAAGGGTAAGTTGAAGAGTGTTAGACATATGATGAGTTTCATTAATTCTGTTGATGCGAGAGCACTTAGAAATGATAGTGTTTTTGAGTATATGCATGTTCCGCTTGCTGAGGGTGAAAAGACTCCTATAACTGATCCATCTTTTTACGATGATTTTTGTCTTCTTAATATTCATCCTAAGACGAAGTTGGTTGCTGGGTTTTTGCATGAGGGTCTTACTGACTCGGAGGTGGGTAGGATTCTTGGTGGGATCCGGCGTGCTGTGAAGCGTTCGTCGGTGCCTGATCGGGTGGTGCATGTGGCTGCGTCGTGCGGGTTGGCGCGTCGACCTCGCGAGGCTGCGATGGCTACGATCAGGCAGGCTAAGTGGTGTTGCGAGCGATAACCGATTTGCGAGGTTGCGATGTAGATGCTAGTATGTCTACATCGCGACTGTGAAGGGGTCATCATGTATTTGAATATGTTGAAGTATCGTCTAGTTCGTCTTGATGGACATGTTCAGGGCAATGAGCTATTCGTTGGTGGGTTGGATTCGTCTACCAGACGGGCTCTTGAGACTTTTCCCAGTCTTTTTAAGATTGGCAAGAATCATGGACAGCCTACGCTGAGTTGTGTTTTTACTGGGCCTAAGCCTTCTTTAGAGGATTTGGCTGTTGAGTTGCATTCGGATGCGGTCGCTGAGGGTTCGCAGCGGCCTTGTTCAGACATGGAGTTGCTTGCTGCGGTTATATCGCGCGGTGATGTACATGGTTCGTATGGGAATACGTATTGGGGTCGGGAATCTGAGACATTGCATCTTTTGACTTGTGGTATTGATTGGTCGCGTTTTCGCGGTGTTCGTGATACTTGTTGGAGTAGTTTCACTGGGACTTTCGATGATGATCGTCAGACTAGAATTCTTTCTGCCGATGTAATTTGTCGTTGTGAAGATGAGGAAGAGGTACGGTTCGGTCTTGAGCCTCCGTCTATTGCGACTTTGTTAGCTGCTTTGTCATCGAATACGTTAGAGAAGATTTTCGATGTTTAAATGTTTTCGTAGGAAAAAGAAGCGACGTGGATTTATGGATAATTATCGAAGATGTACAGCATGTCGCTCTGGCATGATTCAGGTTTTTAACATTGTTTCTGAGGAGTGGGAGCGCGGTTGGTGTTTTGTGTGCGACGGTAAGGGTATGATACGGCTGTGAACTTGACGATGTCCGTGAGTCAGGCTATGCTTACGATGTTGTCAACCTGAAGGGGTCATCATGTCTGTCGATTTTTGCCCAGCGTTCGAAGAGGGCGATATCACGGGTCATCGTGTGACGTGCTGTGAGAACGATAAGTTGGTGGGCGAGGTCGAGTCGTATGGTGACGCGAAGAAGTTGTCTAATCTTCATGTCAAGGGTTGTGAGGAGTGCGCGGACTTGGATGGTTGCTTCATTCAGGACGTGACGGTGGTCCCCACGCTGAATGTGTCGAGCGCGAATGGTGCCGTGCTCCTGGAGGTGCTGGGGTTGCGTCCGCAGGACGCTGACGTCATCGACGGGCTGTTTTACTGTGTCGATGATGGCGCGTTGGATGCTGCTGATTTTCTTGGCCGGGTGCTGATGGCGATGGTGGTTGCTCCGTCTGATGCTGGTGTGCCGTGGCATGACGACTCGCCCCCGGGTGGGCCTCGAGTGACGCAGTGCGGTCGTCGTGAGGGTTACGTGGACGAGAAGTTAATCGAGCTTGAGGTTATTGCTAAGTGGGCTATGGATCATGGCCGGAAGGTTCAGTGGACGTGATGGGTATTTTTCTTTTTGGTTACTGGTTTTTATTTTTCATACTTAGTATAGTTGGTTCTTTTATTTGGCTTCCTTTGGCTATAATCGCTATGTTAATGGTGCCTGCATTTGCGCTTAGCGTTTTGGTAGTTTTCCTTGTCTGTCTTGTACATGATGTAAGGACTGGTGAATTTTAATGAGAGACCAGCAGTCGTTTGAGTTCCATGATGCTGTTAGTTGGCCGTGTGCTGGTCGACCTAATGGTCGTTGTTTCGGTTTGGTAATTAATCATGGTGTTCCTAATGAGGATGGTTGTATTCAGGTTCGTGAGAGTAGAATTCCTGGTACTGGTTTAGCGGAACCTATTTTTGTTAGTGTTTCTGTTTTGAAGAATGAAAGAGTAGATACTTGGAGAAAGAGGAATTTCTGATGTCTGAGAGATGCGTTCATATCGATAATAATCTTCATCGGTGTGATAACGAACATACTGCACCTTTTGCTATTAAACACGAGGGTGTGATGTACTGGTTGTTGCTTTGTAGTATGCATTGTGATGAGGCAGTGAGGAATCGTTCGGCTCGTGTAACTTCTGATTATGGGGTGATTAAGCATGAACAGGCATAAGTTTGTGAGAGAGTTGGAACTGAGAGGAGTCCCTGAGACTGATGGTACTCCTATTGGCAATCTAAAGCATACAATTGCTGTTTACAGTGAAACGCCAGATGACACTAAGTTGCTTGTTGCCACGTCTTATGTGTATGGAGATGATATTGTAACTGGTCTTACTTTCGGAGATTTGCGTGCCTTGCTTCAAATGATTGAAGAGAAAGATATGAGTGTGGGCGAGCAGTTTGGCAATCGCATGATGAATCGTTTTCACGAGTTGAAGGCGCAAGGCAGAGTGCTTCTTTATAATTCAGATTTTATTGATGTTGTTGATAGTTTGGGTTGGTCCCGTGATACGATTCAGGTTTTCTTTCGTCAGTTGGAGAGTCTGGGAGTGGTATCTCAGACTCCAGACGGGTTTATTATTCTTGAGAACCGTTCTTCGTAGTAGTGATCTTCGAAGGTCAAGATGTGTAAGACCATTCTTTCTCTTGATCCGAAGTGGCTACGTAGCGTAGCGTCCGGCTCACGCTCCTTGGTGTGGGCGTGAGCCGCCCCTCGCAGGATTCGAGGTGGTTATGGACCGTGATCTTCCATTCGGTAGGCCCCCGGTACTCCCCGGGTCAGTTCTTGACCTTGTGATAGATGGTCCTGATGATTCTCGTTTCACCAATTGCATTCGTATCTCTGACATTGTTTGGCGTTACGGGTTTCAGTCATGCCGCACTCAGTCAGAGCGTGATGCTTGGATGAAACGTTATGTAGATCATCTGATGTCACAGATAGAAGTTTAAGTCACTCCTTTCTTTATCCGAACACTTTGTTAATAGTGTTTGGGTCGGTGAGGAGTGCTTCACTATGGCTGGGTGCAGTCTCGATAGAAGCAGTAAGCATAACTGGGTAGAGAATGAGGGTGGCCTACCTGAGTATATTTGTGAGATTGCTCGAGCGATAGAACGTGGTGGTAAGGATCTGGAGTCTGCGATTCCTATTGCTATTTCACGTTGTAGGGTGTGGGCTACTGGTAAAGGTGTGAATGCGAAGACTCAGGCTAAGGCTGCAGCGGCTATTGCTCAGTGGGATGCGAAGAAGGCACGGGCGGATGCGAAGGGCGCCAAGGTAGCCGCTTCCGAGGCTATTGATTCAGACTTGACGGTTGGTGCTGATGCTCTTTTGCGTTTGACTGTTTTCTCTGCTAGTACGTATGATGATGTAGTCGATAAGTTTCTTAGGCTTATGTCATGACAATGCCTTTGGACGTTTCTGGCCATCAGTCTTTGTTTGATAGGTTTGCTAATACTGTGAGTGAGTTTGTTTCGCGTGCTTGGTTTTTTCTTCTTTGTGTATTGACTGTGATATTGTGGGCACCATCTTATTTTGTGTTCCCTAGTGTTGATACGTGGCAGTTGATTATAAATACGCTAACAACTATCGTCACGTTTCTTTTGGTTGCTTTGTTGCAGAATACGCAGAAGCGTGCTGATGCTGCTGTTCAGCGTAAGTTGAATGCGATAGCTTTTAGTCTTTGTGAGATTATTGAGTCTCCTGATGTTTGTGCTCAGTTGAAGAGCGCTGTTGGACTGGAAAATAGAGAAAGTTCATAACATTGACTATTAGTGTTTTGCTTCCGTCTCGCGGTCGCCCGGATTCGTTGCGCCGGTCTGTGTCTTCTTTGTATAGGTCAGCAGATGATCCCAGTTCTATTCGGGTGTTTGTTGGTTATGATATAGATGATCCGGCTACAGGTGATATTGCTAAAGAGATGAATTTGTTTGCTTGCAGATTTGATGAGAGAGCTGGGTATCATCAGCTTCATCTATATGTGAATCGTATGGCTGAGTTGGCCAATGGTGACTGGTTGTTTTTGTGGAATGATGATGCGTTGATGGATTTACAGGGTTGGGATTCTATTTTTCATAGATTCGATAGTAGCTCACCGTTGGTATTGAGTCCTTCGAGTACTGGCGTTGAGCACACTATGTGTTGCTTTCCCGCTATGTCTCGAGCTTTGTATAGTATTCTTGGTCATATGAGTTTGTCTAATCATATTGATTCGTGGTTGCAGGACTTGGCTAATAGTTTGGGCATTCTTCGTAAGCTTGACGTTCATGTCTTTCATGACCGGTTTGATTTAACTGGTGGCCATAACGATCAGACTTTTGTCGAATCCTCTAGTGGGTATAGGACTGAAGAGTTTTACTCTGATCGTATGCAAACTCTCTTACGTACTGACATTGAGAAGGTTGCTAAGTGGCTAAAATCGGCTGGGTCGGTTTAGGCAAGCTCGGATTGCCTTGCGCTCTTACGTTTGCGTATCATGGACATCAGGTTATTGGTTATGATGTTTCGGATTTGCCTGATAGGATTTTAGATGGCGTGGCGCCTCCTCCTCGTGAGGCGGGTATTGAGGCGTTGCTGGCGCGGACGTCGCTGAAGCTTGCTGACACGATCGATGGTGTGGTCGCTGAGTCGGACGTGGTGTTCGTGGCGGTTCAGACTCCACATGCTCCTGCGTATGGCGGTGAGAATCGTATGCCTGCTGAGCGCCGTGACTTCGAGTACGGGTTTTTGGCGCAGGCTGTTCGGGATGCGGCCGGGGCAGCGGAGCGGCAGCGTCGGTCGGTGACGGCGGTTGTGGTGTCGACAGCGTTGCCTGGCACGTTCAGTCGTCATTTACGTTCTCTGCAGAATCCTTATGCTCACCTTATCTATAATCCGTTCTTTATCGCTATGGGTTCTACTATTAGTGATTTAGAGAATCCTGAGTTTGTTTTGGTTGGTTCCGATGATGGTGAGAGTGAACATGTCGATAGGCTAAGGGAGGTTTATAGTTTAGTCCATGATAAGCCTTTGTTTGTTACTCCTATCGATACTGCTGAGTTAGTCAAGGTTGCTTATAATACGTTCATTAGTATGAAGATTGTGTTCGCTAATATGTTAATGGAAGTTTCGCATAAGACTGGTGCTGATTGTGACCTTGTGGTTGATGCTTTGTCTTTGGCTACAGATCGTGTTGTTTCTCCTGCTTATATGCGCGGTGGGATGGGTGACGGTGGCGCTTGCCATCCTAGGGACTTAATTGCAATGTCTTGGTTGGCCGAGCGACTCGATTTGTCTACTGATTTAATGGGTTATATGGCGAGTGCTAGAGAATCGCAGACGGAGTGGTTGGCCGGGTTAGTTGAGCATTGGCACGATCTTACTGGGTTGAATGTATTGCTTTTAGGTAAGTCGTATAAGCCGCAGTCTGATTTGGTTTATGGTTCTCCTGCTTTGTTACTTCTTAGTATGTTGATGGATCGTGGTATTGATGCTAGTTCGTATGATCCGTATGTTGATGGAGAGCATGAGGTTAGTGGTAAGGCTTTGTATGTGATTGGAACTAGGCATACTGATTTTAGTACGTTGGCTTATGCGCCTGGGTCGGTGGTGCTGGATCCGTTTGGGTTCGTTCCTGATCGAGAGGATGTTACTGTTATTCGTATTGGACGTAAGTCATGAATAAATCTTTGGCTGTTGTTATGACGGTGTCCTCGTACGAGCATAGACTTGCGTATTTGCGTGCGACTCTTGCTTCATGGTTGCATGTTCGTGATTTAGATAAGTGGTCGTTTAGTTTCTTTGTGGAGCCTGGTGAGTTCCAAGAGGATACGCTACTTGCTATTAATAGGTGGATAGCTGAGTCTGAGTTAACTGATACGGTTGTGGTGTGTAATGAGGGCCGTCTTGGTGTTCTAGGTAATCCTTGGTATGCATTAGATAGTTCTTTTAAGGCTGGCGCCGACTTCACTGTTTTGGTTGAGGAAGACATTATTGTGTCTTCTGGTTTGCTCGAGTATATGTCTGAAGCTCACATGACTTATCGAGATGAATTAGATGTGTTGGGTGTTTGTGCTTCTAGTTTTCATGAGCAAGGCGATCCTTCTGTGATGTATACGGCTGCTGATTTTTGTCCTTTGGTGTGGGGGACGTGGCGTGATCGTTGGTATAAGTTCCTTCGCGATACGTGGGATAAGGATTATTCGACAGGGAATCCTGACGGGTCTGAGGCTGGTTGGGATTGGAATATTCGACGTCGGATTCTGCCGCGTTTTGGTATGACGTTTGTGCATCCTCAGGTTTCGCGTGCTTTGCATATTGGTGAGTTTGGTATTCATATGCGACCTGAAGACTTCAGAGCGTCACAGTCCACTAACTTCATGCAGTAACATTTATGCAAGATTTTATAGATCTACTTGCGCATCGCGATGTTTGCATGGTATGTTGGTTCCACAAGGAGATAAATCCGAAGGGAACAGTACGATGAGCATGCGACCCGGTGGCGAGAAGCGGGGCAACTCTACTGATCGTCGTCGGCGCAAGTTCTGGATGCTGGTCACCTGGGGTGATGGCGTGAAGTGCCCGTGTGTGCACTGTGGTGCGATCTTGACCTATGAGACCGTCGAGGCAGATCGGATCGTCCCGGGTGGGTCGTATGCTCGGAGCAACGTGCAGCCCGCGTGCCGTGGCTGCAATCTCGCACGGAGTAACAAGGTTGAGTGGTCACCGGCTCTGGTGTTGGTTGGGTAGGATACGTTATGGCTGATGATGAGATTGTGCCCCGGGATTGGGGTGTGGCGTGGTTTGGTGACACGGTCAAGGCTGGTGTGTGTCAGCGTTGTCAGCTAGCGCGTCCTGTCTATATAGGCTATAATGGTGGTCAGCCTATGGGCGTGGAGATGTGTGGTAGTTGTAGAGGGCCTGCTGTCAAAGAAACGCGTTTGTATGGCGAACGGCATCGTAATTCTTATGTTTCTGTTGATGATGAGATTCGACGCGAGAGAAGTCTTCGATATAAGATGGAGTTTTTAGCTTTTGTTGATAAGTTTCCTGTTGGGTCGACTGTTTGCTATCTTGATAAAGATAGTGGTTATTTTGTGTATGGTTTAATCCATGAGCATACTGGTTTTTCTCCTAGAGCTAATCTTATGGTAAATGAGAAAATTGTTCGAGTTCGTTATCAAGATTTGTACTCTGTAGTGCCTGGTGATACTAATAGTCAGTCTTTATATTCTCGCGTGTCTCGGTTCTTCGGTAGGATGCTCCCGTGGAGAGTATAAATTTAGAAGATTTAGGTGATTTTGGTACCCATATTCCAGTTCAATTGAACCCAGAGGGTAATGCATTGATTCGAGATTTAGTTTATTGCAAGCGTTGTGGGTTTCTTTTGTGGGGACCTAGAGTTGGTAGGACTGATAGGTCTAATAAAGATTGTGTTCCAACCATTATCTCCTTGAGGTGGAGTACATAAGTGTTAACACTACTTAATTTGACTGACTTTCAGTCTCATAAACGGACCAGCTTACAGCTTGGTCCGTTTACTGTGATTGTCGGTCCTTCTAGTTCCGGTAAGACCGCCATTGTGCGTGCTTTGCGTGTTTTGTCACAGAACTCTCGAGGTACGTCGTATGTGCGGAATGGTGCGGGTAAGGCGCGGATTGAGGTATACTCGGCTAAGTCCCTTGGCGATCCTTTGGATGCGCAGATACGTGTTGCTGTTGATCGTGGTAAGAGCGTTTCTGCTTACGAGCTTCAGCCTCCTAGTGATGATACTCAGGTGTTCACTAAGTGTGGCACTTCTGCGCCTGAGGTTATTCATTCTGCACTTGATTTCGGTGATGGCGAATTGTGGTTAGCTGGTCAGTTTGATCGTCCTTTCTTGTTGGATGAGACTGGCAGTCAAATTGCACGCGTGCTCGGTGAGTTGACGAATGTGACGATGATTTATGCTTCGGTTCGGGAGTTGAATCGTCGCGCTGCAGCGGCCAAGCAGAATCAGACGGCTCTTTCCGTGGAGCTTGAGCAGGTTAAGGAAAAGCTAAGAGGTTATGTTGATCTACGCGCTCAGGTCGAGGCGTGTGGTGACGCGGAGATCTCTTTGGAGCGGGCTCTGAGGCTGTCTGAGCAACGCCGGTCCCTGGTTGGGTGTGTTGTTGACGCGGATAATGCGAGCGATCGGGTGGTGGCCTCACGGGCTGTAATTAGGCCGGTTCCTGACGTCTCCAGGCTCACTGCGCTGGCTTCCGCGAGGGATCGCCTGGCCGGGTTGGTGTCGGGTGTATCAGACGCGAGGGATCGCCGAGATTCTGTGTCGATTGTTTCGGTTCCTGATGTGGTGGAGCTGGCTTTTCTTGCTGCTCGCCGCGCTGAGCTGGCGCGGGCGATCGAAGAGTTGAGTGGTGTTGTTGCGCATTTGGTGGAATCCAGAGCGTTGGCTGTTAGTGCTGTTGGGGATAGCGCGCAGGCTCGAGATCGGTTAGGTACCGTGCTATTGGAGGCTGGTGTGTGTCCGGTTTGTGGCGCGGACGCTGTGCACGCGCAAATGGAGCGCGTAGGTCATTGACCACGTTTGTTTTCGGAAATTACGAGGTAATATCTCATGGAGGTTTACTCTGGCTTGACTCTGTCTGATGATGGAGTTGTGACCGGGTGTTGGTCGGAATGCAGTAGTTCTCTACTTCTCCGTAAAATTCGTTTGTCTGCTCCTGGTGATAGGTTGGGTGATATTTTTGTTATTGCTCGTTTAGCTTTCGAGGTTTTATCTGAGCATCCTGGTTATAAATCTGTACCTGTTTTTTCTGGCAGTACTCGTAGGACTTCTTTGTGTCTTGAGTTGATGAGTATTGCGCGCGGTGCGGACTGGGATGCTATTGAACGAGCTTCTGACGATGATGTTATTGCTGCTACTAATATTGCTCGTTGGATTCTTCAGTTGCCTCAGCAGACGAGTTCCCCGATTGTGTTTGTCGACGGCCCGGGTGGTGTTCCCTCGCCGAGGCGCCAGGCTAAGGCGAGAGTTGCATCCTGATTACCATCATGCTAGGATGTTGGTATGACGAACATCGACAGAGGATTTAGGTGGGGAGACCTAGTTATCTTTTTTGAGTCTGGTCTTGCTAAGTTGGGGAGATTTGAGAATTATACGTCTGATGATATGCTAGAAGTTCTAGCAGACGGCCAGAATGATGTATCGCATGTCCCTGCGTCCAATGTTCTAATTCTTAAACGTAGAACTGATACTGTAGTGACTACTGGCGGTATGCACGAGGTTGCTGCGGTTGTTAAAGAGCATCATGGCGATTGGGTATGTATTGATGAAATTGGTCTTTACAGTAATCCTCATTCTAATGTTAAAGAACGAGCTAGATTATCAAATAGAGCTTCTTTAATAAAGCAGGGTAGGTTGAAAGCTTTTCAGCCTCGAGGTTGTTATGATGCTCGGAGTGTGCGAGAACGCGATAGTAACGGTAACGCTGTGTACCGTGTGTATGTTCGTTATGTTGGTCTTGATGGTGTGTTGGCTGTTGCGGAGGAGCTGCTTGGGTAGCGGGCCGGGTAGGGGCTGTCGTGCCGTCTCGGTAGGATATGTGTATGACTACGATCCTGTGCATAGGTGACCTCCATTTATCTGATAAGCCACCGAGTAACTGCACTGATGATTATAATGATCAATTGTTTAGGATGCTTGATGAAGTAGTTGATATTGCCGGTAAACGTTATGTTGACGCGGTTGTGTTTGCTGGTGATATTTTCCATAGTAAGATTCCTATGCGTACTAGTCATCGTACTGTGCAGCGCATGATTGGTGTTGTGCAGTCTTTTCGTGCGCCTGTATATTTTGTGATTGGTAATCACGATATTCAGCAGGATCGTGTGGAGTCGATTCATGAGACTCAGCCTTTTGGTGTTTTGTTACATAGTGGTGCTAGGTTGTTGTCTGGTTGGGCTCCTGATGAGTATGGCGCTGATTGCGATTTGCCTTTGTATGGTGTTTCGTGGCAGCAGGATTGGCAGAATGCGGGTAAGGCTTTTACTGATTGGGTGCTGGAGCCTCAGAGAATTTCTGAGTCACTGATTGTTACGCATGCTCCGTTGTATCCGGTTGGTCAGGAGTTGCCGTGGGAGAATGTTCCGGCTCCTATCGTGGCCGGGTGGATGGGTAATCTTGGTTATTGTTATTACGGTCATGTTCATCCTTGTCATGGTGTGTTTGATACTGATGGCGTTGTGTTTTGTAATCAGGGTGCGTTATCGCGTGGTTCTTTGCATGAAGAGGATATTAGTCGTATTCCGGCCGTAACGATTTGGGATTCGAATCGTTCGGGTAGTGAAGCGTTTGAGCGTGTTGTGTTGAAGTCGGCTCCACCTGCTAGTGAGGTTTTCCGTCTTGCTGAGCATGTTGCTAAGACTGATTATCGTGATAGGTTGAATGTGTTTCTTAGTGCGGTTGGTCAGACTCAGGTGTCTGTGACTTCTGTGGAGTCTGTGTTGGAAGAGGTCCGCGCTATGAATTTGTCTGTTACTGAGATGTCTCTTGCTGAGGAAGTTTTGACTGCTGCTATTGCGGGGGCGCTGAAGTGACATTAGTGAGTGATGAAGATGTGCTATCAGATTTGTCTGAGTTTCTTGCTTGGAAATTAGCAGAGTTAGGGGGGAATAACTGTGGACGTATTCTCTCAGATAGCAATCGTTGGATTAGTCTGGATATTGCGACAAAGTATATGTATAGCGAACGTGCAGAGGATATTGTTTCCAGTCTTTTGGCCGCTGGGTATAAGGTGGTCAAGGTTGAATCTTGAGAAGATTTTGCTGTTCTTTATTGCTGCTACGTTTTGTTCAGGTTTTTTGCTTTGGGTTTGGTTGGGGGAGTGGCGTTGGTTCGTCACTGGTATAGTTGTTGCTTTTATAATTTCTGTAATCGCTTCTTTTACTGGAACGAGCAAGAGAAATGATAAGTCTCGATAATCCTGTTTCTCTACTTCATGGGGATGTCGCAGACGCCTTGCTACTAATACCTGATAATTGTGTTGATGCTATTTGCACTGATCCTCCTTATGCTTTGGATATGGGTGGCGGCACGAAGGGTTGGGATTCTTACGGCGCCCGTGCGTTTGCGGCGTGGTGTGAGTCCTGGGCTGTGGAGGCGTTGCGTGTGGCGAAGCCGGGGGCCTGGATGGTTGCGGCCGGGTCAGCGAGGACGGCTCATCGTTTGACGCAAGGTGTCGAGGATGCAGGTTGGGAAATTGTAGACGTTATTGACTGGCTTTATTCTTCTTCTTTTCATCGTGCTGTGAATCTCGAAGCACGTCTTACGAAGAATAATACTCCTGAAAGAATTCAGGAGATGGCTGGTCGTGCGACTTATGTGAAGTCGCGTCGTGAGCCTTTTGTGTTGGCTCGTGCCCCTATGTCCGGTGGTTTGACTAATACCATTGCCGAGTGGGGAACTGCTACTCTAGACGTGACGTCTACTGACACGCCTTCTAATGCTGGGCCGAGTAATGTTGTGGTGTCGCATGATCCTCAGTGCGAGATCGGTGGTTTGTGTGTATCGTGGTGTGTAGTTTCGCAGCTTGGTCCGAATGGGCATTTGTTTCCTGCTTTTTACTGGTCTGACAAGCCGTCGAGTGCTGAGCGTCCTCGGGTGGAGGTGGCGCCCGGTGAGGGGACGGGCAAACTTTCCACGATTGGAGAGTTACGGCATTGGAAGTGTCGAGTCTGTGGGGTTATTACTCAGTCCTATATGCGCAAGAGCCAGACGTTTTCGTCTGTGCCACATCCTATATGCCCCCATAATGATTGGGTACCGCTGAACCCGAATCATTATGCTGATGAGATTGCGCACAATACTGTTAAACCGCTTAGCCTTATGCGCTGGTTTATTAGGCTTATTTCTTTCCGTGGTGGTTTGATTCTAGAACCGTTTGCTGGTAGTGGCAGCACTATTGAGGCTGCTGTTCTTGAGCGACGGCGAATCATTGCTGTGGAGAGAGACGCTTCCTCGATTCAGTTGGTTCAGTCGAGGTTGCGCCGTGCGCAATGTCGACGTGTTGACCAGCTTGCTAGTGTCTAGCCGAGGGGCGTCGAAGTTATGAGTGAGCCATGGAATGTTCCGTTTACTGTGTCTGATGATGGTTTACGAGCTGTTGTTGAGGCGCATTGGAGTAATTCCGATGAGCGCTGTCAGATGATTTTTGTTGCGGAGCGTGGTGGAGATTGTGTTATATCAACTTGTCGTAAGAATTCTCCACCTGTTGTTATTAACCGTGAGCAGATGCGAGGTTTGGCTTACTACTTCCGTGGTTTGACTGGCTGATTTGAGCGGTAGGAGTAGCTGAGCGGAGGGTTCAATATGACTGGTGCGGGGTCGGTGTGTGTCGCTGAGCCGACCCGCATCAATATTAGTTGGTCTGCACTTCAGACTATGGAATTGTGCATGCACAAGTCTAATTTGATGCGTGCTGGTAAGAAGTCTGAAGCTACTGATATTCGTAATTACTTTCATGGTACGGTTTGTGACCGTATTATGCGTGCTTGGTTGTCTAGTGAGTCTCCCCTCCCGGGTCAGATGCCGGGGATGGTTGAGGATTTCATTGTTAGGTGTTTAGACGAAGCTAAAGATACTGGTGATGGTGTAGTTCGTTGGCGTAATGCTGGTGATCGCGCGACGTTGGCTTCGCATTGTCGTACTGTCCTTACTGGCCTCGAGCCCATGTTGTTGAAATGGGTTGTGCCTTTTGAGTATGAGCCTGAGCATAGATTCAAGGTTCCTATTAGGATCCCATGGCTTGACAATAAGACTCTCGTTGTTATTAATCTTACTGGCGGTATTGATATTCTTGTTCGTGAGTCTGAGGTACCTCAGGTTTGGACTGCTTTCGATTTGAAGGCTACTAAGGATCCTACTTATTTGAATAAGACTCTTGGTCAGGGCACGTTTTATGATTTGGCGATTCGCGCGCAGTTTGGCGTTTCACCTAGACGGTTCTCTTTCCTGCAGCCTGCTGTTCGTGAGAATCCTTTTGCTGATGTGGTGATTTCAGATCAGGATCGTATGGATATGTTGGCGCGGATAGTGCGTGTTGCGCATCGTCGTTGGCGCGAAGAGGATGACGCTAAGCCTGATTCTGCTGGTTGTTCTATGTGCCCAGTTCGACAGGCTTGTAAGAAGTTCACCAGTTCTAATAGGGTGTTCACTCCGGTCCGGGCGCGGTCGCGCGGGTAGGACTCTTTTAGACTTTCCCCACACTGATTTGGAGATGTGACGTGACTGCCCCTACCCGTGATTTGGCTGCTGAGGTCACTGCGTTGCGTGGTGAAGTGGATCAGCTTCGTGACGAGCAGGCGCGTGCTGAGGCTCGTGTCGCTGCCGCTGAAGAGGAGCAGGTTCGTTTACTTGATAAATTGCAGAAAGAGTTTCGGGTGACTACGCTCGAGGCTGCTCGTGAATTGCTTGGTACTTTGGATGAAGAGATTGCTACTGAGATTGATCGTGTTCGTAATCAGTTGGATAAGACCGGTTCTACATCGTGAGAGTTTTTGATAATATCACATGGGGCCATGAAATGGCCTCTACAGAAGTTATTGGTGTTTCTGAGTGTAAGAATTGTGGCGTTGGTTTTTCAGATCAGTCTCCTTGCCCAGCTTCACCTGTGTGTAAGTGTACGAATGCACGTAAGGCAGGGTTTTCTTTTATAGGAACTCTTGGGCTTCCTATTTTTGTTTGTTCTGATTGCTGTTGTCCTACGGATGCTTTTTTGCAAGCTGCCGTTGAATATTGCTGTAGGCAAGGGGTGGTGAATAATGTCTGACGCTGGCGTGGAGATGTTGGCAGATCTTGGTATTGCTTTGGGTGCTGATGATTTGACTGAGGCTGTTAGTGCTTTGAGTGGAGATACTGCAGGTTTGGATGAGCTTGATATGGTTGCGGAGGAGCCGGATGCTCCTCCTGCTTTTACCATGTCTCGTATGGTTTTCTCGAGCATGCTTGCTCAGGTGATGTTGGTCGTTCCTACTCGAGATTTCTACCCTCCCCTTAAGAATGTTGTTATTGAAGTTTCTGATGATAAGCTTGTTTTGATTGGTTCTGATTCTACGTCGTGGGTGTTGTCTTCGACGTCTGCGTTGCAGGTTGAGCATCCTGGCCGGGTGCTGATTGGTGCGTCTCGGTTTGCGTCTGTGGTGTCTAAGGCGGCTGGCGCGTCTATCACGATCCGTTGTGAGGGCACGATGATGCATTTGTCGTCGGGGACTGCTTCGTGGTCGTTGCGGGTGGCTGCAGCGCAGGATTATCCTGCTTCTCCTGATCTTGGTGATATCACGTGGTGTGATGTTGATCGACACGCTTTGCGTCGCGCTTTTGATGGCACGCGTTTTGCTGTGTCTAGGGATTCTAATAAAGATTTTATTACTCAGGTTAGTATGTCTGGTGGGGATGTTGTTTCGACGGATGATTCGTGCTTTGCCCGGGTGAGGGGTGCTCTGCCTGTTGAGTTGGCTTTCGATCTCCCTTCCACTGGTGTTGATTTGTTGACTAAGATGTTGGATCGTAATGACTCGCCTGAGTTGAGGATTGCGAATACTGATTTTCATGTCATTGCTGAGATTGGTGCGTTGAATGCACCGGATCGTGTTGTTGTTGCTAAGTTGATGCGGGAGTTTCCTTCTACTGCTCGGTCTGCTTTGGTTGCTCCGTTGACGGAGAATCGTGATGCTTTGACTGTTAATGCTGATGTGTTGATTGATGCTTTGCGTAGGGCTACTCCTACTTCTGATGAAGAGACGTCGGCTGTTGCTTTGCGTGTTGGGTTCCCTCAGGACGGCAAGATTCAGATTGCTACTCGTAATCGGTATGGTGATTTGTCTGAGGAAACGATCGATGGTAAGTTTGTTGTAGATGGTTCGGAGACTGTTGCTTCTGCACGTACTGTCGTACTTAATTTGGATACGTTGTCTAAGGCGGTGAAGGCGGCTGTTGCTGCGTCTCCTTTGTCTGATGATGCTACTGATGCGGGGTCGGTGACGTTGTTGTTGGGGCAGCCACGTTCTAGGTCACGTCCTGCTTGGGTTGTGGTTCAGGATGGTTCTAAGACTGTTCAGTCGGCTTTATCACAAGTTCGGAGTGATTGGATCTCATGACTGCCTTCCTTGCTATTGACTTCGAAGCTACTGGGTTGAGAGTCTCTGACATTACTTTGTTGGAGGGCGCTTGGGCTATCACTGATCCTAGTGGTTCTATGAGATCTCCTATGCAGCATCGTTATTTGTCTATCTATAATAATAAGTTGGGGCATAGCCCACAGATTATTCCTTTTAAGCGTGGTAATGAGAAAGCTTATTGGAAGAATAACGAGCAGCGGTCTGGTGAGACCGAGAAGTTTGCTCGTAGTATGGCTGAGAAGTCTTTGTTGTTTCAGGATCATATTGCGTGTAATCCTGATTTAGTTTTACGTGATGGTTTTGAGCTTGAGCGGTTGCTTTTGGATAATATTGCTAATGTGTGCGATCCTGATGAGACTGTTCATATCTGTGGTGCTGGCGCGGCTCGTTTTGATTTCTCGATTCTAGGTTTGCATTGTCCTCGAGTTGTTGTTCCTTCTGGGGTGCGTGGCCAGGTCAGTTATCGTCCTGTGGATACTTCTAGCAATTTGACTGGTTTGGTTGGTTCTAAACTAGAGCAGGGAATTATTAAATGGTACATTGATAGTGAGTCTGGGAATACTTTTATTGATTTGGATGAGTCTCCACGGTTTTGTTTTGGTAATCGTGATGTTGCTTCGTGGTTGGAGGGGGAGTGGCAGCATCGTTCGGCCCCGGACGTGGCACGGGCGATCGTGACGCAGCGTGCTTTGTGGGCGGTGGGTGCTCCGCTGCGGGAGGCTCTGGGAGTCACCTCGGTTTGACGGTATGACTACGACGTGCCCGACTTGCATGCTGTGTACGAGGTCTGCTAGTCTTACAGGAATGCATGATTTCCGGTAAAGGAGCGTCGTCGTGGTTAATCCTGTTGTGCTAGGAACTGTTCGTGATGTTGGGTCTGGTGTGATTAAGCGTGGTTATGTGTATGATGGGGCGCTTAATGCTGATAGCACTATGTATGCTGATTCTACTGTATTAGATACACCTTTTAGTGGAGCACAGATTTTAGTTACTCATTCGTTTAATCATGTTGGTGTTTTTGTTTCTGTGAACAGCGTTTTTGAGATTTTAGATTATATTGACTCTGACATTCAGTCTACTGATTATCTTAAACGAGTTCGTATTGATCGTGTAACCCAGTTAGCAAGAATCGGTACTACTCTTCTCCAAATCCGATAAAGGAGCTTGTCATGGTCCGTCAGTTACGAGCTTATTCGTATGATTCTTATGACGTCAATCTTCCTATAGATGTTCTTCATACACTGAAGGCACCTAGTTGGGTGCGTCAGGGTTATTTGGTTATCTTTGCTAGGACTGCCAAGCAAGCCAATGAGATTTGTGTAGATTTAGGTCTTGTATTTTCTGGCGGCCATCTCCCTAAGCTTTCGTTAGGTGGCAATGCTGAGGCTTTGACTGATGCTGGTGTGGCTGAAGAGGGTTCGGTTTTTGCTTTCCCGTTACAGGGTTCTGAGGTTGCACGTATTCATTTTGATGGTCCTGATGCGGGTGCTAAGCGTACTTCTACTTTGGTTGGTCATTTGATTCGCATGCGTGGACAGTATGTCTTTGTTCAGCGATATACGGATGTTATTGTTTGGGTGATGACTAGGGATGAGACGTTTGTTCCTAGTCCAGTTGTTTCATGGGTTGCTATTGGTGATGAAGCTATAAACAGGATGAAGGTTTTTGCTACTGATACGTTGGTTACTCGTGCGAATGCGGATTCTGTTTCTGACTTTGTACCGTTGCGTTTGGTTGTTGATGGTGATGATATTGATTTGGGTCCGCTGCAACAAATAATTGTAGATCATGGTAATACAGTGAAAGTTGTTCTTGAGCGAGTACAGCGTTTGAGTGACGATGCGCGGCTGTAAGTAACTGATTTGCATGGTTCTACGATGTATGCTAGTTTTACTACATCTGTAGGACACCGTTAAAGGGGCAGGGTCATGGCTAGGTCTGCAGCTAATTTGCCAGGTTGTGGGTTGTTCTCCTGGTTGAATCTTCTTACGTGCGTGCTGGTGGTCATGAAGCTGGGTGGCGCGATCGATCTGTCGTGGCTAGCTGTCACGATGCCCACGTGGGGTCCGTATGTCTTGATTTTTGTTCTTGGGTGGCTTTTTTCTGTCCTGGGTGGTGGTGGCCGGGTGCGCCGCACTCGTACCCGTCGTCGCACGCGGTCGCGTCGACGTTCTCGCATACCTTTCCTGTAGACGGTAGGAGTTGTTATGGGTATTCGGTTTAGAGAGATTAAGGAGATGGACGGTGGATCCGAGCAGAGTGGGTGATCCGTTTCTTTTGATACGTTATCCTCTTTTGAGTGGGATTGCGTTGTTGGGGTTTGCTGTTTATCTTGTTATTCGTACTGATGCATTGAAGTTTGCAATTCTACATTGTCCTAATTGGAAGACTTTGAGAGGTCAGGTACGGTTTCAACGGTTTATGCAGATTCTTCTGAGTTTGACTGTTGCGAGTGACGTTTTGCACTGGTGGATTGATCCTTCTATAGTTCAATTAATTGGTTATGCGATTATGTCGTCTTTGTTGGTTTCGCTGCTTCGTCCTTCTGAGTTTCTGACTCTACGGATAGTTGAGTTGCGGGCTGCGCATGCGTCGCCTGCCATGGAACGTCGGTAGAAGTATTAGTGACTTCAGTGATTCCCTTGCATGTTGGTTTTTCTGGACCTCGGTCTGGTTTGTCGATTAATCAGATTCCTTCGTTAGCTAATATTTTTAGTGTTTTTGGTGATCGTTACGTTGTTTTTCATCATGGCGATGCTACTGGCGCGGATTCGCAGGCTTGTAAGTTGGCTGTTGATTTTGGGTTTATACTTCATTCTCATCCTAGTGAGATTGAAAGGTATAGAGCGTTTTTTCCTTCTGATATTGTGGAGGAGCCGCTTCCTCCGTTGGTTCGTAATAATGTGATTGTGCGTGCTGTTCGGTTGTTGGTAGCGTGTCCAGATACGTTTCATGAGGTTCGTCGTTCCGGTACGTGGACGACGATTCGACTTGCTAGATCGGTGAAGCGGTCGCGCTTGCTGGTCTGGCCGGATGGCAAGGTCAGGTATGAGCGAGAACAAGACTTGCAGCTTCACTAGGCCGCATGCTAGTATAGCTGTACGAGCTTCACAGGGGATAAACCCGAAGGGATCGAAGATGGCTAGTTTTCCTTATACTGACGAGCAACTTGCTATTGGTGATGCGTTCGAGGCGCGTAGGGGGAACCTGAAAGTTCGAGCCCTTGCCGGGACGGGTAAAACCACTACTTTGGATTATCTCGCTCATATGCGTCCTAATGAGTTGATGACGTATGTCGCGTTTAACCGTGCGATTGCAGAGTATGCTAAGACCAAGTTTCCGTCTAATGTCACTTGCAATACGATGCATGCGTTTGCTTATGCTGTGATGGGTGAGCGTTTTCAGCATCGTATGAATGGTGGCCGCGTCCCTACTCACCGTTCCGCTAGTATTATGGGGTTGCCTGAGCGTTTCGAGTTTGGTGAGTTTTCGATGCGTAGTTTCCAGCTTGTTGGTTTGGTGAATGAGACGGTTAAGCGTTTCTGCAGTTCTGCTGATGCTGAGATTAGTGGTCGGTTTGTTCCTAAGGTTCCTGGATTGACTACTCCTGCAGCACGTCTTGCTTTGACTGAGTTTCTAATTCCTTATGTTGAGCGTGCTTGGGAAGATCTGACGAGCCTTGATGGTCAGTTGCGTTTCGACCATTCTGTTTATTTGAAGTTGTGGGGAATGGGTAATCCTGTCCTCCCGGGTAAGGTCATTTTGTTTGACGAAGCACAGGATGCTACTCCTCTTACGCGTAATATTGTTGAACAACAGAATGCTGAGCTTGTGATTGTTGGTGACAGTTTCCAGCAGCTTTATCCTTGGATGGGAGCCATTGACGCTCTCGAGTATTTCGATGTTCCTGATGGTAATGATCTTCCATTGAGGAAGTCGTTTAGGTTTGGTCCTGATATTGCGGATGTTGCTAATACCATTTTGGAGTTGTTGGGTACTGATTTGCGGTTGGAGGGTTGTGGACCGGATTCTCGTTTGGCTCAGTTGACGGATCCTGAGGCGGTGTTGTGTCGCACCAACTCTGAGGCTGTTGCTCGGTTGCTGGCGGCTCAGGCGTTGGGTGTGAAGGCGGGTCTGGTGGGTGGCACGGCCGCTGTGGAGGCTCTGGCGAAAGCTGCTCTTGACCTGACGAGTGGTCGCCGGACGACGCATCCTGAGCTGCTTGCTTTCGATAACTGGGGTCAGGTTTGTGACTACGTTGAATCTGATTCTAGTGATGCTCGGGATTTGCAGGTATTGGTGAAGCTTGTGAATCGTTATGGTGCTCAGAATATTCTTACTGCTGTGCAGCGTTCGGTTCCTGCGGCTTACGCTCATCTAAAGATTTCGACTGGCCATAAGGCTAAGGGGCTGGAATGGGATAGCGTTAAGTTAGCTGGTGATTTTCCTCCCCCGTTTGACGAGGAAGGTAATCTCCGCAGGGATGAATTGATGTTGACTTATGTTTGTGTTACTCGGGCTAAGCGTTTTCTTGATCCTACTTTGGTTGGTGCGAATTACCAGGAGTCTCCTGGCGGTGGGGATTGGTTGAGCGCGGCTGCAGCGGATCAGGGTCGGGAGCGGGTGATTATGCCTGCTGCTGAGGTGCCTGAGCGGGTCGAGGTTGTGCTGGAGCCGGGTGCGGATGCTCAGGTGATTTGTGATCCGAACGACCAGACTAAATTGGTTTTCCGCAATACGAAGTATGATCCTCGGTTGGTTGCTGCTCAGCGTGAATTGCCTAGGCGTAAGTACTGGGCTGAGTATAATGGTGATATGAAGGTGAACACGTGTCTCGCTTCTGTTGCTGCTTTGCAGGTCGCTGAGCAGTTTGGGTTGACGATCGCGCAGGCTGCTCGAGATCGGGTTGCGGCGTTGGTTCCTGCGGTATGATGTTCGTGAGGTTCGGGTGTGGTATCATTGATACCTTGTTCTGATGAATGAGGACCGGAGTGTAATACCACACCCGAACCTCCCTTTAAGGGGTGAGATTGTAATGGTTACGATGACGAGGCAGATGCCTTCTGTGTATGGTCGTATTGGTGGAGTTGCTTGTTTATTTGGATTTATTGGTTTAATGTTTGGATACGCTGACTTGGTTGCGGGCACGTTGGTTAAGCATACTGAAGCTGGTTATCCTCCAATAAGTATTGCTGGGTTTTGTTTCATGTTTGTCATTATCCTTGGGTTCGGTTTGTTGGATACTGCTGTTGTGTATTTTCTTACTTCGGTTAGTGCGCTGGTGCTTTCTATCGTTGGGTTTACTGTAGATATTTATGGACATCCTTTCGCAGCTCTGGTGTTGTTCACTGTAGCTTTAATGATGATCTGTACTAATTTTGGTTTTGCTATTAATAAGGGCTTTGTGGCTAATTGGTGATGAGTAAGGATTGGCGTAGGCGTTTATCGAGACGTCGATTGCGTTCTCATGATAGAGGCGATAATCGACACAATAAGGGTGTCTCTTATCTTTCGAAGGAAGAGAGACAAGTTGCTGAGCGTATGATTACACATGTTCCTAAGTTACCGAAGAAGCGTAATCGTAATAATCACATTCTTAGTACTCCTGTTACGGTTGAAGACGATAGAGTGATTTTGTGTCAGCGTTGCTGTAATATTCTTTGGATTGAGTCTGAAGGTTATACCAGTCGATTTGATATGCCTTGCTGGTAGTGTCTCGGTAGAATCGGCTCATGAGTCCTAGTGGAGAGCCGAAGAGGGCCAGGAGCCTCGATGAGCTTCCTGATGCCGCATTGAAGTGTCATGCTTTCGGGCACGGTTGGGATCCGGTGATACTTCCTGATTATCAATTTAAAGATGGTACTTCTAGTGGTCGTGTAGAGAATAGATGTGATTGTGGTACTGTTCGACCTGAGAATGTAAATTCGGATGGCACTTCTTGGGCTAGGAGTTATAGGTATCCTATCGATTATACTTTCTCCGCTTCTAAAGATGAGTATCGTGCGGAATGGTTGCGTCGTGAGAGGGTTAAGAAATCTCTTGCTATTCGTGCTAGGCGGAAGAGCGCTAAGCAGCCTTCCGAATAGGTTTATGTGTTTGAACTCGCTTTAGCGACTGGCGCGACTTTTACTGCTGATGAGTGTGCTGCAGTTGCGGGGTGCCTTCCTAAATCGTGGTTGTCTATGGTGACGCGACGTTGTGCTCCCCCGTCTCGAGGTTTCTCTCCTGAGACGGGGGAGCGCGTGTGGGATGTTGACGAGGTTATGAAGTGGCAGATTGCGCGCCCGGGTCGGGGGAATTGGGCACGCGATCGTAATCGTAATTTATGTTATGCGCATTTGAGGGCGCGTCTTTACTCGTTTGGTGGTGATCCTGCTTGGAAACCACAACGTGATGTTTTTTCTGATAAGAAAGTAATACGTCCTCGGTTGCCCTTTATCCCTGCCTGATGTCGAATATCCATATGTGAATAGACCATCTCTTGTTGCACTCTGTTTGAGTGCTGACGAGGGGTGGTCTTTTTGAGTTCTATCACTATTCCCGCTGGCACCACTTGGGCTTATGGCTGGCCTATCTATGATGAGAATAATAGTCTTGTTGATTTGACTGGGTGGTCAGCGCGTGCGCAGGTTCGTCCTAATCGGTGGGTTGGTGGGTTAGGTGTTTTGCATGAGTGGTCGAGTGTTGATCCTCCTGCGAATATCACGTTAACGAATTCTACTGTGACGATTCATGTTGACGCGGATGAATCGTCTGGGTGGGATTGGTATGTTGGTGCTTTTCAGATTAAGTTGACTGATACTGAGAATCGTGTTGCGCGTATTGACGATTTCGATATGCGTGTGACTCCTGACGGGGTGTACGGGTGACGGCCCCCGGTGGTGTGCACGCGGGCGAGCCTTTCGTGGTGAGCTGGCTGTCGGTCGGTGCGCCTGCCTACGTCCTGGATCCCCCTCCGCTGCCCGCTGTGGGCGCGCTGGACGGGCTGTCGGACGTTGACGGTGCTGCGGGCGCGAACCCCGGCAATGTGTTGGTGAAGGACTCTGACGGGGTCTGGCGCCCTGAGCCGGGTGGGTCGCTGTCGGGCGGCGTGAGCTACCACCACGACCAGCTTAGTGCTGATGAGATTTGGACCATTCTTCATAATCTTGGTTTCTTTCCTGGCGGAATCACTGCTTACGATTCCATTAATGACATCATTGAACCTGCTGACATTATTCATGTAGATACTGATACTACTGTTTTGCTTTTTACTGGTCGTCCTATGTCTGGTTATGCGGATCTGAGCTAGGAGCAGCAACGTGGCCCGCAAGTTTATTACCCCTATTGATCTCGCAGGCTTTGAGCTGCAGAATGCAAAGATTCATTTGCTAGCTTCTGACCCTACTGGGTTAGTGTCTGGTGATAAGGGTTTGGTGTGGTTTAATACTGTTGGTAATAGGCTTAAGTATTGGAATGGTTCTGCCGCTGAGTTGAAGGCTACTGATTCTGATTTGTTGCAGGGTCAGAGTAGTGCTTATCATTTGGCGCGTGGTAATCATACTGGCACTCAGGTTGCTAGCACCATTAGTGATTTAGCGACTGCTGTTCAGGCTTATCGCTTGGATCAGTTTGCTGTTCCTACTTCTGACCTTTCCATTAACAGTCATAAGCTGACTAACGTTACGGATCCTGGATCCAATCAGGATGCTGCAACTAAGAAGTATGTTGATGATTCTTTTGCTTCGGTTGCTACTGGTCAGGTCATTAAGGGTTCTGTTCGTGCTGCTGTTTTGACTAACATTAATACTGCTTCTCCTGGCTCTACTATTGATGGATTGACCGCAGCAGCTAATGATGTGTTTTTGCTGACTGCGCAGACTACTGGTAGTCAGAATGGTCCTTATGTTTGGTCTGCTTCTGGTAGTGCTTTGGTTCGTTCTACTAACTGGGATACTACTGCTGAGGCTGTTCTTGGTTCTTACTGGATTGTTCGTGAAGGCTCGAAGGCGGATAACTTTGCCGTCCTCACTAATGATTCTGCAATCACGCTAGGCACGACCACTCCTGCTTTCACATTCATTTCCGCTTCTGGTGCTGCTTATATTGCTGGTAATGGACTTACTCTTACTGGCACTACGTTTGATGTTGGGGCTGGCACTGGTATCAGTGTTGCTTCTGACAGCGTTGCGATTGATACTGCTGTTGTTCCTCAGAGGGTTAAGGGGATTATCCCGGCTTCGAGTTCTGGCATCTTTTCTGTTTCTGGTGCTGTTGTAACGATTAACCATGGTTTGAGTAACTGGTGCGCTGATTTGGTTTTGCGTTATTACTCTTCTGGTGCTACTCCTGGTGCGCGACTCGAGGCCGATGATTTGGCTAGTGACGCTAATAACATTGTTTTGACTTTGCCTGCTGCCCCTTCTGCTAATCAGTACTACGTTTCGATAATTGGATGATTAGTGCCACCTAGTGCACGTAAGTTTCTTACTCCTGTCGAGCTGCCGGGGGATCCTGCTTCCGGGCTGCAGGCTGCAACCAAGGACTATGTAGACGCTGGCGTTGCCACCAGGGTGCCCACTACGCGGTCTGTGGTGGCCGGGACGGGCCTCACGGGTGGCGGTGCTCTGTCTGCTGACCGGACGCTGACCGTGGCTTACGGGTCGGCGTCTGGCACTGCGGTGCAGGGTAATGACGCGCGGGTGTCTGTGGTCCCGTTCGCTCCGGTCCCTCTCACTGATGGTGCTACGATTGCTACGGATGCTTCTTTAGGTAATCATTTTCGTGTGACGTTAGCTGGGAATAGAACGTTAAGTAATCCGACTAATCCGACTGATGGTCAGCGTTGTATTTGGGAATTGATTCAGGATGGCACTGGTAGTCGTACTATAACATTAGGCTCGGCTTTTGCTTTGGGAACTGATTTGTCTGTTGTGAATTTAACTGCTACGGCAGCTAAGCGTGATTTCCTTGGTGCTATTTATAATTCGACTGCTAGTAAGTGGTTTGTGATAGCTCTTTCTCGCGGGTATTAATATGGCAACTCGTTTATACTTTACTAACTCCACTGCACCTTATACTCCGACTACTGCCTTTCGTGGAGCTTGGGATTCAAGCACTTCTTCTGTTACTAAGTTATTGGGTGCGACTCCTGGTGGCACTGCTACTACGATTGGTATTGCTGAAGTAAATGTCACTAATAACTGGGATGTAATGCTGGGCCGTTGGGTATCGGCCCCAGCGGTTGCGGCTGGTAACCTTTCTGGTGTTGTTAGTTGGGTTATAGGTTTTAAAGAATCAAGCGCTAGCATGAATGCTTTTGATCATATTCATATCTTTGTCACTGCTGGTGATACGAATACTGTTCGTGGAACTGTTCTTACAGATAACATTGGTGCTACTGAATGGCCTCTTACAGCTACTGCTACAACAGAGTTTGATAAAGCTCTTACTTCTGTTGCGGTGCAAGTCGGAGATCGTGTTGTTGTTGAAGTTGGCTATAGGGCATCAAATACAGTAACCACTTCTTTTACAGGCACCATGAATTATGGCGGTGCTTTTAATACTGATTTGTTCTCTGGTGATACTGTTGTCACCACTCTGAATGGGTATATTCAGTTCTCTGATCCTAATCAGGTTTTGTCTGCTAAGAGTCCTAATCCTAAGAATTTGTGTCCTAATCCTGCGGCCGGGTCAGCGTCTGTTGTTGGGTGGTCTAATACTGGTGCTGGTGTTTCAACTTTAGTTGCCACGTCTGTTTCTGGCTTTTCTAGGACTACTGGTGTAAAGTTTACAATTGGTGGAGCTACTAGCACTGCTGCTTTGAATACGCCACCAATTCCTGCTGGTGTTGGTGAAGTTTGGTCTTTTTATATTGAATGCTCTAAAACTGGAAGCACTCCTATTAACATTTTCTTTAACTTCCATGATGCTGCTGGGGCATTCCTTAATAACTTGTCTTCAGCGTTCACATTAGATACTAATCCTCAGATAGTTTCTGCTTGGAATGCTGGTGCTCCAGCTAATACAGCTTTCGTTGATATTGATATTGAGCCACAGTCTGGCTTTTCTTTTGGAGCTGGTGATGTAATCTCTATTTCATGTATTCGCTATGATTGGTCGCTTGAGAAGCTTGCGTATCTTGATGGTGATACGGTTGGTTGGGTTTGGGATGGCACTTCTGATTTCTCTACTTCTCATCAGGTTTCACCGTCTCAGCCTGATGCATTCATGCCATTCTTTGTTTAGTCGTGACTTGTTTGTTCTCTCCCAGTTTCAATGCACTTTGCATCCTGGGGTTTCATTATCGGGTTGACCTGCAGGTTTGTCTCCGTGGAGGCTGAGTTGCGTGGTTCTACGAGCTATGCTATGGTTGTGACATGACGAACGCTACAGATACTTCTAAGCCTCCTGCGGTGCTCCTGTGGAGCGCTCTGACTGCTCACGATTACGCTGAGGCTGCTGATTGGGCGGCGCGTGCTCGGGAGAATGCTGAAAAGGTTTTGACTGCTGAGATTGGTACTGAGGTTGTTAGGTTTGGTACTCCTTCTCTGATTGTCGCTGCCCGAGTGTGGGATGGTCGTTATATTCACATTCCACCGAGTGAAGTTATTGCTTCTTCTGATGGATTGAATGTTTCTAGAACGTGGTGTGATTGTATTGCTTTGTCTGAGGATGATTGGCAGTATTACGAGCGTTGGACTGCGCGGGGTTGTGAGGCGCATGGGTGGGCGTGCCCGGATTGTCGTGGTATTGTCCAGTTTGGCTGATCTGTCATCCGTTTGCCCCTCCCCTCGAGGCTGCCTACTACCGCTGTGGTGGGCAGCCTCGATCTCTGTCTGGGCACTCTTGCTTGGGTTCCTGACGTGGTGTTTCCTGCAGTCTGCTGTGCTTCTGTACCGTCTTGACTGCCTGCAACCTCGTATGCTATCATTCCTGTATGACGAACACTCAGGTTAAGATCTTGGATTTCAGGCAGCGCAAGTTGGCGCAGCTCCGTGCGGATCTGGTTGAGCTGGGTCGTGAGGCTTGGCGGATCACTGAACGTGAGCGCGCGGTCCGTTCCCAAATCGATTTGATTCTGGAATTGGGAGACGAGTAAAATGGGTTATTCTATTTCAGCTGAGTTGCACGATAAACTCGAAAAGAATAGGCGTGAGGGTCGTTTGTGTGGAGGATCGTCCCGGTCCCGGGTAGGATGTTCTACTCGAGCTACAATCATTGTTTCTACTGAATCTTGGATTTATGCTATTGGTGAGGGTAAGAGCACTGTTCATGAAATGAGAATGTGTTCTCGACATGCACGACAGAATCCTATTGGTTTTGAGGGTGTTAACTTTCGTGTTGTAGATCAGGTTCCTATTCGATAGGATGATTTATATGTTAGATTATGCTTCCTTTAAGCACGATGAGGTTGCTACCCATCATGTGAGTGTGTGGATTTGTAATGATGGGGATTTGATTGATTTTGCGCGTCAGGTTGCTTTGGGTGGTCCTAAGGCATTGAAGAGATATGTGACTGCTGTTCTTCGTTTAGCTCCAAAGAATACGGCTGCTTGGCATGTTGCACAAGAGATTGCACCTAATGACCTTGAGCGTATTGACTGGCAGTCTATTGTTTATGATCTGAAAGCGGAGGAGTCGTGAAAGGTTTAAGAGTCGGCGATCGTGTTCGTACTCGAGGTCAGCGATACCATTTTGCTTACTTATGGGGTACTGGTTCTATTCTTGAAGTTTCTGAGAATGGTGAAGATTATAGAGTTAGGCATGATGCTAATACTCGTATAGGTCTTGAGGAAGCTTCTTTTGATTGGCACCCACATCATCACATTCTCCAGGCTGATGTTCAGTTCAGGGATGTTGTGTTTGATTACATTCCTTATGTGAATGCTCAGGATTGTAAGCGTTTACTTGAGATTGGTTTTCAGAAAAATGTTCATTTCCGTTTGGTTGATGAGCGTGAGGATCATCTGCCGATCGGCTAGAAATTCTTGGTCTACCGACTTGCGTGCTGCCCCCGTCCATGCTATGGTTGTGACATGACGAACACAGTTGAGACATCTACCGGCTCCGCCATCGTTTCCATCGACAAGAATGGACATTATCAGGTTTGTGGTTCGAAGTTTAAGGTTCACTTGGTTATTCGCCCGTTTCCTTCTGGAAGAGATAGCCGTTCTTACTGGGCTAAGGTTCGGGCGTATGGTGTGTTGGATGCTTTCGTTCCTGGTTTTAGTGATCGTGAGACTGAATTGGTCCGTGAAGCTAATGATCGGAATCCTGATGTAAAGGATCCTGTGTTGGCTGCTTTCCAGCGTCGGTCTATTAAGGATGCTCGAGAGTACATGCAGCACAATGGTGTGTTGGCTACGATTGCCGAGGCTTTACGTGAGTGCGGCATTGAGATTGTTTTGCCGCAGTTTGATGAGTGGAAGTTCAGTATCAATGCTGGCTGTTCTATGTGTCCGTGCTCACCTGGATTTATTGGTCAGGATCGGATGCTGTTGAATGGTCGTCCTGTGGATCTGTTCTTCGACTGATCCCATGGTTACCCGTATAGGCACGGACGCACTATATGAGCACTTGATCGCAGGCATTTATTTGCTGGGGTGCTTATGGTGTCGGGCTACGTCAGATCCGGCCTATCCAAACTTGACCACCTTTTCTAGGTATGGTAGGCTTACAGCATGACGAACATCGAGAGTGTTTCCCGTGAGAATGCTAAGCGCGTTCTTAGAGCCATTGAGTTGCGTTATGAGGGCTTGATGGATGATTGCGGCCATCCTATGTTGATTGACAATTATATGGAGACTGGTCATTTCGGTATTGTTTGGGAGGGTGGTCCTGATGAATGGGCTCTGCGTGCTGCCGCTGGCGGTGTGAGCGGAGAGATTGCTGACACTCTTTATTACGAGTTTGGTATGCCTTTGCGTGGTGCTTTGCGTAGGGCTATGGAACTTCCTTTGCAGATTCCTGTTTCGGTTCGTTTGGAGCCTTATTACTCGTTTTCCGTTGTTATTTATCCTTCTGATTGATTCTTTCTGTGATGGCTCCGTTACCTTTGTGGGTGGCGGAGTCGTCCCTTTTGGGGGAAGATGTTTTGAATGCTGACTATCCGGGATTGGTTTGCTGCTTGGGGTTGGTCTGATCAGGCTGCGGTGTCGTTGCTTGCGGGGTCGACGGCGTTGGCGGGGTTGTCGTTGGACGATGAGCCTCCTGTGGGTGCTGTGGTGCCGTCTCAGGTGGCTCCGTGGGTGCGTCGGTGTGGTTTCTGCCAGTGCCGCGTGCGTGTTTGTGACGCGACGTTCCTGCTTGCGGGTGGTGGCCGCTGCCCCGGGTCAGCCCTTCCAGTAAATCTTTGTACCACCGACTTGCGGATGGTTTGACATGATGCTATGCTTCTTGCATGACGAACACAGCGAATACCTCAAAGTCCATTGTAAATACTCTGGATTGCGTCGAGTTTCTTCTTGATTCTGGTTTTGTCCCGCTGAATACTGATGCTGTTCGTATGTCCTCGAATGGTCTTTATAAGCACAGTGAGCTTCCTGTCACATGTCGAGTTGAGGATATCGAAGCTGGCGACTTTGACTTGCGTGTTTACGAGGTGATTGAATTGGGTGGCCGTAAGCATTTTGGTCCTGAGATCTATCGTGTGAGATTGAATAACGTACCGTTTGCTCGGTTTTCTCGGGCGGTGCTTGGCCTCCTGGTTGATTTGCCGTCTGTCTGATCTGTTAGGCTCCCTAGGCTGGTGCGGCCCGAAGGGTGTTCGTCATAAATATCTACCGGGCCGCACTGCCACGGACCCCTCCCCGCAAGGGTTGAGGGGTCCGCTGGCGTTTGGGCTAAAGATTCTTGTTCTACCGACTTGCGTGGTGTGCGATGTCATGCTATGCTTCTTGCATGACGAACACATCGAGTTCTTCTGAAAATATTGGCACGCGTCGGAATCATATTCTGAGGAATACTTCTGACATCAATTTGATTCAGGCTTTGTTGGTTTTGGATACTGATGTCGATTCTCTTGATTCTTCTGAGAAATTGGCTCGAGCTTGGATGATTGATGAATTGGAGTCTCGTTATCCTGTAGCTTCTCAGGCTGTTCAGGATGCTTTTGATAACGCTGGCGATGAGAATGTCGATTATGTTGGCGTTCTTGTGGGTTCTATTCGTGAACAGGTGAAAGGTAATGGCTGATAGCAGAGGTGGGTCGACTTACAGGCTTCTCATTGTTTGTGCTCGTGAGGGTCGTATTTGTTTTCGGAATGGTGAGCTTACTTTCCGTATGCGGGTGATGCGTAATCGTAAGGCTACTCACGATTTCATTGAGATGATCCCACGGCAGATTGAATGCTACAATGAATTGGTCGCTGCTGATGTTATTGTTCCCCCGACCAATACTGCTCCTGCTGCTTTGAATGAGACCATGGCTTATGAGTTTTTGAATGGTCTTGGCAGAACTTAATAGGTTATTGGGATGACGTGTCGACGTTTCCCTTTCAGCGACCTCGGTTGGGTGCCGTTCCCCTTCCGAGGTCGCTGTTCGTATCGGTTGTGTTTCGTGCTCGTTATACTGACATGATCGCTCTTATCGTGTTTCTACTGTTTCTTTGGGCTGTGTGCATTGTTATTGGGTTTGCGTTTAAGACTTTATTGTGGTTGGCGGTTGTTGGTATTATTTTGTTCTTGATTACGTCTGCGTTTGGCGCCTTGCGTGCCCGCACTCGCGAATAGAAGATCTTGTTCTACCTGCTTGCGTGATGTGTGTGGGTTGTGTTATGCTTCTTTCATGACGAACACCATTCGATGTGGCAACATCCCAGGCGTTCCGCACCGTCATTCTACGGTTGACGAGGTCCGGTCGTGTTGGGATCAGATCATGGTTCAGCAGCTTGAGTCGGCGGCTGAGATTTGGGCTGAGAGTGCTTGGCTTCGTGCGGCTGAGGCTGGCACGGAGGAAACCCGCGCGGAAAACGAGTTTGACCGTATGGTTGGTGTTCTTGGTTATGGTCCTCCTCCCGGCTCCATGTTTTCTGGCCGCTACTGATTTGCATGCTGTGTCTGTCTATGCTATGCTTTTAGCATGACGAACATCAGATGGAATAATGCCACTGTGGGTGGCGGTCGTTTCGCTTACCTCCGTAGCTGTAAGTTGGTTGAGTTGTCGATTGGTTTGTTTGTGGTGGAGCGTGTTGTTGATAAAATGCCCACTTCAACGGTCGGCACGTTTGAGAAATTGGATGATGCGTTGGCGGCGATTGCTCTTGAGCCTGAGGCTCTGTGCTTCCGCTGTGGTCGCTCTGTGGTCCCTGGTTACCAGATCCCTGATCTTGGGTTGCCCTGCCCTCCCGTCCGCTGACGTTGGCTCTGAGGCCCAGCTCACGCCTGCCCCGGTGAGCTGGGCCTCTTGCTTTTCTATGTCTACTGACTTGCGTGCTGTGTCCAGTTATGCTATGCTTTCAGCATGACGAACACCGCAGGGGGTTTTCCCCTTCGGTAGGATAGGTTCTCCCGGGGGTGCTGAAAATGGATGAATTCCGTGTGACCGATGCTAGTGGTCGTGTCGTTAAGCGTGATGACGTTGTTGTGTCTTTTCGTGGTGAAGAATGGCTTTTTGTTATGGTGACTCGCGGTACTGAGTATAATGGTACTGCGAAGGTTTTGGTTAGTGATCACGGCGGGCAAATGGAATACTATGCTCGTGTGTTTGATTTGAATGTTGAAACGCTTACTGACTTTGTTTGTCGCCCGTGCCTTATGTGTGGTAAGGCATCTACGCTTAAGCTTCCAGTTAAGCGTATTCAGGCTTGGGTTGATGGCGAGCTTATTCAGAATGCATTTCCTTACTTGACTGATGATGAGCGTGAGTTGATTAAGACAGGAATTGACGCTGATTGCTACGCTCGTATTGCGGCTTATGGTGATTCTGATGCTTGATTTACGGGATGCTTCACCGTTTAGTTCCACTGACGATAAAGATGGTGTGTATGCAATCTTTACTCGTCCTGATAAGCCTAATGCGTGGCTTCGTTATTCACGGTTCTCCATGGATTTAGAGGCTCTGCATTCTTGGATGGTTGATCTATCTAAAGAGTTTGAGTATCTAGATTGGTCTATTCGGTTGCGTGGTGGGCTTACTGAGGTTTGTGCCATTCTTGCTAAGGATGCGGAAAGGGATGAGATTGATGGAGGTCACTAGTATTGAGAATCGTTCGGGTGATGATTCTTATCCATTTGGGTTTGTTTATTTCGATGATGAGACTCGAGTGGTTTATGGGACAAAGACTGGTGTGCATACATTTCAGGGTCCTTATTGGAAACCGTCTAACGCTAAACATGTAGCAAAGGCTAAGGCGGCGTTGGCGATTAAATACCCAGGTATTGATTTCAACGAGGCTCCTAGAAATCGTTAATCGTTTTCCTTCGTTGTTCGAGATGATTGGTGGTATGTGATGAGCTGGACTAGGTTTGTCGCTTGGTTTAGGCTTTTGGTGTTTGGTAAATGCGATTTCACTCTTGAGTCTTGCGATCAGCCTGGCACTGTTTTGTTTGTTCGTGAGAATGCTCCTCCTGCATTCCTTTGTCCTTACCACAATACGTTAATGCGTGAGGCGAAAAAGAGCTAGCCGTTGGCCTGGATGAGTTGACCATGGCCGTCCGGGTCAGCGGTTTCCATTTGTTAAGAAGATGGGATCTGTAATGGCAAACGTGAAAAAGAAAATTTCAGGTAGTAGTGTGCTTCTTCTTTTTTTGACTTCCGTCATTGTTGCATTTGTAATAGCTATGATTATGCATACTAGCTGATATTTGACTATTATTTTTTATTCCATTTCTTTTTGTTAGGAGTTGTTATGCTTCGTGTTGGTGATGTGGTTTATTACACTAGGAATGGTGAAGACGATACTGGGTTGATTATTGGTATTGACGATGGTTCGGATTGGCCTTTGTCTATTGAGTTTTCTGATGGCGTTGACCATTATAAGGAAGAGCAAGTGACTTTGCTCAGGAATGCACGGGATTAAGATGAAAAAGAAGATCAGGAACATTGTATTTATGGTTGTTATCATTCTTGTGCTCATTGGTTTGTTTGGTTCTCCTACTGCTACACCGACTGTTCCTGCTAATCCTGTTACCAGTTCTGATGTTCATCAGCTAACTCCTGCTGAGCGTGATGGTATTTGTACTGCAATGCATAAATTGCATGTGTCTAATCCAGATATCACTGATTGCACTGATCCTAGTTCTATTCCCGATCCTGTTTCATCGTGATTGGTGTTTATTATGTTTGATCTATTTGTTTTCTGGAGCTTATCGATAATTGCATTTGTGTCTTTGGTGCTTACGTTTGTTGGTCTTTCGTTGGCGTTGTCTCAATTGTTTATTATTTGTTTCATTGTCTTCATGGTTTCTGTGTTTCTTTTGTTCATTCTTGGCACGTCTAGGTAGGGTTCGTTACTACTCGATCGTGTGAATCTACGAGGTTGTGTGATCCACGTGGTCGTGCTATGCTTCTTGCATGACGAACACCGGATCTGCTCTGATTGGCGAAATGTCCATTGTCGCTTCTGATGGTACTGAGCTGACTGCTAGCTCTGATCTTGGGTTGGCTTGGAAATGGGCACCGGTTGAGGTTGATGCTCACTTGGGTGCTGGCACGTGGTTTCGGTTGCCTTATGCCGCTCAGGTCCGTCAGGTGGCTGACGCGTTGACTGAGCTGCGCCGTGCGTATGGCTCTTGACCTGCTTCGTCCCTCGCGATCCCCTGCCTGCCCGGGTGGGGGATCGCTTCTGTTTTGTCTAGAAAATCTTGCTCTACAGGGTTGCGTGGTTCGCTGTGTCGTGCTATGCTTCTTACATCACCGAAACACCAGCTACCTAGTCGTTTAGTCGGAAGGACGCCACTTCGTGAGGGGGTGGTAAGTAGGGTTCGACTCCCTACCTAGGTGGTTTAGCCAGGAGCCTCTTGCCCCGAGTGGGTGGGGGCTCCTGGCTTTTGTCTAGAAAATCTTGTTATGCAGGGTTGCGTGGTGTTCGTGCTTATGCTATGCTTTCAGCATGACGAACACAACGAAAAAGCCAGCCATCACCGTGAGTGACATTGCTGGTTGTGTCGAGTCCACTCTCGATTCTCTTGCTGAGAATGGTAAAGATTTCTTGGATGTGACTGACGTCGAAACGATTAAGCGTGCGGCTCGGAATGTGGCTATTGCTGCTATTGAGTTGAAGTCCGCATTGCGTGTTGCTTCTGAAATCATGGAAGAGCAGGGAATTGATATTCCTGACTTCCCTCGTTTCGAGTACTGATTCATCCCGTTGTTGTGGTCAAAAACTTGGAGGTCGTTGTGGCTAAGTTGTCTGTGACCGGTCCGCTGGATCTGGCAATGGTTAAAGCGTTTGATCGGTTGCTTGATGCTATGCACGAATTCGATGCCATTCCTGATTTCATTGTTGATGGTGAAATGGAATTGCAAGATTCAATCATTCGTTTGGGAATGCGTTTGCTTGGTTCGCGTCGGGTGGTTCAGGAAGTAATGGGTGTGGTTCGTGATGTTCCGTCAGGCCCTGATTCTACGTTTGGGCTGATGGGCGCTCTGGGTTGGTTGTGGAGTGAGGGCATTGTGGAGCTTGACGATGTTGTGGCTGCTCAGGTGCTCGCGGCGTGTGCCTCCGTTGGGTAGTTGGTCTATGGCTCCAGACGGTCCCTCGCCTGCCCGGGTGGGGGATCTTCTGTTTGTCGCTACCGATTTGCGTGTCGTGTCCAGCTATGCTATGCTTGTTGCATGACGAACACTATTGCGATTCATTCCATTGCTTGGTGGGGTGGTTTCACTGCCCTTGAATTCATTACTGGATTCGTTTCTCCCATGACATATTTTACGATTACTGGTGTCTTTTGGTTGATGTTGTTGATTGGTTACCTTGTTTCGTTGTTTGTTCGATGTGTGCAAAAGGATAGGCGTGATTGTAAGAATGGTACTGGTGATTATGCCAAAGAGCCATTACCTGTTTCTAGTCCCGCTACTGTAATTGCTCAAGCCGGTGCAATGATTAATCCTGACATTACTTCTGAGCGTGTTAAGTGTCGTTTGTTGACTGTTGTTTCTTTATCTGATGGTGATACGTATGTGCGTGTTAGTAAAGGTGCAATTGTTTGGTGCGCGCGTGGTGCGCTTGACGATGAATCGGTCCGGGTGACTTGGGTGCGTCGGGGCGGTAGCACTTCGTGTGTTGGTTGGGTGCTGCGCTCTGCTCTTGAGGTTTGCTAGAAATTCTTGCTTTACCGGCTTGCGTGTTGGGTCCAGCTATGCTATGATTTCATCATGACGAACACAAAGTTTTCCCGGCCTCGGTTGGTTTTCAGCGCGCTGGAGCTGGCTGGTCGTGAGCCTGAGTTGGTTGAGGTGGGTGCGTCGCTTCTGTCGACTGTTGACGAGGTGGTGTCCGCTGGTTTGGCTGAGGTGGTGTCGGTGCGTCGCGGTCGTGTTGTGCGTCTGCGGGTGCGCCTGACGGCCGCTGGCCGGGATCGTTTGGCCGCCGCTCGTGATGCTGCTCTGTCTGTCGCTGCGGGCGTTCCCCTGAATCGCTAGGTTTACCTACTTGCGTGGTCTGTCCAACTGTGCTATGATTTCATCATGACGAACATCGAGGGAAATGAAATGGCTGATTTCGTGTTTGCCGGTCCTCTGGATTCTACGCTTGCAAAGGCTTTTGATGGTGCGGTGACTTCAATGATTGAATTGTCAACCGCTGGTCGTTCTGATTTGTTGGAGGAGCACGCTTCTGTGAGCGCTGTTGTGTCGCGTTTGGGAATGCGTTTGTTGGGTGATCGTGGTTTGTTGAATGCGGTTATTGAGATGTGTGCGGATGGTCCGGGTGAGGGTGACATTGAGGGCGCGCTTTCTGTTCTTGAAGATATGGGTGTGGTGGATTTGTCTGATGAGGTTCTTGCCCAGATTCACGCTGTTCGGTCGTAACGTTCTTGCGTGGTTTTACGATGTACTGGGTGTAGTCACAAAAACTTGGAGGTTGTGGTGCGTGATTCGCGGTTGTTCCCGGGTGTGCGTGGTCGGTTGGCTGAGGGCGTTGATTCGCCGCTGGCGGGTCGTGCGGTGATCGTTGATGGTTATCCCGGTGCTGGTGGTGTGGTGCGCGTACGGGCGGTTCGTGCGTTGCGTGGCCGTGTTGCGGTTGACGATGTCCCGGCTGAAAAGGTTTTGACTGCCCCGTAATGTCTTTCACCTATTGGCGGTCGGTAATTCGTAATCGTTTCTACGTGATTCATTTTCTTATTGGGGGTCATTGTGTCTAATTTTAAGAATCACCACACTGATACTGTTAGAGCTATTCTGAAATGCGATGTTGTGTTTAAGCCGAATGGTCAGAGTGGTGAAATTTCTGGACATGCTGATGACGTTGTTTTGTGTTCTTTGGGTGCTGTTGAGAATGGTGGTTGGCTTTATGTTTGGCCAGAAAGCGAAGGTGACTTTGTTGGGCACATGGCGTGGATTCATTCTAGTAATGTTGTAATTGAAGATTGATTGTTGTTAATCGTTTCTTGGTGATTCATTCTTGGATTGGTTAAGCAAATGGATTCGTTTATTAAAATCAATATGAATAGTGATTTCAGTACCACCATTGAAGCTGTTTTCTTTGATGCTACTGGTGGTAATCCTGGTCTTGAGGTTGAATTGAATTCTGTTGCTGCTATTTATACTGTGAGTGGTGATACTGCCATTCTTTTTGATGTGATTCGTAGATTGTATCATGCGCTTCCTGCTTGGACCTATTCAATTGATTTCCCGAGGTTTGTTTAATCGATTGGCCTCACTTGCATCGTAGGTGGGGCCAGTTGTGTTACTACTCGATCGTGTATGTCTACTGACTTGCGTTGTCGTCGTGCTTACGTTATGCTTCTTGTATGACGAACACCACGGAAACCCACAGTTCAGGCCCCGTCGTTTGGGCGTTGGGTGTGAACACGACGATCTTCGTTGCTAAAGCGGGAATTGGTTTTCTCACTGGTTCTGCCGCTATGTTGTCTGAAGCGGCGCACTCATTGGTTGATAGCTCCACTGAATTGATTCTTTTGGGTGGTGTGTGGCACTCAAAGCGTTGGAGTAAGGCGCAGTTCTTCTGGGCGTTGGTTGCTTCTGTGAATATGTTTGTGATTGGTGGTTTGTACGCCATTTACGAGGGTATTCGTTCAGTGTTCGGTGATGAGGTTTCTAATTCACTGAATGGGGTTGGTATTCTTGTTTTGGCTATCTCGTTCTGTTTGGAGGCCACTTCTTGGTGGAATGCTTATAAAGCATTAAATGAGGAGCGTGTTTCGAGAGGTATTGGTTGGATCGAATTGCTTCGCACCACTACTAATGTGAATGCGAAAACTGTTTTATCTGAGGACACTGCTGATATGATTGGTTGTGTTCTTGGTTCGATTGGTTTGAGTTTGACAATGGCTACTGGTTCTGGTGTGTGGGATGGTCTTGCCGGTCTTTTGATTGGTGTTCTTTTGACTGGTATGGCTTATGTGTTGGGTTCTCAGAACCTGCGTTTGCTGACTGCTTGAGTTGGTGGCCCTGCCCGCTATCGCGGGTGGGGTCCCTGACGTTACGTACCTGATCGTGTATGTCTACTGACTTGCGTGGTGTGTGGTTTCACGGTATGCTTCTTTTATGGCGAACACCGAATCCCCCAAGTCCTCGAAGTCCTCTCGAATCGCTAAGCTTCCTGATGTGGTGATGGCTTTCTTCTTGCTGTTGGTGTCGATGGTGAGTGGTGCTTATGCCACTTCATTGATCACGAGCCCGCACCCGTTGGACGCGATTGCTTTCGCCTTGCTGTCTGTGATCGCTCTTGGCGGTGCCGTTTATGGTGCAACTAAGTTCTGACTCGATTGTTCCCCCCAATTCAATCCTCTTTCACGTGATGTGAGGTATTGCAATGTTTCAGTCTTTGCAGATTATATGTGCCCCCGGTTCTGTCGATTCTGTTATGGATGTGCTTGATGGAATTAATGAATCCGCTGATTCACCTGTCCTTTCTGTGTCTCACGAGGAGGCAAATGTATTCATTGTTCGTGCATTGTATTCAGATTTGATGACTGTGTTCCGTTCTTTTAATGGTCGTGAGGATGTGTGGCCTGCCTTCGTCTAAATCGTGACTCGTTTATCTTCCCCAATCTCCAAATCACGATCATTGATTGACTGGCTTTTCATGAATTGAGATGTGTGTTTAGCCGGTATGAGTATCTGTGCCCCCGGGTGGGCTGTTATTGGGTAAAGGGCCTGGTGGAATGGCTAGGTGTTAGACCCTGTATTCTTTGATATCTAAATAGTGTGTATCGTTGTAAGTCTGCTTTTCGTTACTCCTGGACTGGCCTGAAACCGCGCCCGTTCGTGTGGAATTTTTCATTTCCCCTGGTGTAACGTTTGCGGTCGCTGCACCGACATACGGGTATGACGAACATCATGGGTGTGCTTGCTTCGATCGTTGCGGTGATTGGGTCGGTTTTAGTGCCAATCACTTTGGTTCCCAACTCGTTACCGGTTTACGTGCACGCGGTTACGTGGTCCTACTCGATGACGTTCGCAAATCGTGACGGGGGCCTTTCCTGCCGCTTTGAATCGTCGTCGGTTGAGGGTGGAGTGGAAAAGATTTGTTCAGGTTTGGTTGCTGACCAACTCGAAGTGGCGTGATTGCAATGCTTGTTTCATTTGTTGTTGATGTGTTTCGTTCGGTGTGGGATGTTGTTTCAGATAATTCTTTGTGGTTTGCTTTGTGTTTTCTGATTGGCTACGATCTTTGGCGGTTTGTGCGGGCTTCTTTGGTTAGGCGGTAGGACCTACTATGGCTAGGTATCCGAATGGCTGGAATGCTGAATCTGCGGGGTGTGGTTCTTGCCACGTTGTTTTCCCGTCTGTGGGTGCGTTTGATTCGCACTTGCCGTGCGCTGCGGTTCCGGTGTCTGGTGAGCCGTACGTGCTGTGTGATGCGCCTGCTGACGAGGTTGTTTCTGACGGGCTGTTTGAGCCTGCTGCGGTGCCTGCTGTGTCCCGCTCTGCGGGCCGGGTGGGTGGTGTCCCGCGTGTGGCTGCTAGGCCGTCACCGTCCCGCTCTGCCCCACGTAGCGGGTCTGTGAAGCGTGGCCGTCCTGCGCTGCCCCCGGGGTTGGAGTTTGCGGGTGCGTTCCGCTTGACGCCTGATGTGGTCGATAAGTCTGGTCGCGTCAACCCGAACGGGTGATACAGGGTTTACCTACTTGCGTTGTCCGCGTGGTGGTGCTATGCTTCTAGCATGACGAACTCCAAATGGATCGATCCCTCCAGGATTTTCAAGGACTCCGAAGTTTATGTGAATGTGGGTTTTGATACGGATAAGATTGGTCAGGCTTATGTTATGGGGCCTGTTTCCGATGATGGTACGGTTCCGGTGAGATTTGATGGTAGTAATCGCATTTCTTGGGTTCCGCTTAAATCGCTTAGCTGATATTCGTTCATTGCAATTTAGGGGGCTTTCTAGAATGGATATCTTAAGTGGTTTGATTAGTTTCCTTTTGTGGATGGCAGTGGGCGCACTTCTTTGTACGATTCTTGCAGGAATTGGTTTGTGGTTGGATAGGCGGGAAAGGAAGGGTAAATCAACTTTCGGGCTCTGAATCTAAACTAAATAGGCTTTATCCAGGGAACGGGTTCTACGATTTTTCGTAGGCCCGTTTCTTGTTTCTCCTGGGTTCGTTGTATGGGGAATCCCGGTTATTGGGTTCTTCAATTCAGGGGATTGAATCGTGACTGTAAACCCCCCTCAAGTACCGGCTTTCCGTAAAGGGGCCTTTCTAGACAGGCCTTTATATAGGGCCGTCCCTATGCGTTGTTTACGTGGTCCTTTACGTCAATTGATTGTTGTTGTTCATATTGTGTCTTCTGTGGGTTGGTGGGCTGTACTGGGTGTTGTGGTGGTGTGTGCTGTGTGGGGGTCACCTGTGTTGGTGGTGCTGCTCTGCAGGGTGGTGTTGTTGCCCTTGTGTATGGCGTCTGGGGTGGCGGTGGGGAGCGGTCTGTTGTTGGCCCTGTCCTCACCGTGGTGGCGGGCCGGGTGGGTGTGGGTGAAGGTGTGCCTGACCACGGTGGTGGTGGGTGTGGGCACGTGGGTGGTGTGGTGGCCTCCTGTGTGGGTGGTGGTGTGGTGGGCACGGGTGTTGTGTGTGGGTGTCTTGTTGGTGGTGGTGTGGGTGTCTGTGGTCAAGCCTACGTGGGGTGCACATGCACGTGCGCACGCACGTCACCGTGTGTGATGTGTGTACTCTATTGCATTGTGTGTATGTGTGATGATTGATTCATGATTGCATTGCATGTATGTGATGAATGCATTAGCCTAGTGTGTTCTATTGCATTGTGTGAATTACTTTAGTTCATTCTTTTAAATCGTTTTATTTTAATGCATGAATTCATTGTGCTTTTGCTTTGCCCTCTGTGTGGGTTGTATGTGCGCGGCCCTCCGTTAGCCCTCGCCTAGTCACCCAATCGTGTGATCCTACTAGCTTGACTGGTTCTACGATGTGTGGTAGGATTGTATCTAGGATTTGGCTTATAGGGGGACCCATCGTCGGAGTCCCGTTGCGTCGTGGCATCAGCCCCCACCAGTTGCACGCGGGGTCCCATGCATACGCATTCACGATCTCCTTTCTGACCTGGGAGTTCCAAGCTAGCTCCCAGCCGCTCCCAGTTTTGGAGCTACCGATTTTCATAGTAACTATTTTCGATTTTTCCAATGGGTCCCATACGGGTCCTTTATGGTTGGGTCCCATATTTTCTGTTTTACGAGTACGGGTTTACGATGCTCTTAATCTTCAACTCTCTGGGTGTCTCCCGCTGTGGTTGTCCTTTAGCTGTTTGCAATTTTGTATTCTGTACTTCTCTCTCTCCCTCATTTGATTCCGAGGCTGTGCCATACTGTTGGTCTACCGTCTTCGTGTTTCCACACCTGTTCTACTTCGTCCAGCACAAAGACTGATAAGCATTTGTAGCATGTCCATTTTTTAACCCCTGTTCCCCATGTTTGTTCTAGGGGGTGTCCACAGAAACCCCTCCAGAACGGGATTCTCTTATCTAAAATTTTGACTGCCTTTACGCTAAAACCGATGGGTCCCATAGCCGGAGTCCCGTTTCCTTTCTATCAGTTTTTACTGGGTTTTTAGGTTGGATTGTTTCGGTTCCTAGCTTTGTCCAAGGTGTGACCAAGCGGCGCCAATGCTGGGTTGGAGTGTGGCTGGCGGGCCGGGTGGATGAGGGCGGGAGGCTCCAACACAGCCCCGGTGTGGTGTGGCTGGGGGTGCAACGTTCGTTGTAGGTTCGGGCTCTAGTTCCAACGAAACCCCCTGTTTTGTTGTACCCCAGGTTGTCGTTGTGTGTGATGTACGGTAGGATGTGTGTATGACGAACACTTCGAGGTTGGTGACGGAGCCTGAGTTTGATGATGAGGCGCAGTCTTGGGTTGATGAGTTGAATTTTCAGCTTCGCAATAATTATCGTTTGGTTGAGGCGCAGGTTGATACTGCTTTTGCGTTGGGGTGGACTGCGGAGGAATCGATTTCTTGTGTTGCTTCGTCTGTGAGTCATGGCCCGGGTGGGATGTTTGTGGTGTTGGTTTCTTTTGATCAGAACAAGGTTGTTGTGTTTGCCAGAGATTCGTGGCGTGTGAGGAGGTGAGTGTTGTGGCTGAGGAAATGACTCAGGTTGATGCTGCTGTTATTACGGATGCGACGTTGACTTCTGCGATTGAGATTGCGGAGGCGATTGGGAATTCTCGTTGATGTTTTAGAGAGTGAGTTGTGATGTTTTTTGCCGATCCTGTGAGTCATCCTGACTATGTTGATTTTGCTCAGTTGTGGTGTGACGCGGTGGATCAGTTTACTGGTCATGTTGGTGTAGCTGGGGTGTTGGAGCAGGCTCAGCAGCATGCGAATGTTTGTGATGTTTGGTTGGATCGCAATGTGAGTGATTTCACTATTCGTGGTGCTTTGTTAGTGTCGATTAATCGTTGGTTTGTTATTAGGTATGTTCATGCTTGTGATGAGTGGATTGTGGTTTCTAATGTCTAAGACTGAGTTTGTGACCGCTCCTGGTTGTGGGCAGATGGCGGTGGGTTGGGCGTTGTCTTTGACTTCGAGGATGCATGATTGGGGAGAGGATACTGTTATTGATAATGCTTTGTTGACTGGTGTTGCTGGTAATGTGAGGTTGGATAAGAAGTTGTGTGATTTTACTCGGGATGATGTGCGGTTGGTGTCTTATACTGGGTTGCTTGTTGTTCGGTTGAGCCCGGGTGAGGGCTTCTTTGCGGTGTTGGAACCACGATGATTGTGAGGTTGGGTGATGGACGTTAGGTTTGTTTTTCCCGACAATTCTTATTACGATGTGGTTCTCCCGGCTGTCCCCCCGGATAGTGATCGTGTGGCGCTGCATGGTAATACGTATGATGTGTTGCATGCGACGTGGGATGTTGAGAATGGTAAGCTTGTTAGGGTGAGAGTTCCTATAAAGTTGAGGCAACGATGAATACTTCTGAGCTTGTGACTAATGCTTTTTATGTTGGGGAGGCGAATGCGTGGGCTCTGCGTCTTAATGATCGTATGCGCGACAAGGATTTAGATGTTGAGGATGTTTTGTTTGCGGCTGGTCTTTACTTTGAGGTTGGTGGTGTGAAGATTCATCCTACTCGTAGTGCGTTTATTACTGATGACCCGGTGTTGGTGTCTCTTGATCAGATGATGGTGGTTTGGTTTTGGCTTGATCAGTGGATGGCGGTTGTTAATCGATGAATAAGTTAGTGACTTCTCCCGCTTGTATGGATGCGGCTACTGATTGGGCTGCAGAGTTGAATAGGATTTTGGAATCTTATTTTGATGGTATGTCTGATCAGACTGAGTATGCTTGTCAGTATGAGTATGCGGCCGGGTTAGTGTTGGATATGGTGAAGTCACATTTTCTTGGTGACTCTCCCGTTCTTGTGCATTCTGATGGTTTTGATAGATTGGTGGTTGGTTACACTATCATTAAAGGTTGGCATGTTATTACTGGCTGACGTTGCGCTTGCTTTCTGTATTCGCCAGTAATTCTTGTATGTGCTGGTCACGCCCTCGCATGTACGGTGTCTACTGATCTACGATCGATCGCTCCCTGGATTTGCCCCCCGGGAAGATGGATCGGAGGGACCTCGTGATCCTGCATAGTTGACAATCTTGCATTGAGCCTGTAGAGTTGTACTTGTTGGTGTTGCTGGTAGTGACTGTAGTTCTCGGTAGGAGGTGTCATGCTGCTACCGCTGGTGTTCTTTTTCGTGACTGTCGGTGGTGTCCTGTTTGCGATCTGCCTGGCATTGGGGTTGTGATGGATAGTTATGTGAAGGCTGAGAAGCAGGCAGTTCTTACTGAGTTGAAGGAATGGAAGAATAAGTGTTTTGCTGTTGCTGATTGTTTCCCTGTTACGTTGTTTCCTGCGGATAGCGCGGAGCGTTCGGCTTGTGCGGGCGCTATGGCTAGGCATGTGATGACTGATTTTGGCATCGAGTTGGCTGGTCGGGTGGAGGCGTTGGAGAGGGAGTTGGGTCTTGCGGATGAGAGTTAACTGGACTGTTTTAGTTCTTGGTGTTGTTGTTCTGGTTTTGGCTTTGTGTTATGGAATTAATCTTGGTACGAATTACGCTAACCATCTGTTCTACCGCTAGGAGTTGTGATGTCGGATCTTCCTCCGTTTGATCGTTATCCTAATGGCGCGCGTGTTTTTTGTATGGAGGATCCTGACTCGTATCAGCTTGGTGGTTCGGCTACTGTGATTGGTTACGATATCACTCGCGAGGTATATATCCTTGAGTTGGATGTTTGGACAGAGCCCGAGATGGAGTGGCATCGTGGTCGTGACACGTGGCCTCGTAGGGAGACGATACTGGCGCTGGAGCAGCCGGATCTTGAGCCGGTTCGTCCTGTACACCCTGGCGAGTACTATTTTCTTGCGCCGCACGCAGTCCCTAATTTTACGGGGCGTGCAGTGAAGATTATGAATGGCCCGAATGATGCAGGGTTGGTTTCTGTGAGATGTACTTGTTTAGTGCATGTAAGTGATTTGGCGGAAAGGCATTTGTGATGAATATTGATAGTGGTCGTCATATGGTTTTGCGTGATGATGCACAGTTGGATATTCGTCTTCCTAGTGATTTGATAGTGTGGGTTGAGCGTCCCCCTCTTCTTGATGATGGTACTGTGTTAGTTTCGTTTATGGTTTATACTCATGTTCATGCGTCTGATTTACAAGAGATAGCGAGTTAAGAGATGAGACTTTATCCAGGCAAAATTGTTACTCTCGTTGGTCGTTCTGGCATGAGTATTCCAGTGCCCTCACAGCAATTGCTTGTTGAGCTTGAGGATTATCCTTCTGAGGATGGTACTGTCTTGGTTGGGTTTACTTTGAAGATGACTAGCGTGCTTGTTAATGTATCGGATCTTAGGGAGTCATAATGTGGGTTCCTGAAAACCGAGAAATTACTTTGGAGGAGGCTTGTGATTTAGTTCATAGGTTTGGGTTGTACTGGAAGTCATTGTATGGGGATTCGTTGTATGGATTGAGGAATGGTGTTCCGATGTCTGATCGAGGGTTGCCTTCTATAAGTGATGAAGCACGGCAGTTGCTGGAAGAGTTGGAAGATGTTAATGACTCTACTAGCTATCTTGTTATTGCGTCTGATACTGTTCGTAAGTATGGATTGATTATTCTTAATCCTCTTGGTGATTTGGTTCGTATGAATACGTACCATAATGGTGTTATCCAGGAGCTTCTTGATTGGAGCTTTATTGAATTAAGAGGTACGCCAAATGGACTACCTGATTATTTCGGTCGCCTTGAGCTTGACGCTAATATTGGCGCTGTTATTGTTCTCACTCCTAGCGGACTTACGGCGGCTCGCGCATTTCTTGCGGAAGGAGATGGATGATATGGCTTTCGACCATAATAAAATGGAGCCTGCTCCCGGTGAGTGGTGGATTGTTGCTACTTTGGGCGTTGCAAATGGCGCTACTGAGACTGTGCGCGTAGTACAGGAGCCATCTACTGATGGCCGGGTTCGCGTTCTTCGTACGGTTGTTGCTTATGTTGATATTAATGATTTTCTTGAAGAGATTGAAGAGTGATGGTTAATCCTGAGCCTTGTGAGAGATGGGTGTTGAAGCGAGGTTCTCCTTACGGCCCGGTTGAAGTGTTTATTCTGTCTCTTCCAGACGAGGAGAAAGTTGTCAGAGTCGATTACCAGAATTATGTTCGTACAATACCGTTGTCTGATTTCGACAGGAAGCTGAGTTAGGAGTTTAGATGGGTGCGGTGCCGAGTCCTTCTTTCGATGAGGTATGGCAGCTTTCTTATCGTATTCCTGCTTGGCCTTATAAGTCTTATACTGTTCGTGTTGTAGTTCCTGCTGATAAGTACGGGACGTTGGTTGTGCAGGTTTGGAGTGATGGCGAGAAGCATTTTCGTCGTGTGCATGGTAAGTGGTTTGGTAATCAGGTTTGTCGGTACGATGATGCATGCTAGTTACGGTGGTGGTGTTTTCGTCGTGGGTGCTTGGGGTGGGGTTGCACGCGCGTAGGCGGGCGAGGGTGGAGTGGAAGCGGGAGGCTTTACGGCAGCTTCATTCTCGGTAGGATCCTCCGTGGAGACTGTTGAGATTGATTGGCGTGTCGGTACCGCCGTCCATGAGATGGGGCATGCGCTGTTACGCTCCCTGGCCGGGTTGGTGGTGACGAGTGTAACCATTCAGAAGGCTTTCCTTAGTTCACAGTTTTCTGGTGAGACGTGTTGGACGATGCCTAAGTCTTATGGTGAGAAGCTTCAGTATGTGATTGATTGGGAGGATTTGAAGATCCTTTGTTATGGTTGTCTTGCTGGTCAAGAGGCTGAGTCGTTGTGGTTGTCTAGGACGTATGGGTTTTCGATATCGGAGGCGCGTGGTATTACTCGTCCTGGATCTGGCACTGATATGAATAATTATCGTAATATTGCTCAGCATCTCGAAGACTTTAGTGAGGCTGGTGCAAGGCTTGAGACTGATAAAATCATCTTACGTAATTGGCCTGTGATTGAGTTGCTTGCCGATATTTTGTCGGATCGTGAGCGGTTGAATACTCGTATGGTGTCGAGACATATTTCCGCTGGGTCTGATTCTGGTGTTCGTGTCATACAGCCTAAGTTGTATGATCCTGCTACTGCTGGGAGTTCGTGATGGCTGATCACATTAATGTTGGTGCTAGGAACGCTGATGGTAGTAATGTTCCTACTAAGAAAGCTTTAGGTGAGGCTATAAAGAAGAATCCTCAGACCATTACTTTTTATCCTACGTCACAGTTTGGTTCGCAGTCTTTGATTCGTGGCGATGAGGTTCCTGCTGGTACGATTCTTAATGTGGTTGGCCCTGATCCAGCGAAGAGTCGTAAGTGGTACGCGTCTGTGGAGAAGACTGGTAAGGGTGTGAAGGTTTCCTGACTATTGCTTAGTCAGTGTGTGGTACCTAACGTTAGGGGTGTGTGCGGTGGCTCGTGATTGGGAGACGCGTGAGGCTAGGTTTGAGGCGCATCCGGTGCGGGGTGCCGCTGGCGCTCTTGCGTGGGGTTGGGTTCTAGCGGTTATTGCGGTTATACTTGTTGGTGCGTTGAGTATTGCATTGTGGGCGTTTGGTGTGTTCTCTAGTGATATTAAGGGTCAGGGGGATGCACAGAAGATTAAGAATGCTGGGCCTAATCGTGTGAAGGCTCAGGAGTTGTTTGAGACTCGGTATCAGGATATTCTTGCTGCCGACCGTACTGTCGTGATCAGTTCTTTGGCTATTGCTCAGGATCCTACTAATCCTCAGTTGAAGACTCAGCTTATTGGTCAAGAGCAGTACTGTGTTGCTCTTGTGGGCAAGTATAATGCTGATACGCGTAAGTTCTCTATGGAAGATTTCCGTTCGACTGACCTTCCTTTCCAGATTGATAATAACGATACTGCTACTGACTGTAAGGGTTGATTAATTTGAAGACTCCTACTCGTAGGGCTGGCGTGATTGGTGTTCTGCTTTCGGCCGCTCTTGTGCTAGCCGGGTGTGATAATCAGACGGCTGATGATAAGGCTCGTGATACTTTGCAGGCTCAGAAGGCTACGGGTCCTACTCTTGAGAAGTCGAATCTTGAGGAGAAGCGTAAGCGCGAAGAGAACCCTGATGCTATTGGTTACTTGTATGTGATGAGTTTTGGTCAGATCAAGGGTTACTACGTGACTCGTGGCAAGATTAGTTCTAATGGTAGTCAGGCCACTCCTGAGCAGGATGTGCATTGGACTTGTGGCGGGACTACTGGTTACTACGGTTGCCAGCCTGTTGTGGTTGATGGTCCTCAGGATGATGGTTCGTATGGTAATGGAGATCCTGGTATTTTCTTCTTCCTTGCGGATGGTACTAAGATCGTAACTAACCTCGATTACATCCAGTCGGATCGTCCTATCCCGGCTATTGATGCCCCGAAGCTTGGGTAGGTCGCCCGGGTAAGCGTTCTGTTTTGTCGACACGAGGGTGCATCTCATGTAAATGGGTTGCACCCTCGTGTCGTTGTTGTATGCTTTATATCTCTGCTTCCTTCCTTGGTGTTGTTGGGTAGGACGTGGGTGTCCTGTTCTTAGTGGCGAGGAGGTGTTTCCGATGGCTGATTGGCGTCACCGTGCTGCTTGTCGTAAAGAGGATCCGGAGATGTTTTTTCCTGTAGGGCAAAGTGGTCCTGCTTTGGTGCAGGTTAATAAGGCGAAGGCGGTTTGTCGTCGGTGCCCCGTCGCTACTGAGTGTTTGATCTGGGCTTTGAAGTCTGGACAGGATGCTGGTGTGTGGGGTGGTTTGTCTGAGGATGAGCGTCGGTCGTTGAAGCGTCGTGCTCAGCGGGCTGGCCAGCCTTTGGAGCACGTTGCCGAGCAGGAGGCTTACGCTTTCCGGTAGGATGTATGGTGGCTACTACTTCAGCGGTGACGAAGGCTCAGGTAGATGGTTTTATTGCAGCGTATAAGTGGCTGAGTGATGTCGCTAGTACGTTGCAGCTTGAGGCTAATGAGCTAAATGCTCAAGCCTCACGAGGTGGTACTCTGTATTCATCTCCGGGTGATGTAGCTGCGCTTCATAAGAGGGACGGGCTTTTACGGGCCGTGCGGGAACTACGCAAAGCTGCTGCGCATAATCATAAGCAGGCTGGTGAGTTCTCGCGCGGTCCGTGTCCTGCGTGCGCTCGAGCGCAGAATAAGCATTGCTCCGGGTGTGGAGCTTGTTCTGACATGAACATTATTCGTGGGGCTAAGGGGCACCTGACTATTGAGTGTCCTGTTTTAATTGAGGCTGGTTTTCCTGCTAGAGTTTAGGGGTTGTTGTGAGAAACTTTTTAGAAGAGCTTGATGCTGCCGAGATGAATACCCGTCATGCTGTGAGTTCGTTGCGTCAGGGTGCTACTCATATTGATGATGCTATGCAAATGAGTCCTGAGTATGCTGACAAGCTTAGTGGTTTGAGTTCGCAGTTGTGGGCGATGGAGGAGCTGGTCCGTGATATTAATATGTCTATTGCGAAGTTGCATTCATCGGCTCGAGTTGCTTCATGATAAGATTTTATTGTGGCATTTCTTTAACATAAAGTTGTCTCGAGTTTCTAGTAAGTGTATGTCTTGCAGTGAAGATGCAGTTATTCATGGGTATTGTTATTATTGTTGGGATTTGCTGACGGGGAGCGGTTGGGTGTAATGGATTCTTCTGATCTGACTGAAGTGTATTTAACTGAGTATAAGCTTTTGAAAGAGGAGCAGCGTTCTCGTATTACTGTTCGCGATAATTTGATTTATGCTACTTTTACTTCTGTAGCTGCTGTGGTGTTTTTTGCGTTTGGTAGTTCATCTCCACATGTTGTTGCTTTACTATTGCTTCCTCCTGTGTGTTTAGTGTTTGGGTGGACTTATTTAGCTAACGATACAAAGATAACTGAGATTGGTAATTATATCCGTACGGAGTTGTCTCCTAAGCTATACAATTCTTCTTATGTCACTGTTTTGGGTTGGGAGTCATTTCATCGTTCTGTAAAGAATAGACGTAGAGTTAAGTTTATTCAGATGTCAATAGATATTCTTGTTTTTTGTGGTGTTGGTTGGGCAGCCGCTTTAGTTTACGGTATTATGGTTCCTCATCCTTCGATTATTTTGATGTTGTTTTGTGGTGTTGAGGCTTTTGCTATCGTGTGGTTTGCTTACGAGATCATTGGTCATTATAGAGCTTCTTGCTCTGCTGTCTGATCTCGCAAATCCTGTAGATCTCTAGATTCTAGTTGACCTCGTGCTGCCTGCATGCTAACCTACGGGTATGACGAACACCGAGAAGGTTTCCCCAAGGCAGGGAGGCGTGATGGCCACGCAGCGTGTTGACGAGCATCGTGTTGGTGTTCTTGTCCCTGAGCACTATGTGTTCGTGGATGTTCTTGATCTTTATGCTGGCAACGCTAAGGATGATGTTGCTGCGTTGGTGACGCGTGCTCGTGTCCCGGGTGCGTGGTTGTCGTTCGCTGAGAAGCAGAAGGTGAAGGCTGCTCGGTACGCGCGTCGTGCGGTGGGTGATCGTCGTGCGTTGTCTCAGTGTTCCATCTGTGGTGCACATATTCGTTATGCGGTGGTGTGGTCGTGGCGTCCTGATATTGACGGCGAGTCGGGTGTCATTACGACTGGTGTGGATTGTGCTGCTTCGATGGGTGCGGCGAAGATGTCTGAGGTTGCCGCTCGAGCGGGCGCGTTGCGCGAGTTCGTGGCTGGGATGCGGAAGAAGGCGCGGGCGGCTGAGGAGGCTGTTCCGGCTGAGGCTGCGGAGCGTTGGACGAAGATCGACCAGACGAGGCGTGAGTGGTTGGCTGCGTCTCCGCAGAATAGGCGGGTGTCTGGGTTTTTGTACCGGACGGTTCAGGAGCATGTTACTGCGGGTTGTGTTGGTGCTGAGAAGTGCTTTTATTGCTCGCTTGCTGAGGATTTGGTGACGCGTGGGACGTTGACGGAGCGTCAGGTTTCTGCGGTGATGCGTGTGGTGAGTGGTCCTATTCCTGCACCGTATTTGCCTATCCCGTCTGGTGTTACTCTGGTGACTGGTAAGATTATGAGTTTGAAGGCTGGCAAGATGTTGGTGCAGGGTAATGGTTTCCGGGTGTGGACGTTGCCTCCTGTGGAGCTGCGGTCGGCGCCTACGGGCTCTGAGGTTCGGTTCGTTGCTGACTTGGAGTCTTCTGCCAAAGATGAGCGGTTCTTGATTGGGCACGACGCGCGGGATGGGGAGGTGGTGGGCTGATGGCCAGGCAGCCGGTTCCGGCCCGCGTGGCGCGCGTACAGCGCCTGCGTTGGTCCGGTGCTGCGGGTTCTCATGGTAGGGCTCGGGTGCGTAGTACTGATCGTCGTAGGGCTGTCCGGGATGCGAGTGATGAGTGATGCCTACGCCTTCTGGGAAGCCTAAGCGTGGTGAGAATGTGTTGTGGGTTGAGAAGGATAAAACGACGAGGGCTGTTGTGCTGCAGCGCACGGAGGGTACTAGTTGGAGTCTGAAGGTTCGCTGGCTTGAGGGTCCTGTGAGGGGTCGGGAGCGGTGGATCACTGAAGCACAGTATTGGATGGATCACGGTCAGCTTCGACTAGATCTTTAAGGGGTTTTGATGAGGTCAGATCTCATTCGCATGAATTCTTTGCAGACGCAGGATGAGCTGATGGCTGCGTTGTCGGCTGTTCGTGAGTGTCAACAGAATTTGAGTGTTGCTGTTCACATGATTGATCAGTGTGATCTGTCTGTGACGGATGGTGTGGTGTTAGCTGAGTTTGATGCGTTTGCTACTCAGGCTAGCACTTCTCTTGCTAATATTACGGCTTTGGTGTGTCGTTGGTTGTTATCGGTTTCCCGTGAGGTGCTGCATTCTGAAATGAGTGAGGATTAAGATGGCTAGTATTCCTGGTGTTACTACGTTGACTGAAGATCAGCGTGATGCTTTGAGTGGAGTATTGGATGTTGTGGCTAGGACTCTTTATCATATGAGTTGTGATTTGGTTGTTGAGGAGTTTAAGATTAAGGATACGGGTCTTGTTCCTGTAGATCATCCTATTCTTGATTCTCTGTTTGATATCAAGGGGTCGTTGAAGGATTTACGGGATCAGTTGGATGATTGGCAGGGTGCTCTTGTTGAGGCCACTCGTCTTGCTCGTGAGGCTCGCACTAGCCCACGTTGATCTTGGTCTGTTTTCCTCGGTAGGAGGGTCCCCTCCCCAGGGGATATAGCATTCGGGTGTTGACAACAAATAATCGTGACAGGGTGAGTTGATTCGTTATGGACAGTGTTGATGTTGTTACTGAAACCCTTGATGCGTATCGCGTGCTGCAGGAGACTCGTGTGGGTGTTGAGTTGGCTCAGCAGGAGTTGTTGAAGGCGCAGATCGCGAAGAATAACGCGGACGCTCGGTTTTGTAGTTTGCTGAGTGGGTTGTCTGATGGTGAGGTTCAAGAGGTGAATGACCGTTTGGCGTCGTTGGGTGTGGCCGGGTCAGTGGTGTCGGAGGGTGGTGGTCCTGATGCCTGGCACTAATAGTAATACTGATTTTAATGTTGATACGGCTGGGTTGTTTGAGATTGCGTTGTCTTCTTGTCGTCGTGAGTGGTCGCGTCCTGGTTTTGAGAAGTTGGGTGTGCGGTTGCAGCGTGCGTTGTTGTGTGAGGAGATTCTTTATATAGCGGCTAGTTTCGGTGAGGACGCGAGTGACGCGTTGGTTCGTCATGTTGTGGATGCTGGTTGGACGTATGCGTTTAGTGGTGGAGAGTTGAAGGGGTCATGATACTTCGCACTGACGATTTCGACGATGTGTACACAGCTTTTCGCCTTTATGTGACGTTGCAGGAGGATAAGGCTCGGGTGGGTCGGGCTAGGAAGTTGTTGGATGAGGCGTTGGGTGTGCAGGAGAGGTCTATTGATCGGTATGGTGTTGCGTTGCGTAGGTTGTCTGAGGCTCAGCGTGGTGAGTTGACTGAGCGTGTTAATGCTTTGCCGGGTGGTTCTAATGGATGAGATTATTGAAATCATTGTGGTGTTTCGTGATTTACAGTCAGCGAAAGCTGATGTTAGCGAGGCTAGAGTTAAGTTAGATCATGTGACTGATATTGCATGCAAGCTTGATGGTGAGTTTGCTGCTATGGTTAGTGGGTTGTCGGAGAGTCAGATGCGCGAGTTGAATGATAGGTTAGATATCGAGTTTGGCCCGGGTGGTTCTGATGTCTGATTCTAAAGTTGATGATACGTTTAATCAGTATATAATTTTGTTTTCTTCTTCTGAGAAAATACGTATGCTTAATAAGTTGTTGGATGCTGAGTGGCGTGTTCGGGTTGAAGCTAGTTCTACTTATTCTAATTTGTTTCGCGGTCTCTCTGATGGTGAGAAAGAGGAGTTTTTTTCTAGGATTGGTCAGTGGGCGCGGCAGTGGGCTGATAGTATTGAGGCTATTTAGTGTTAGAGTCGTTGGGTGTTCTTCTTTACATACTGCTTGGTATGTTTTTGTTGGCTTTGATTGTTTTTGGCGTGTGTTGGTTGTTGGAGAATCGTCGGTAGGATGTGTGATGGGCGCTGTGATCGCTATGTTGGCTGGCATGGTGTTGACTGTGTTAGCGGGTTTTGTACTGGGTTGTGTGGTGGCGTTTGGTATACTGGTGGTGTTGTTTGTTATCGGGTTGTCTAGTTAGGAGTGTTGTCGTGTCTGGTGTTGATAAGCCTTCTGTTGCTAAGGACTCGCATGGTTTGCGAGCTAGTAGGGATTCTAGGTTTGGTGGATCGGCGTCGCAGGGGTTGGGTTATATTAGGGGTACGTTGAAGCAGGCTGCTGAGGTTTCTGATCCTGAGCAGAAGCTTCTGTTGTATGGGTCGGCGGCGTGGGCGTTTGAGTCGTTGGATCAGCGGTTGGTGGAGGGTGACGTGCTCCCGGGTCAGTGGTGGGCGTCGTATGGTTTTACTGAGCGGGTGGATTCGTTGGGTGACGTCGATGAGGATTTGTTGGCTCATTGGCAGTCAACTAATTCTGAGGTTTCCTAGTTAAATATTGGCCCCTATAGCTCAGAAGCAGAGCAACGCTCTTTTAAAGCGTGGGTCGGGATGGCAGAATTCCCTGGGGGCACGGCTGCACCGTTTTATTGTTTGTGTTCTTTTGCTTTTGTTTGAGTGGCGGTGGCCGGGTGGGGTATGATGGTGGTACCCCAGTGGTCTGGGTATCGTGTGACATATCGCGTCGTGACGCGTCGATTCCGGTCGTTGTGACATATCCTATCGAGTCGCGTCGTTCCTGTTCGACCTATCGCTTCGAGTCTAGTCTGGTCTGGTCGCTTGACGTGGCAAGTCATGCCCGGTCCATTCGCACTGACATGTCCTTTCCCATCACCCCACTTCTGCACGACCGTTCAGATCGCTACATTTCTGTTCATGCTGACATGTCCTTTCCTGCCCTTTCACTTCGTACGACCTATCGGGTCGCTCCCGGTCGATTCATGTGACGTGTCATTTCCCGTCCAATCGCTTCATTTGACAAATCACTGCCCGTCCGATCATTTCGACAGGTCCAGTCGTTTCGCATCTTGTCTTATCGTTTGACGATTCGCGTCTATTTGTTTCGATGTGACCTATCGCGTCGAGTCTGGTCCTTTCCGGTCTTTTGACAGGTCAAGTCGAGGCGTATCCCTTCGTTTCGACAAGTCCATGCCACTCGATCCGTGTCAGTTGACTACTCATGTCCATGCTGGTCGAGTCAGGTCCGTTCGACAGATCTTTTCTGGTCCTTGCTAGTCCGACAAGTCCATGCCACGCTTATCGATTCGATTGACTACTCATGTCGCGTTGTGTCGTTCCCGGTCTATTCGACTGATCGTCACCGATCCATTCTTACTATACCGACAAGTCCCTTCCGATCATATCGGATCGTGTGACTACTCACGTCCATTCCTGCCACGTCTTTTCACTTGACTACCCATTACCGCGTCAACTCATTTCGAGTGACAGACCTATTCGTTCCCACTCGTGTGACTTCTCTGGCCCGGACAATTCGTTCCCAGCGACCTGTCGATGCTCTACGGTTCAGGTCGTTTCTTTCGACTTTTCACATCGCGCCGTGTCTTGTCGCCCGACAGATCACTACCGACCCGCTCTGTTCTGGTGACGAGTCTACGCGATCCATTCCGATTCTTTTCGTTCGACCAGTCGCGTCTCTTTCTTCTTTTCCGGTCGTGTCTTATCTTTTCGACATCTCACATCCCGCCGACCCGTTACGACTTTCCATATCCCGCCGATTCGTTTCGACATCTCTGTTCGAGCCGACCCGAGTCGTTTCCCTTCGTTTCGACTACTCACGTCTATTCGATGCGATGTGACCTGACGGATCGTGCCACGTCCCTTCGTGTCAGTTGACTACTCAACGCGAGCCCGCTCAATACTGTGCGACTACTCATTCCCGCGCGATACCGCTTCGATTCGTTTGACTACTCTGTACAATTCCGCTCAGTTGACTACTCATTCCCACTCGATTCCAACTCAGTACGACTACTCAATTCACGACCGTTCGGTCCGCTTCGACAGATCGATTCTGGGCTCTCCACCTCGACTACTCTTTCCCGCTCGGTCCGCGCCGGGTCAGGTGACTGCCCTTTTCCTCCCACGTCGGGTCCGTTCGACTACTCTACTTCGATTCCTATCGATTCGAATCGCACGACTTCTCCTTACGTTCCGTGTCGTCTCGTATGACTACTCAATCCACTTTCTGTCCGTATCTTTTCCGACTTCTCCTTGCGTTTCGGGTCGTCTCGATTGACTACGCTATCCACGTCCACTCACTCCGTGTCAGTTGACTACTCTTTGCGTGCCACTTCTGCTCTGGTGACGTGTCAGGTCCGTTCCCTACCTTCCGGGTCCGACTATTCTTTACGTGTCACTTCTGTTGACGGGTCAGATCGACTCTGTTCGCTTGACGTGTCAGGTCCTAGCGGCACACTTCCGACTACTCTTTACCGCTCACGTCTTATCCGACTAATCATGTCCAGTCCCGTCTGACTACGCGATGCGTTTCTCATCCCCTCAGCTCGATACGACGAATCTATTCATATCGGTTCACGTCCTTTCGACTACTCTCGCCTCTCCCCTGCCATGCCGACTACTCGTGGCGATGCGATTTCATTACTCATCCGTTCCGACTACTCGACGCGTTCCGTCTTCGCTTCCTTTCTTTCCGACTACTCGTTTCCTTACGGGTCAGATCGAGTCGGTTGACTGTGCGTGGCGATTCACCCCGTTTGACTACTCGTTTCCAGACGATGCGTGCCTTTTGACTACTCGTGTCGGGTCAGTCCTTGACGACTACTCGACGCGTTTCCTATCATGTCTGTTCGACTATGCGTGTCGATTCGTCTCGCGTGACTACCCGCTTTCCAATCCAGTCATTCCCCATCCGACTTCCCGCTTCCATACCAGTCAATTCCCTCCGATCTGACTAGCCGTTGCAGATCTTGTCGTTTCTAGACCGACTTCTCCATGCCCGCCAAGTCATTTCGTTTCGACAGTTCAAGTCGAGGCGTATCGGCCCCGTACGACTATTCCTAACATTGTCGATTCACGTCGGACCGACTACTCATGGCACTTCTGTTCCTTTGCGAGTCCTGTCTGTTCCGACTGATCTTGTCTTGCCTTAGCTATTCTATTCCGACTACTCGATGCTAATCGTTTCTTGGCATTCCTAGTCCGACTACTCGTTTCAGGTCAGCCCTCGACGTTTCCAGTCCGACTCTTCCATTCAGATCTTTCCTTCTCAGTTGACTACGCGAGCCGAGGCGAATCGATCCGAACCACTTTGACTATTCGTCAACGAGTCGATTCTGTTGACCAGTCACGCCTGGCCGAGTCACTTCGTTTGACACTCCAAGGCCTATCGCTTTCGATTCGATACGTTTCGACTTCTCACTACAAGTCAGGTCATGCCGATTCGACACATCCGGTCACTAACATGTCTGTTCGATTCGCTTGACTTCTCACGTCCGGTCGCCCCGGGTCAGGCCAGTTCTTTTCGACTAACCCTGTCTCGTCAGGTCAGTTCTTTTTGACCACTCATTTCGAGTCAGATCGTGACCGCACCGACCACTCGTTTCAAGTCAAGCCATGACTGTCTGACCACTCACGTCTAGTCCTGTCAAGTCTACTCTTTTCCGACAAGTCTATTCGAATCCCAGCGATCCCGATCTGACGAGTCTACTCTATTCGATTCCTGTCGACTACTCATTCCGATTCCTGACGATCCTTTACCGACGAGTCAGTTCCAGCCTAGTCGAGTCGCTTGACCAGCCAACTCACGTCTTTTCATTTCCATCGACCAGTCAAGTCCTTTCGATTCTGTTCGACAATCCATATCATTTCGTGCCTGTTCGACAAGTCACTTCTTTCAGGTCCGGGCGATTCATTTCGACTAGCCAGCTCCGTCCGACTCCGATCGACCAGTCAAGCCCTCTCGTTCCCGTCGACAAGCCATGTCCTTTCGATTCTGTTCGACCAGCCAAGTCAGTTCCAATCACTGCAATGCGACGAATCGGATCGGGTCAGATCGTTTCGACTCTTTTGACCGCACAAATCTCGTCGTTTCTGTTCGACCATTCAGATCTTGTCGTCCCCTACTGACTCCTCATCTCCGTTCCACTCAGCTCCGACTTCTCTCCGCTCCCCCATCCAGCTCCGACTTCGCGATTCGAGACCAGGCGGATCACGTCGGTACAATACGACATGTCACGGCGAGTCGTTTCTGGTCCTTCGACTACTCATGTCCAAGGCGAGTCTGGTCTGACCCGACTACACGAGTCGCCCCCGGTCATTACTGGCCATCACCGACAAGCCACGTCACGCCCTATCGCATCCGATCGGCTCGACTACTCCTGGCGGCGCACTTCCGTTCTTTCCGACAAGCCACGTCACTGCGTTTCGTGCCCGGTCGTTTCGACTGATCGCTTCTGTCTTTACGTGTCGAGTCTATTCTTTACCGACTACTCCATTCCTGGCCGGATCGCGTCGATTCGACTACTCAGATCGTGTCTATTCCCTTCCAATCGGTTCCGACTATGCACGTCCATTCAGTTCTACTCGACTACTCGAGCCCGACCATTCGTTTCCACTTCAGTTCTCATCCGACTTCCCGGGTCAGTGCGATTCCCGTCTTTTCCTTTCCGACGTTACGAAGGAGTTTGTTGTGTCTAATGTATCTAGTGCGTCTGCTACTTGCACTGTTAAATTAAATGTTGATGGTTTTGATAAATTGCATATTCCTGGTACTAATCCTCCGTTGTTTATCGAAGTTGATTTTTTGGAGATTAAATACGCTAGGGCAGATAAAACTGGTGGTGTGTGGGAGGTTGTCGATGTGAAGATATCTGGTATGATGGTTCGTTCTGACGGTAGTGGTATTGGTTCTCTTCCAACTTATCTTCATTTTGATAATCATGAGTTGTCGAATACCTGGGTTGTTGATTTGGTGTTTCGGTTTTCGCCTACGGAGACGGGGTCACGATGCGTTTCCGAGTGATTGTATCGCAGGAGTCTGTTATTTGTACTGTGGTAGAGGCTCCGGAGGGTTCTAGTAAGGCGTTCCTGCGTGAGCGTGTGTTAGAGAAAGCGGATCGCGGCGAAGAGTCTTTCGAGTGTGTTTATGGTGATACTGAGTTCTATGAGATCAAGGACGACGATGACGATAAGAATCACGGATGTTACTTACACGACGATTACCCCTCCGTTTAGTTTGTATCATGCGCGTGTTGCGGAGAGGCATGTGGTGTCAGGGTCTGTGGTTGGTGAGCCTATTTTGAGTGTTCCTTCTGATATTATGGATTTGAAGTTTTTGCCTAATGCTGTGTCTGTTCATTATCGTCGTGAGCCAGGGTCTGCTGTTTGGACTACTTTTATGTTGAAAGCGCGAGGTAGTTACGCACGCGCGAGTGGTGTTCCTATTGGTTATGATTTAGGTTGTGTGGAGATTGAGGTGTTGCCGGACAGGGTCCCGGGTTGGTTGTTGGATTTTGCTGAGGAGCATCGTCCTGACGTGCCTGCGGTAGGATAGGTCATGGGTATTAAGGTCGTGAGTCTGGCTGGCACTCACTCCGTTTATACGGAGGTCGAGGAGATGCCTCCTATTTCGCTTTTCCCGGCTCGCCGCGAGCAGTTGCTTGTCACTAGATTTCGCGTTGACTATAAATGTAGTCAGTTGACTGGCAGCGAGTGGTGTGTGGATGCTGTGAGGGTTGCTGGTTTTTTGATGAGTGAAGATGGTGTTCGCGCTTATGAGACGGACCATATGTTGTTCCCTGATGGTATTAAGGGTTGGTTGTGGTCTTGGGTGATGGAGCGTAAGCCAGCGGGTGGGATTTCGTGATGGCTTTTCAGTTGACGAGTATTCGTGGTGCACAGACTATTGTTGCTTCTGTGATTGATCAGGATCCTATTCGGTTGTCGATTCATGGTCCGTTATTTGATGTGGTAGAGGTTGAGGTTAACTTCGCGCGTCGTGACGTGCGGTGGCGTGTGGATTCTGTTTTAGTGACTGGCTTTTTTGATGAAGTTCGGGATGATCCTGATGGATGGGTTCCTCCTGATATGATTACTATATCTTTGCACAACAAATGCTTTCAGCCTAAGTGGCTGCTTGATTGGATTGCTAAGCAGATGCCTGGGGTTTCGTGATGTCAGCAGTAAATCCTTTGGGTGAGTTGGATGACGATGATTTTGTTCGTTGTCCGTTTGAGTCGAGAACTGGCCGGTCAGGGCCAGTGGAGCATGGTGAGCTTGAGGCTTTGGTGTTGGTAGCGGGTAGATGGGTGCGTGTGTGCGCTGAATGCGCGGACAAACACGAGTCTACGTTATGGAGGGATGGACGATGAGTGAGGTTTCGGATCCTTATGTTGCTGGGCCGGGTGAGCCGCTCCCTGGGGATTTAGAGGTGTTGGAGGATACGTGGAGCCTGGCTATAGAGGGTTCCCCGTTCTCTAATTCAGATGAGGGTTTGATTTGGACTGGTCGGTGGTGCGGTAATTGTCGTCATGACGCGGCGTTCCGTGCTGGGTCGTCGTCGGTGGGTTGTCCGTTGGTGTTGATTTCGATGTGTGGTCGTACTCCTGTGGAGTGGGAGAGGGTTGCGGAGCCTACTGATCGTTCGGATGTTTATCATTGCGAGAAGTTTGTTGCTGTAGGTCCGTGATCTTATGAAAATGTATAAAGTTAAGGTCAAGTATCGTGATGGTAGTGTGTTTCGGCACGAATCACATAGTCCTGATTTGGCAGATAATTATTTTGATGTGTGGTCTTTTGATAGTCATCTTGTGCTTGTTTCTTTGACTGAAGTCGATGACCATGATGATGTGTGGAGTAAGCGTTCTATTCGTCGTGTCAGACTTTTGAGGAGGAAGTAGTGAGTGATGCTGCGTCAGCTACTGTGTTTTGGGGTTGGAATCTAGGGGATATGTTTGATCCTCATACGTCAGAGGATTTTAAGCCTTTGTGGATGGAGCCTGCGGATGGTTCTGATTCCGAGGATTGGCGCGATGTTGTATCTAAGAAGTTGGGTTGGGTTCCTGTTTCTAGACCTGTACGTCCTTCTTCTTTAGATATTAGTTATCCTTGTAGTCGTGAGGAAAGACTTGCTGCCAACGCGATATTTTACAATACTGCTGAGTTTAAGGATTATACGGCTAATCGTGATAGGCAGAAACGTATTATTGAAGATTTGAATGTAGATTTTGCTGAGTATGGTTATCGTGATGAACCTGCTTATTGTGTGAGGATTAGGGAGTCGGTGCAGGAGACTCCTGATTGGGGTTGTGTTCAGTTGAATGCCTTGAATGCTCGCCCTGAGTGGAATACTCAGATGCGTGATTTTGTTGCTTTGTTGGATTTGCGTGTTCCTGTAATTGGTACTCCTGGTTGGCACGTGTGTTGTTCGTACGGATAAATTAGTATTATACTTCAGATCGAGGATGCCGTGAGCACTGATCCAAAGCCTAAGCCTGTTCGTGAGGTTGACGAGCCTGAGGTTATTGTTCCTGAGGTTATTGTTACTGTTGGTCCGTTGCCTGGTTTCCCTAAGCCGGGTCCGTCTGGTGCGGAGTTGGTGGTCGCGCAGCCGTTGGTGGTGGAGGGCGAGGTTGTCGAGCAGGTTGTAGATGCACCTGTTGTTGATAAGCCTGTTAGTAAATCTGATTCGCGGTTGGATTGGGTTCGTTATTTTCCTTGGTCTGAGGCTTTGCTTTTTGGGTTGGTTACGGGTGTTGGCGCATTCGCTGCGTATATTGGGTATCTTATTTGGCAGTCTTTGATGTCTGTGTTTCACGTGTTGTACGTTGCTGGGGCGGTCGTGGCGGGCTTCGGTTCGACGATTGGCCCGGTTGTTGGGGGCGGCTTGGTGCTCGGTCTGGTGTGGGTGCTGGCCCGTGCTGTGGGCGGTTCTAGTGGGTCGACGGCGAGTCAGCCGGTGTCGAAGGTCGAGAAGCCTGCAGAGGCTAGTCCTGACAAGCCTAAGGCTGGTGGTGATGCGGCCCCAAAAGTAGGGACATTGTTTGGTATGACATCTACATTGAGGATGCCGACTGATATCCCTGCAGAAGAAGTATCTAGTGATGATTCTGCTGATTTGACAGATCGTTGGTTGTCTGGGTTGCGCAATAAGAATTCTAGTCAGGCAGTTGGTATGTGGCAGGGTGGTCATTATGATTTGCTAGCTGATGCTATGTATGGCGGTAGCTTAGAGACTGCTGTCAACATGCATAGTGATGATAGGTGTGGCGTTGATCATTTGCTTGAAGAGATTCAGCCTTATGATGGCCCTAGAGGTAGGAATGGCAGGAAGCATCCTGCTATGGATAAGGCACGTGAGGTATATGGGGATAAGCTTCTTAAGGATGTTATGCGTATGAATGATCGCGGTACTTCTTTGAGGAAGATTGCTGATTATGTGGAGCGGAAGACTGGTAAGTGATGGTTACGCACGCGCCTGATGAGGAGCCTGAGTTTGTTCGTAATGGTCGGACGGGGATGGTGCATATCGTCGCCTCCGATCCGGGTATGCGGGAGCGTGCGTGGACGCGGTTTTTGGCTCCTTATGGGTTGAAGCCTCCGCAGCCAATGATGGCGTTGATGCATGGTCCTGTGGTGTCGTTGTGTGGTTGGGTGGGGTCGACGTCCCCAGCGTTTGAGGATCGTTACATTGATGTGTTTTGTGATTATGAGATTTGTGTGAAGTGTGTTCGTATTATGGGTGAAGATGCACATCTTGCTTTTGAGCATGCTCAGTACGAGGAGAAGGATCGAGCTGATTATGACGCAGAAAACGCCTAAAGTTGATTTTAGGATTGCTTCGTATGAAGTGTGTTGCGTTCCTTTTAATAATATTAATAGGCGTCATTGGGTGATTAAGGTTGAGCATCGTGGTTTTGAGCGGTGGTCGGTTACGCATGAGGGTTCGTTTTTAGGTCGTGATGGTTGGTGGAGTGATGGTTGTGCTGACGGTGAGTCTTACGATCAATGGTTAGATGACCATCGTTTTGGTGAGCAGGAGGCTATTGCGTTGGCCACGCATTGGGCGCCTAAAGTGAAGAGTATGGGCAAGAATGCTGCGGAGTTAGCTATGTGGGAGCGTGATTTGGATGAGTCAGGCAGTTAATATACTGGTTGTTTATGATCGTATTCAGAGTAAGTTACTTGGTGAGGCTACTTTCGATGATTCAGATATTGCGTTGAGATATCGTTTTTCGTTGGAACCTCAGTATTCTGCTTATCCTGAGGTGGAGATTCTGGTGTTGAGCGGTCCGTCACGTGAGGTGATCCAGCGTAACCATTGTAAGTATTGGGCAAGCGCCGTCACTGCCGGGTAGGACTAGGTATGATAGATCCTGAGTCTGTTACTGCGATGTTCGAAGTGCGAGCTATGGTCTTTGACGAGGAGCCGATTAAGTTTTTGTCTAACTCTCCTTCACTTCTTGTGAGTAGCATTAAGATCTCGTTTTCGCGACGAGTTGATGGTCATGGGCATTGGCAGGTGCGGGCTCCGCAGGTGACGGGGCGGTGGGTTTTCGATGATGGTCGGTTGAGTTTGTTGCCGTCGACGGTGCCGTTGCCTCGACGGGATCAGCCTGATTGGGTACGACAGTTTATCCAAGATAATATGCCTGTGTGATGGCTGATCTTTCGAGGAGTAAATCATGACGGTGAAGCTGCGTGATCGTCTTTCTAAGTATGTTGCTTATGCTGATGTGGAGAATGAGGAGCCTGTTCGTTCTGCTATTGAGCATACGTTGGTTGATGTTACGGAGATCGAAGCTGTTTATGAGCGTACTGAGGGCCGTTGGCGTTGTTGGGGTGTGTGGGTGAGGTATTACCCTATCAATGCTGATGGTTCTGTTAATACTAAATGTAAGGGTGGCGAGTCTCTTTTTATGTCTGACCAGCCTCAGTGGTTGCTTGATTTTATACTTAACAACACTCCTACTGGTCCGACTTATCCTTTGGATGTTGCGTTGGGTGTGGATGAAGAGTGATTACTTATGAGGTTGATGGTTTTGAGGAGACTCGTGCGTTTTCTGCCAGTATTAGGGGAGGCGCGTGGGTTCCTTTAGGCGGTAAGCGATTAGAGACCAGTGCGGTTGTTGTTACGTATACTCGTAGTATTAATGGTTCGTGGTGTGTTGATTCTATTCGTACTCTTAATCGTGGTCCTAGTGTTACTTTTTATTGGCCTGATTCGAGCTTGCCAGCGTGGTTGTGTGAGTTGGTGGAGAATTTTTGGCCACGCCCTAAGGGTATGCCTGCTTATACTTCTAATTCGTTGTCTGGTGAGTTGGTGTCTTCGTGGGAGTGAAAACTATTGTAACTGAAGTTAATGAGTTGTGTGAGATCATTGCTAGTGTTGATGGAGCTATAATAGACACCGGTTGTCCTGGTATTCGTTCGTGGGATGCTACTTCTGTTCGTGTGGTGTATGAGCGGGAGATGCATGGTGAGTGGCGAATGTATAGGGTTACTGTGTTTGGTAAGAGTAGTTTCCTGAATTTCGACGTTGGCGGTATTCCTAGTAATCCTCAGTTTGATTGGTTGAGTGTGTTTGTTCAGCAGCATAAGCCGCTGGCCGTTGTCCCGGGTGTGCACAAGATTCGAGATTATCATAATGGGTAACGTTAAGGTTCAGAGCGTTAATGCTAGTAGGCGTGTTGCCGCTAGTGTGACGGATTGTGACCTTGTTCGCGATTTCATTTATCATCGTGACATTGATGTTAGTGGTGTTGATATTCAGTATTTTTTGCGCAGTGATAAAGGGTCTGGCGGTACGTGGGGTATTCGTGTTTTTGTTCGTGGTATGGTATCTGGGGTTGATGGTAAATTTGTGAGCTGCATAGAGATTATTGATATCTCTAGTCAGCCTCTTTGGTTGCGTATTTTGGTTGATTCTGAGTGTACTGGCGAGCTTGCTTATAAGCAGAGGTTGTCGTAATGGAGTTGGTTCCTACTATTCGTGTGACGATTGTTTGCACGGATGAGTCGTGCCAACGTTATGGTATTGAGTGGGTTGTGGTGTTGCGCCCGGTCGTCCCGGGTGTGGTGGAGCTTCCTGAGTGGCGGTGTGTGTTTTGTGGTTCGAAGATTTCGTTGGCTGCACCTATTCAGTGGGCTTGGGGTGGGTAGGACAAGTCATGGATGATAAGATCATGTCTCAGGTTCAGGCTGAGTTGGCGCGGCTGCGTCAGGGGACTCTTAATTCCTTGAGTGATGAGGCTTGGTCGTCGTTGACGACTGCCTTGGAGCGAGCGTTGACTGGTCGTAGTAAGTCGGTGATTCGTTATGGTGAGTCTATCCCAGAGGATTATCTTCTAGTATATACAGGCTATTCTGATAGTATTCAGATGTGGGATCGTACTCTTGATGGTGCTTGGGAGCTGACTGGGTCGTTGTCTGAGAGTGAGTTGTTGGCTCGGTTTGGTGTGGTACGAACGAGGCGTGAGGTTACTGACGAGTTTCTTGCTGTCCACGCTGAGTGTTTCCCGTCCGGGCCTGGGTCGTTGCCTTCTGTTGACTCGGAGGTTGTGGGTGTTATTGAGGATGCGGCGCATGCTTTACGTGGATTGTTGGCTCTGGGTGGTCCTTTGAAGGATTTTCCCACTGAGGGTCGACAGGTTCTTGCAGCGAAGAGAGCTATTCGACGGTGTGATGAAGTTTTAATTTCTATTGAGAAGGATTGAGGGTTAGTGATGTCTGTTTCGAGGTTTGTTCCTGATCATCGTGAGTTGTTTTGGCGAGCAATGGATTGTATGGAGGAGACTAATTCTCTAGGTCATGGTGTTCATCGTCTTGAGGTTATGACCGAGGCTACTATTTGTCTGCAGGCTGCGTTTTATCTCTATATTATGGCTGAAGACGATCAGCTTGATGAGTTGCTTGCGGTAGGACAGGGTCATGCGGTTACTGAGGGCGAAGCCGGGCCTTCCGGCAGTTCCAGCGGTGCGGGTGACGAGTCGGAATCTGACTGAGGTTGCGTTGTGGTGTGGTGGTTCGGTTGGTCGGTTGGGTGATCATTGGGTGGTTGTGCTACCACACGACTATGGAACTGTGTATACAGGATATTTTATCGTGAAGTGGTTAGATGGTAGTTTCGAGGCTTTCACTCCTATAGATTTTTCTTCTAAGTTTGAGTTGGAGACTTTAGATGACTACTTTCGATAAAGTTCCTGAGAATGACGATGAGTTTAAGGATCGAATGATTCTTTTGTTTGGACCTCATTATAATACGTTGGCACGTGGTCTAGTTTTTTATCCTCATCAGGTTGCTGCTGTAGATATGTTGTTGAAGTATAATGGTAACGGGATTGTGCAGTGAGTATGAGTAAGCATGTGGTGGCTATTCGTCCTCCCGATGAGCGTTGGTTGAGGATGAAGGCTGCCCATGATGCTTTGGTTGCGGCTGGTCTTCCTATTACTCGAGAGTTAGATAACTTTTTTGATGGGCATGAGCCTGATCCTGAGGGTGTGATTTTGCCTCTTGATCCTGATTATGTTTCTTGTGTTCGTGAGTGGTCGGATGAGTTTATGCGCGATGGGTTAGAAGTTATTTTATCTGAGTTGCCTCCTGATGTTAAGATCATTCGTTTTTACAATTCGTATTGAGGTTTCTGATGACTGAGGATATTGTGGGTGAGGTAGAGGTGGCCCTCGCTCGAGCCATGCCGGGTCCGTGGGGTTGGTGTCAGGATTACGATGGCTTTGTTTTGTCGGAGCCGTGGGCTAGGCCGAAGCCTGGGTTTGTTCCTTCTGATTATCATTACAGGTATCGTGAGTTGATTGAGATTCCTTCAGGTACCGTAGAGTTTATGGCTAATAGTCGTGTTTATGTGGAGCGTTTGTTGGCTGAGGTGAAGAGGCTTCGTGTTTTAGTTTCGGAGACCGACCCTACGATGGAGTTTTCCTGATGGGCATTTATCCTGATTATTATACTGAGCCTGCGGATACTAAGACAGCACATGAATGGTATGAGTATCGTAGTATTCCTGGTGTGGTGTCTCGTCGTAGAGTGGTAGCTACTAATTGGGAAGAGTATCAGAGAAATAATTGTTTTTGTTGTTCTTGTGAAGATTTTTCTTGTGACCCTTATTGCAGGAATCATGGGTGGTATGGCACGCGCCCGTGCGAGGTGCATGGAATGCCGGGTGAGGCTGGGGATGATGGTGTGATGCCCGCTGGCGTGCAGGTGGTGTGGGCGTCCCGACGCCCGGGTGGGTAGGAGTCTGTAACATCCAACTTTGTGTCACCGATACACAGGATAGTACTCCTACTATGATAGGTTTCTTGTGTTTAGTGATGGAGAGTTGTTCGATGGTGAGGTTGCTTTTGATGATGCTTTGTTGAGTGCGATTGGTACTGGGTTTTCTATTGGGTTTGATGGGTTATCCAGGCTTCTTTCTGGTTGGCGTGCTGAGATTGTTTCTTCACCTATGGTGGAGCTTGTTTCCGTTGAAGATGCTCTGACTGTGATTATTGCTGCTCGGGAGAGATTAGGTTATGGCTAGTTTTCCTATTGTAGATCTCTCTGATGAGGATCCTCGTATTGCTAGGCTGCAAGAGGAATTGAAGCTTGCAAATATTAGTTACGCTGAGGAGCGTAAGGCGAGAGAGTCTTTGATGTGGAAAGTGACTGCGTTGTCTGCAGATTTTATGTCTCGTTCTTTTGCTCCGTCTAGTTCTTCACCTGATTATACTGCTGGTGTGACGGCAGCTTTGCATCAGGTTCATGCGGAGTTAAATAATTTATTGGAGAATTTTCGTGCGTGATGTTGCTTTGATGTTAGAAGAGTTTAGTCGTGCGACTAATGGTGATACTCTTTCTGAGGAGGCTTGGTTAGAGCTTCGTAAGAAGTTATTGAAAGAGGAGCTTAAAGAAGTTCTTGATGCTTTGGATGCTCGTGATTGGTTTGCTGTTGCTAAAGAGTTGTCTGATTTAGTTTATGTTGTTTATGGTACTGCTCAGCGTCCTGGGATTAATATGCAGCTTGCTATTGAGGCTGTGCATGATTCTAACATGAGTAAGGTTGGTCCTGACGGTAAGTTTGTTGAGCGTGAGGACGGTAAGGTTTTGAAGGGTGAGCATTATTATGAGCCTGATATGAGGGTGGCTTTCACTTTTGGAAGGGCGTTGTTGGCATGACTGCTTTTTGTTATGACTTTGAGTTCCTTGAGAACGGTTTGACTATTAAGCCAATTTCTATTGGGATTGTGCGTGTCAACCCTGATGATTCAGTTACTGAGTATTATGCTGTTAATCGTGATGCACCGTGGGCTCGTATCCGCAAACATAATTGGTTGATGGATAATGTCGTTCCTTCGTTACCTCGCCTTCCTGGCACTAAGTGGAGTACTAATCTTAGCGTCCCTCCTATTGATACGACTCATCCAGATGTGAAGCGTTTAGATACTATCAGATATGAGGTTAAAGATTTTCTGTTGTCTGGAGATTCTCCTCCCGACTTGTGGACGTGGTTCGGTGCTTATGATCATGTTACGTTGATGCAGTTTTGGGGCACGATGATGCAGCGCCCTTTGGGGTTGCCTATGTTTAGTATGGATTTGAAGCAGGAATGTGAGCGTCTCGGGTTGAATGGTGATGACATCCCTAAGCAGTCTGCAGACTCCATGCACAATGCGTTGGATGATGCTCATCATAATCTTAAGATCGCTAGGTTCTTGATGCCGTATAATCATCCTAGGCTCTGGCCGTTGCGGTAGGAGTGCTCACGTTTCTCACTGTGGAGGTGTGTGATGGCAACAGGTTCCCCTAAGGTTGCTAAGGCGTTTGTGGAGGGTAAGGGTTGGATTCAGAGTTCTGAAGTTTTAGCTATGTGGATTGAGCAACAGCCTGAGCGTCTTATTTTTCATGGTTTGGATAGTGGCGGTAATTTTCGTCCTAGTCAGATGCCTGTGAATAGTGAGCTTACTGTTCGGAGTAATTCTGGTCTTCTTGGTAAGGTTAAGAAGACCAACGATCAGTACGGGATGAGGCTGACTCCTACCAAGAAGCGATAGGTTTGTGATTTAAAGTTTGGTGGCTTTTTCTTTCATTTGGCGCAGCGGATTGAAGGTCGGGGATGGGTGTTAGTGAGGTTGAGGAGTCGTGCGCGCGGCTGCGTGCCGCGTTGCACGTTGGACCTAGTTTTTCGCTTCTTGATTTAGTAGAGATTGCTATTTTTAGGCTGCAAGGATATGCACTTGAGTCTTACGAGCTTGAGCGTAATCTTGCTTTGGCTTTGGGTTACCCTCTTGGCGAGAAAGAAGGTCCCTGCCCGGGTGAGCCTGTGACTGGGGATCATACGGTTGTTACGTTAGCTATGCAGCTTACTGCTCGAATTGGATATACCAATTGGATATTGGTTGACGACCAGCGTTAAGGTGTTCTACGTATGCCCATGCTTCCGGTTCTAGATCTGCTTCTTGTATGATCTCTAGTTCTGTTGGGTGGATGGTTATTTTCTTACCTGTTTTTCTATGACATTCCCAGCATGCTGGTTTTAGTGTTCCTGCTTCTACTTCTGGTACGTGCAAGTCTGGTACTAACACACTTATTCCGCATTTTCTACATTCTCTTATGAATGCTCGCCCGTCTGAGCGTTCGTAGATGGTTGGGCATATAAACCAGTTTGTCATTTCACCATCTTGTTCCGTCTATGGCTTCGTGGTCTATGACTGGGTGATGTGGTTTCAGAATGCAAGACCATCTATCGTATGGGTCACTTGGATCGCAGTGAAGTAGTACATCACCACAAATGATGTCGTCTGTTTTCATTTGCATGATGTGTAGGTGTTCGGTGTCTATGTGTTCCATGCGGGCCTCCAGGGCTCTTTGTCTTCCCTCATCGTGCCATAGTTATCCCTTTTTGTTGACACGGGTGTAACCAGGAGTGGCTTGTGGCGTTGTTCGGGGTACTACGTTCCGTGAGCCTAGAGAGTGAGATCATGGTTGTGACGCCTGCGAGGCGCGGAGGCCAGCATCGTATTGGTCATCGGCGAGATGAAACCATTTCGAGACATGAGCTTGCTCTGTCGGATGTAACTCTTGAGAGGGCTCGAGGTCGGATCCGTCAATCGTTTTATCGAATGTTTTGGAGATTGAACTGATGGCTACTGTAGTTAGTCCGGATATACTTGTTGCTTTGAGTGCTATTCGTAAGTCTAGAAATGCACTAAATATAGATCTCAACTCCATTGATAATGTTTTGAGGACTGATCCTTCGTTGAACATTGAGACTCAGGATCTTCTTCTTAAGGTTGTCGATTCCATGAAGTATCTTGCTGATAGTGTTGCAGATGTTCTTGCTTCTTCTGATTTTAGGAAGAGGAATGAAGATGGCGACGTTTAGAGATCTTAATCAGGAGATTGATAGATTTCAGCATGCTTATAATGATTTGTCTTGCCTGTTGGTGAAGGTGGAGACTCGCCTTATGGGTCCGGCAGCGCTCAAAGCCTCGAGGCCGGGTCCGTCTGTGGAGGATGCTGACTTGCAGTTGGTTGTCAGGGCGCGCGAGCGGCTGGAGGCTGCGTCTACCGACTTAGCTACCATATTGACTACCAACCAAGACTTGCAAGCTTGACTCATGGATGGTACAGTTACACCATCATAAAGAGCAAGTTGCAGGGGAGCTAGAAAATGTCAGCAGAATCTGATGCAGATTTGCTAGATCGTGTTGCGAATTCTAGTCGTGATACACCAACAAGTGATGAAGCAGCGATGGACGAGTTGATTGGTCGCACTGGTAGATGACGAGATGCAACCATTGCACTTTGGTTGAGTTTGAGCGGCTGGCTGCGGTGGGTGGTGCTGTAGTCTCTTGGGTCGTGGAGCATCGGCCGGAGATGCGCGGGTGGGTCGCGGTACAACGTAGTGATGAAGATGCACCGACATTGTGGTTCAAGGCTCTACCAGCGCATTGTCAGTGCTAGTTATTTGATAATTAAATGTGGCCTCATAGTTTAATGATAGAACTTCTGATTCTCAATCAGAGAGCGCGGGTTTGACTCCCGTTGAGGCTTCGATGGGCTAGGCAGGCACTAACAGAGTACGGTGTCTGGGGGTATCTCCTTATGGGGATGCTATTCCTAGGACTGGGAGAGGCTTGGTACCCCAGGTAATGTCCAGTGGTGTACGGCGCACACCCGGCGAGGGGCCGGTAGTTCTGTTGTAGTGGGCTCGGAGATGTTTGTTCCTACTTCAGACGAGGACTGGGTTCGATTCCCAGCAGGACAACGAGATGGGAAGTCGTTGTTGATCGCTTCTTTAGCTACGGTAATCACTCCGATGGAGCGATTGACCCCTTCTGCCGAGGGCGTTGGGTGGCTGACTACCTGACGACAATTGGTGAGCTAGTCACTCACCTACCTGTCTCTGCTCGAACCGCTTTTAGTTCGGGTCGCTACCGAGCATGAGTGCCAGCGTGATTTTCGGGGCTCGTAGCTTGATCTTAAGATTAGGCTGTTCCGTTGATCCTCTTGCCAGAGAGGGAGCTGGGTGAAGTCTGGTGTTCGAGTATCTGGAGCGGTCAGGGTTGTGCATAGGCTCGCCAATGGCGATCCTGACTGCTCCGCCATGGTGGAGTGACCGAGAGGCTAGGTAGCGGCCTGCAAAGCCGCGAACACGGGTTCGATTCCCGTCTCCGCTTCGAGGGTGAGACTGAGTCAAGCAGGGTGGTTCCCTGTAGGCGAGGTGCGTTTAACCAACGCACGCTTACCCGTTTAATTTTGGGCCGTTAGTTTAACTGGTAAAACAGGAGCCTCCAAAACTCCGAGATGTGAGTTCGAATCTTGCACGGCCTGCTTATGAAGGAGGAGCTGTGAATCTAACTAATAGATCTAATTTTCAAGACGATTTGTTTGAGTTGATTGCTAAGCATTGGCCTGATGTGAATTCGCCCACGTCTGACCCTGACGTTGTGTGGCCGGGTGAGGTATTGCGCCGTGCTATTAATGATGCTACTGCTGATTGGTGTGTTGCTGGGATTCAGCAGGATCCTAGTGTTTCCCCCTCTGCTGTGAGTTATAGTATTGTGACTTCTTGGATTGGTGAGTAATGACTTCTTACCCTGAGTGTGATAGATTGAATGCTGTTTCTTCGGAAGTTTCGACGTTGTCTGAGTTTTTGGAGTGGATTCAGTCTGATGGTTTAGTTTTGTGTCGTCTTGACGATACTGGCAAGATTTGTATGGATGCAAATGTTTTTGAGTATTTTGCTACTCATGAGTCAGCACAGGATTTGATTTATCGTTTCTTTGCTATTGATCCTGGTAAGTTGGATCGTGAGCGACGTGCTATTCTTGATGAGTTGCGCGCCCTCGATATGGGTTAGGTATTGCCCTGTAGTGTAACTGGCAACACACTCGGTTCTGGCCCGAGAGATTTTAGGTTCAAATCCTAACGGGGCAGCGTTTGTGAGGAGGTGGGTTGTGTTTATTGATAGTGGTGTTGAGATCGGGTGATAGAGCGAGGCACCCTGTCTTTTGTGTTTAGACAGGGTGCCTCGGTTAGTTCTGGATGTTTAGTTCCAGTACCAGCGCTGCTCCCAGCGGTGGTCGCGACCGTCCCACTCCCAGCGCCGGTCCCAGTGGTGGCGGCGGCCACGATCACGGTCGTGGTCATGGTCGTGATCGTGGTCATGGTCCCGGTCGGTACGCACACCGAGATCGAAAATGCTGGATACCTGCATGATGACTCCCTCTTGATCTAGCTGATCCGGGGTTTAGCGTTTCCGCTGTCATCGCGACGGTGGTGTTCCCCCGGCCTGTTAGTTTCGGAGTGTGGTCGGGTTTCGTTACTCTGTGGTGTTTGCGCTGGTAGCTCAACGGATGGAGCCTCTGATTACGGATCAGAAGGATGTAGGTTCGAATCCTACCCAGCGCGCAAGGAGCTATAGAAATGTCTGTTAAGCTTGGTGAAGTTATTCAAGATGCTAAATGCCCTAATTGTAATACGTTTTCTTTAAGAATTACTCTTGGCTTTATCAGTGCTCCTGACCATGTTTTTTCTGTTCCTGGTATGCCTTATAAGATGACTGCTTGGACGTGGCCTTTTTTGGTTTGTAGTTCTTGCGAGTTTGAAGCGACTGCTAAGGGCCGTTCCCTCCGCCGTCCGGTATGACTCCTTGACAGAGTGTTCATGCATTGTTTGAGGGGATGAAGTGTCTACTAAGCTATTGTCGGAGCTAACTCCTGACATTGCGACTGCTGAGACTGAGAAATTGATTCTTGATAATGATCTGAAGCCTCAGGTTTCTAGAGTTTTATCTCATCTTGCGTCGCATTTGCCTGATATTGTTGCTACTGTTGTTTTGGTTCGTTTTGGTGGGAATATCGACAATATTGCTAGTGTTTTGAGGTCCCTGCCCGGGTCAGATGTGATTCCGCATACTGCATCTATTTCTATTTTCCGTAAGAAGAGGCTGTAGGCTGTGACCACCCAGGGGGACATCCCCCTCCTCCTGGGTTAGTGGCCCCCGCACTTCCCTACCTTTCACCCCCAGTGCGGGGGTCACGCTTTTTTGTTGGCCGAAGACTCATGTCGTGATCTACTTCGTGAATAAGTCGAAGCTCATCTCTGATGCTGACGTCCAGACAATGGTTCGCGCGTGTGCGTATCAGCTTCGTTACCACGCTGCACCTGCTTGGCGTTTGACTCCTATGGCTGTTGCTTACGCTAAGAGTGAGAAGGACGTTCCTCCTGGCGCATGGGTTTTGGGTGTGTTAGATGATGCGGATCAGGCTGGTGACCTTGGTTGGCATACTGAGGATAATGGTGTTTATTATGGTCGCATTTTTGTGCGTCCGGTGTTGGAGAATGGTGGTAATGCTCTGACTGCACCGTTGTCTGTGGCGTCTGTTGGTTCTCATGAGGCGTTGGAGATTTTCGTAGATCCTACTTGTAATCGGTGGGCTGAGACTGGTAATTCTGATATTGAGGTTGCTCTTGAGGTTTGTGACCCGGTCGAGTCTTCTTATTACACTGTTCCCGTTGATTCCACTAAGGTGACTGTTTCTAACTTTGTTTATGAGAGCTGGTTTGATTCTCAGGCTAAGGGTAAGCTGGACTATAATGATGAGTGCCACTCACCATTCACTATGGCTAAGGGTGGGTATATTGTTTTGAAGAAGCGGGGTAAGGTGTCGCAGCAGTTTGCTGAGCATTACCCGGAGTGGCGTAGGGAGATCAAGAAGTCTGAGCTGGCTCGAACGGCCCGGAGGCTGTCTGTCTCGTAGCCGGTATGATACTGGCGTGATCGATATTTCGAAGAAGGATATAGAAGAGATTATCGCCGATACTGGCGCTGGTGACCCGGACGTTTTGTTTATTGAAGGATTCCGGCTGGCTGGAGATCCTAATATTAGTCTAGCTTTCACTTTACCTTACGATTTGATGCCTCATTTTTGGCTTAGTGTTGCCACGTGGTATTGTGAGCGTGAGCATTCAAGTACTCTTGATCTACCTGAGTGGACTCCGCTTGATCTAGCGGTCAACTCGAGGTTGTCCATTAATGGTGATACTTGCCCTATTATTTATTTTCTTGCGTTTAGGTTGGTGAGCTAGTGAGCACTGATTTGCAGGTTTTGACGGATGATGTGCGGGCTGCGCGCCGTCGTTTGGATGCTCGGGTGGGCGAGATGCGGATGCTGGCCGCGAGGGGCCAGGAGCTGCAGCAGGCGGCTGTTGTGGCGCGCTCAGCGCGGGAGGCTGCGGATCGGGTGTCGGGGATTCTGTCGAAGATCGGTTCTGATCGTGACGCGGCTGCGCGTGCGATGGTGGAGTCTTTGGTGTCGGCCGGGTTGGCTGCAGTCTTCGAGGAGCGACTGACTTTCCATTTGGTGGAGTCTATGTCGCGCGGTATCCCTCAGGTTGATTTTGTGGTGAAGACACATTTACCGGATGGTTCTGAGTTTGAGACTGACGTGATGTCAGCTCGTGGCGGTGGTTTGGCTGCGGTTGTTGGGTTGTTGTTGCGAGTTGTGCTTATTCTCTTGACAAGAGGCGCGGGCCGGAATGCCCCGGAGATTCTTGTTTTAGACGAGACGTTGGCTCACCTGAGTTCTGAGTATCTCGAGGCTGCGGGGCAGTTCTTACGCACTCTTGTTGATACGACTGGTATTCAGATTGTTATGGTAACTCATCAGGAAACGCTAACAGCATTTGCTGATGTTCGCTATAAGTTTTCTTTGGATGCTACTGGTGCTACACAAGTAAAGAAAATTGATTGCTGTGACTGAGTCTTATCACCCATTGACAGCATCTGCTCTTATTGACAGATTAAATAAACTTGTCAGTGAGCATGGTGATTTACCAATCATGGACGAGTATAATAATAGTGTTGATGGATTGGAATACAATGACGAAGTTGTCAGATGTTTTTTGCTTGTTATCACAGGCGTGGGACACGAAGAAAGTGTATCGGGATAAAGCTGACTGGTGGGTTGGTGTTTATTTTGGCCCTAATCATGTTTATATTTGCCCGCTTCCTACGTTAGTGCTTAGATTTGATAATCAGGCTTAGTGGTGGCCCTGGAGCGTTGTCCGTCATCGTGACGGTAGGATGGTTGTGCGGGGGTCGGGTTCCTAATACGGATGCGCACCGTCTCCCGCTTTATGCACCGGTAGCTCAGAGGCAGAGCATCGCACTCTTAATGCGAGGGTCGGGATATCGTAATTCCCCCGGTGTACGTGACTCATGAAGAACAGCCCTTGCCTCGTTATTGTCCTGGTGTTGAGGGTGCACATGATTTAATGATTCGAGATTTAGGTAATACTTCTAGTTATATTCCTGGTGTTTTGTATCAGGCTACTGTTGAGCGTATTGTTGCTCGTAAGAAGGTTGGGTTTGATCGTTACGGTCAGTTGTTGTGCCCGGACGATGGACGTGATACTTTACGCGATGCTATGGAAGAAGCTTTAGATTTGTGTGCTTATTTACGTAATCTGTTGCGTCTTGGACATAAGCTAGAGACTACTTATTACGCAGCTTTTGGTGTGTTACTTGATTTGGTTTGTGAGCAGGATGGTATTCCTAAGCCTTTGTACTGGACGGGGTTTGCTCAGTTAGCGGTGGAGGCGTCTCCCGGGTAGGACGCTTCATGAATCTTCATGTTTGTGTTGCTCGAGTTAGATATCTTCTTTATCGTACATATCATCGCGATATTACGCCTATTATTCGTAAGTTGATTCCGCACTGGCTGATGGTGCAGGTTCTCATCAAGGCTGCCACTCCTGGTAAGGGTATCGCTGATGATGAGTGTGTACCTGATGTTCCGTTTATGGTAGTTTATTCGCGTTGGTACGATCGTAAGTTCCCGGGCCATTCGAGCGCTGCGTTTTCTCAGGCGCCGGTTGAGGAGAGCTGAGCGGTGGATGAAGATCCAGGCAGGAATTACTCTGCTGAGATGTCTAAAATGATTACCGATATTCTTTTAGATGCTGAGTCGGATTTGATTCCTTCTGTTGCTTCGTGGACACTTGTCAGTAGGTTGAAGAAAACTGATCCTGAGTTGCTTACTGGTTGGCTGTTGGAGCATTCTAGTACGTTCTTGGCTGAGCAGATTAAGCATCGGCTTGCCTCCGCTCGAGCGCGGGCTCGGTCGAATGCGGCACGGTCTGCGTTTGCGGCAGATGCTCGCAAGTTTACGGGCGGGGATTCCAGTGCGATTAGTCATTGGAAGACCGTACGTTACGCTGTTGATGGTGAGAATACTCAGCGTCGTTTGCTTGACATGAATCGTGATGATTTGAATTTCGCGGCTGCTAGGTATTCACGTTCAGCTCATACTGCTTTGTTGGAGGAGGCGTTCTTGCTCGCGCTGGCGTCCCGGGTTGGCCAGCAGACGGTGGGTGCTGTCTTCTCTGAAGAGGATATTGATAGAATGTACAGTTCGATTCAGGGCCGTACTTCTATTGTTGCTTCTTAGTTTCGACTTCTCAAGACGGTTCATATCAGATCAAGTCGATTCGACAAGCCAAGTCATTTCGCTGCTAGTCTATACATCACCGACTTCTCTATTCGCTTCCCTTCGCATCGACCACTCATGTCGCTCCTGATCGGGTCGCCTCCCTACCGACTTCACCCGTCAACTCGATACTATTCAACGCCGACTTTTCTAGCCGAGTCGTTTCAATTCATCTCGACTTGTCTGTTCATTCAACTCATATCGATCTCTCGGTATAAGGGGTTTGTCGTCAATGGTGACGGTGCTGTGCCTCGGCTTGTCCGGGGTTGATTCGACAACAAATAACAAGGAGCATATCTGATGTCGGCTACTTCTGTTTTCGCTTCAGCACAGGATAGGGTTTGGAAGTGGCGTTACGCGGCCACGATTCAGGTGGATTCGATTGCTGGTGGTATTCCTACTGATGAGAAGGTCGCGGAGTCTTGGTTGCGTACCAAGATTGAGGATAAAGACGATGCTGTTCGTCGGGCTGTTGCTGAGACGATGGCTGAGCGCGCGGTGTCTGCTGAGGAGGCTGTGAAGCTGGTTGGTTCGGCTAAGCACTTCACTGGGTTTAAGAAAGATACTGAGGGCCTGTACATTGATGGTCGTCAGGTGAAGGCTGCGCTGAAAGAGGCTGTGATGGTCGCCGTCGCGGCCGGGAACGTGCCGCTTCGCTCGTGGGGTGTGACGAGTAAGTTTGCTAAGGGGTTCGTTGCTGAGCATATTATGGTGACGGATGATAAGGTTCATATCTTTAATCCTGATGATGGCAAGAACGTGCTTACTGCTTCTGGTATTGTGCAGCAGTTCGTGCATACTCAGTATGGTTCTGCCCCGCATTATAAGGAGCATGTGACTCCTGCTGTATTGAAGTTTCAGGTTATTACTGACTTCGATTTTGATGCGGCTTGTGATGGTTTCTGGGAGATTGTGTGGCTGACTGGTCAGGAGCAGGGTGTTGGCGCTTCTCGGTCTGGTGGGTTTGGCCGGTACAAGGTCACGCAATGGGATCTGTTGACGAAGCCTCCGAAGACGACCACCCCTAAGGCTGGTGCTAAGAAGGCTAAGCCTGGGGATTCGGAGGAATAGATTTTTCTACTGATTGAGGGGTTATGAGCCAGAAAGCTTTAGCCCTGAAATACAGGCCGCGCCGATTTTCTGATGTTGTTGGTCAGAGATTGGCGCGGCTTGTGTTACAGCGCATGATACAGGCAGATGAGGTTCGAGGGGCCTATCTTTTTCATGGCTCACTCGGGTCTGGTAAGACTACTATGGCTAGGGTTCTCGCTGCTGCTTTGAATTGTGAGCATGATGATGTTAATGAGCGGCCGTGTGGTGTTTGTTCTACTTGTGAGTTGACTGCTGAGGGTCGGTCTTCTGATGTGACGGAGATTGATGCTGCGTCACATGGTAAGGCTGATGATATGCGAGCGTTGCGTGAGCGGGCTCGTTATGCGGCGCAGGGTCGTTATCGTGTTATTATTTTGGATGAGGTGCACGCTCTTTCTGATACTGGGTTTGATGCTTTGTTGAAGGTTTTGGAGGAGCCTCCTCCTAATGTTGTTTTTATGTTGGTTACTACTGACCTTGATAAGGTTAAGGATACTGTAGTTTCTCGTTGCTTTAGTTGCGAGTTTACGAGGATTCCTGAGGCGGAGTTGGCGCAGCGGATTCGTGACATCTCTGATGCTGAGGGATTTAGTTTCAGCTCGGAACTTTGCACTGCTATCGCGACGCGTTCTCGCGGGGTGGCTCGTAATGCTGTGATGATGGCTGAGCAGGCTGCTCTTGTGCATGTACGTACTTCTGATCAGCTTACACAGTTACTAGGTATTGAGGATCATGGGTTGGCTGTGGTGCGGGCGTTGGTCGCTGGCCCGGACTATGTGGGTGCGTTTGAGGCGGCTGGCGTGGCGCTGGGCGTCCTCCCGGGGCCTCGTGAGGTGGTGGGCTCGGTGGTGTCGACGTTGAAGCGTTTGCTGGTGTTGACGATGTCTGAGTCTGGGTCGTCGTTGTCGCCTCCCCCGTCTGCTGACGAGAAGGTGTTGGCTAGTCGCCTTGACTCGGCTAGGTGTGTGGCCGGGATGCGTGTGGTGTGGGAGTATTATTCTAGGATACAGCCATCTTCTGATGCACATGCTGCTTTGGATTTGGTGGTGACGTTGTTGGGGCAGGCGTTGTGCCCGGGTGGGGTTGGTCAGGTGAAGGCTAAAGGGGGGTTGACTGCTTCTGAGATGGCTGCCATGGTTCGTAACTAATTTCATAGTTTACAGAATGACCACTTCATAAACTGGGGTGGTCTTTTTGTTGTCCGAAGACTCCAGGTGTACGTGACGTTTTGGAGGTTTGGGTGTCTGCGGATCGGGCCTTGAGTGTGGTGCCTGTCGCTCCTTCTGAGTATCACGTAGAGGAGCCGGTTGAGGCTTTTACTGAGCTTCCGGAGAATATGTGGGAGCTTCCTTCTGCTGTTACTGACATGGCTTTGCGTGATTTGCATTCTAAGTTGATTAAGGGGTTGCGTAGGGATGCTGCGCATCTTCCTACTGGTACTTTGCAGGCTATGCAGTTAGAGCGTATTGCGTATTACTACATCTTTATTCGTTGGCGTGATATGCAGAATTCCTGGTTGAATGATCGTGACAGGAGTTCGACTTATAAGTTGTGGCGTGATTTGTCTTCTGATTTCTGCTCTGTTGCTTACGGCAATAAGATTAGTCCGGAGGCTTTGCATGGAATTGTCGCGACTCATACGGCAAAGGTTGTTGCCCATGTTTTACGGACTTTGCCAACGGATCAGTCGCGTCCTCTTTACGCTAAATTCGCCGCTGCCCTCGAGGCAGGGCCTGACGGAGGATAAGTCCGAAGTTTCTAGTGACCCCCCGTCCGGCTTAACGAAACAGAAGGATACTGAGATGAGTATCCTGACGCTACATATCCATATCGGGAATGATTCAAGCAGCGACGAGTTGAAGTTGCTGAAGCACAAAGTAGAGAGATTGGAGCGGCACATGAGTGTTTTTGATGACGAGCTTGGTCAGCTTAATGATGTGACCAATCAGGTCGCGGACCGAGTGCAGAACCTGATTGATCAGGTTGGCCAGCTTACGGGTTCTCAGGCTGCCGCTGCGCAGGCTGCGGCTGACCAGCTTGTGCCTTTCGTGGAGCACCTGCGTACTATTGGTACTGACCCGAACCAGCCGGTTCCCCCGGCCCCGGATGTGCCTCCGATCGATGATGGCACTGGTACCACTGATGGCGGTGGTAGCACTTCTGTTGATGGTGCTCCTTCCGGTCGACGCGGTCGCTAGTTAGATGCGCTATCGGCGCGACATCCCTCGCGGGGATCAGGACCTTTTGCGTTTGACGGTTGCTCATGTTGTTGAGCATTTGTTGGGCGCTGCTGATCCTTACGATGACCCTTCGCGATCTAAGCATCTCGTTAACATGCGTGTTGTTGACCATGTTGATGGGGATCCTGAGGTTGTGTCGGTTATTGGTGCGTTGGATGTCGCGCCGTGCGCGCCTTACCTTGAGCCTGATTTTGACCCTAGTTTAGATTATCCTTTTATCACGTTCCTTCCTTATGAGGAAGCTGGCAATGATCGGTTCGCCGATAAGCCAGCTTTCCTTGCCTGGAGAGATGAGAATCCTAGATGAGTGTAGGATTCGCGAATGCTGTTGCTGATGGGCTCCGTTATAATAAGGTGCCTGTCACATTCGAGCCGGGTTGGGAGACTCGTGGTAATGGTTATGTGTTTCCTAATGGCCGACCGCAGGGTTTGATTACCCACCATACTGGCGATAGTTACGGTGGCGGTCTTTCTATTTTGGTGAATGGCCGTTCAGATTTGGATCCGCCGCTGTGCAATTGTTGCACCTATCCTGACGGCACGATCCACATTATTGCTGCACAGCCTGCTAATCATGCTGGTGCTAGTGGCGGCCCGAGTATGGGTCCGTTGCCTGTGACGAGGTTGTTTAACCCGCTTGTGTGGGGCAATGAGGTTATGTACCCGGGGTTGCAGCCTTGGACTCCTCAGCAGTATAGGTCGGCTCGTATTCTTGGTGGCGTGATTTGTGGGATTCTTGGTCATACCACTCCTGATTGGGTTCGAGGTCATTTCGAGACTTCGATTGAGGGTAAGTGGGATCCGGGTATTGGGGATGGGTCGACCCGCAGTTTTAATATGAATTTGTTTCGGTTTGAGATTTGGGCAGCATTAACTAGTTCACCTATTGTGGGAGAACCGATGCTTACAGATTTCGATATTTCAGGTACTGGGCGTCGGGTTATCTCTGTTACGTCTGGGTCTGCTTCTAGCATTTTTGGTCAGGCTTGGCTTTCCGCTACGCTCTTGGATGTTATTGGACCTTGTTGGATTCAGGTTTACATTCAAGGTGATAAGGGGGGCTTAGTTGACTGGAAGTGGACTGATGTTGATTTGAAGCAGACTCCTGATAATAATTATAAGCGAGTGGTTCATCCTCCGCTGCCTGATGGTGCTACTAAGGCTATTGTTTCGTGGGATGTGACTAAGTCTGCTGGCGGTGTTGTGACCCGAGAGATGAAGCCTAAGTAGGGAGTGTAGTGGCTACTTCTGATTTGGATAATCGTTTTTCTTATCATGCTCCTGATGAGAAGAAGGTGGAGCAGCATCAGTCTGTTCGCAATAATTGTTTAGCGTTGGCTAAGGAATTTGACCAGCAGCTACCTGACGGGCGTGAGAAGGCTCTTGCCTTGACGAAGATAGAAGAGGTCATGTTTTGGGCTAACGCTTCTATCGCGAGGAACGTGTAATGGGACTTCTGCTTACTCTCTGCGTCATCATGGCTGTGATTGGTTTGATTCTTATTATTCTGGGAGTCATTCCGGGTGCAGGAGATCTTGTTCCTGGCGGGTACCGTCCTGGCATTGTTTTACTGGTGCTTGGAATAATTTTGTATGTTGTGTTGTCTTTAGTGTTGCACCCAGCAGTTGCGTAGGGGGTTACTGTGCTGAAGAAGTTTCTCGAGTTGAAGTTGATTGCTGCAGTTATTAGGTGGTTTAAGAATCGTAATAGTCCACCTCCGTCGCAGGGTGAGAAGGTTTAGTGATGAGTGCTCCTCCGTGGTTGAAGCAGGGTGGTGCAGGGAAGCAGACTGCTTCTAATGCGTCGTCTTCGGATTCTCCGTCTGGGTTGAAGGTGCGGTCGGATCCCGCTGGCGGGCCGGGTGTGTTTTCTGTGGTGAATTCAATGAATAAGCGTGTGGGTACGATTAAGAAGATCGGCGGTCAGTTCGCTTGTAGTGCTGATGGTTATAAGGCGAAGGCTGCGTCTGCTTCTGCGTTGTTGAGCAAGTTTGGCAAGTGATACCGCGTTCTCCTATTGTACCGGCAGGGAGTGATCTTAGTCCTGCCGATTGGTTGCGTGTTCAGGGTGATGTGGAGGATGCCGCTCCTGGGGCTGACTCCATTCTTTCTGATACTTTCGCCGAGGAGCCTGTACCGCTAGACGTTTTTGTTCAGGATAAACGTTTTATTGGTATGTCTCCGTTATCTGCACCGCAGTATTCTGCTTTGCAGGTTTCTGAACGTATTTTTTATCCTGAGATTTATCCTGCTATGGCTGCGGCGTGGCCTTACTGGACTCCTATTCCTATGGTGAATTACCTTACTATGATGGTTGGTAAGGGTGGAGGTAAGGATCTACTAGCGCGTCTTGCGTCATTGCGTGTTGCTTACTTGTTGCTTTGTTTGAGGTCACCGAAGGCTTATTTTGGTATGCCTTTGGATGAATCTATTCATATGTTGAATGTCGCTTCTACTCGCGATCAGGCGCGTCTTGCTTACTTCGAGCCTATGACTCGTATTGTGTCTCGTGGTTGGTTTAAGGATCGTTGTAATCCTTTGCGCGCTGTGATTGAGTGGGAGAAAGGTATTACGTCTATTTCAGGATCTTCGGATGCGGAGACGCAGGAGGGTCTTAACCTTATTCTTGGTGTTGCTGATGAGGTTGATGCTTTCCGTACTGCTGAGGAAGTTGCGAAGCATATTGGTCCTACTCAGAGAATGCCTGTGCGTTCTGCTGAGGGTATTGTTCGTATGTTGAGCACGTCTTCTGTTACTCGTTTCCCTAGGACGTTTAAGAATATCAGGATTTCGTATCCTCGTTATTTTGGTTCACCTATCTCTAAGATGCACGCGAAAGCTAAGGAGAATATTCGTAAGAAGGGCATTGAGTCTAAGCATTATGTTGTAGGACCTATGCCTAGTTGGGATTTTAATCCTTTACTGGCGCGTGGTATTTTTGTGAAGATTCCTGAGTCACCTGTTCCGGTTCCTGAGGAGTTGGTGGATGACTTCGAGGCGGATCGTGACTGGGCTTGTGCTGCCTATCTGTGTCGTCCGGCTCGTACGAGGTTGCCTCCTTATTTTCGTTCTGAGGCTGCGGTGGATGCGGCTTTGGTTGATGCTCCTGAGATTCGTGTGAGTTGGGAGTATCACCGGGGTGCGTGGCATGCTCAGTTTTCTATTCCGCGTTCGTTGGTGCCTAAAGAGGGTGCTGTGTATGCGTGTCATGGTGATTTGGCTACGTCGCAGGATAGGGCCGGGTTCGCTATGGCTCATGTGGTTTCGTGGGATACGTACGCTAAGCGTGATTTGAACACTGGCGAAGAGGTTACGTTTGAATATTTGCCGGTGGTGCATGTGGATTGTGCATTGGCTTTGGAGGCGGATTTGTCGTTGAATCCTCCTCGGGAGATTCAGCTTCGTGCTATTCGTGAGCTTGTGTTTGATTTGGTGCAGCGTGGTTTTACTATTGGTCAGGTTAGTTTGGATGGTTGGCAGTCTTTGAGTACTCGCCAGGAGCTGATGGTTGCTGGTATTCAGGCTCCTTTGGTTTCTATTGATCGTAAGGAAGATCCTTATAAGTTGTTTCGCACTATGGTGGAAGAGGGACGTGCTCGCATGCCTTCTTCTTTGTTGTTGCGTCAGGAGATTCTTGGGTTGCAGCAGGATCCTCGTACTTTGAAGATTGATCATCCTGCTGATGGTTCTAAGGATTTGGCTGATGCTGTGTGTGGTGCTGTGAATGGCGCGGTTGAGTTGGGTGGTTCGGAGGCGACGAACGAAGACTCTCTTGAGGACGAGTTTTGGACGTCGGGGCCTTTGATGGCGCCGTTGGGTGCTTATGAGGCTGGGTGGGGTACGTTTTTGCCGCACTGATCTACGTGCGGTTCTAGTGCGGAGGTTAGTGCGTGTCGGTTACTAAGTTGCAGCCTGGTCAGATGGCTAAGCCTACGACCAAAGAAATCGATACGGAGATGGGCGTCCAGATTCGTGGGATGCCTTTTTCTGAGGTTTTTGCTAGCGGCGATTATGTTTTGATTCGCAATCAGGAGCCTACTGTTCAGCAGTTGGTTGAGATGCGTCGTAATGATGGTCAGGCTCGTGGTTTGTTTCGTTTGTTGACGATGCCGGTGCGGGCGGCTGCGCGGCGGTTGACGTGGATCCCGGCCCCGGGTGGGGATAAGGAGGCGAAGTTCGCGGAGGATTTGTTGTCTACTCCTGCAGTGTCGGGTGGGATGCAGACTTCCTTTGCTCGTGTAATTTCGCAGATGTTGTTAGCTGTGGTGGATGGTTTTGCTCCGTTTGAGTTGGTGTATACGGTTCCGCGTCGTGGCCCTTTGCAGGGTAAGTACGCGTTGTCTAAGATTGCTTATCGTCCTAGTGAGACCATTCAGTTCTTGATTGGTGAGAAGGGCGAGTATAACGGGTTGCGTCAGCGTACTGCTGCTCCTGGTGGCAGGTACTTGGACATTAAGATAGAAAAGGATAATTCTCTTTATTATGCTTGTGGGGATGAAGAGAACCCGTTCTATGGTGTTTCTTATTTCAATGCTGCCTTTTATCATTACGATAAGAAGATCAAGATGTATTACTTGGCGCATCTTGCTGCTCAGCATCGTGCGGTTGGGTCGCGACTTGGGAAGTATCCCCCCGGGGCATCTCCTAACGAGATTGCAGCCTTTAAGAAGGGACTTGCAGATTTTGGTCTCGCCCAGGCAATGTCGGTCCCTGACAAGGGTTACTCGGTCGAGGATTTAGGTAAGAGCCTCGGTGATTTCCCTTTTATGGATTTTATTAATCACCACAATTCGCAGATGTCTAAGTCTGTGTTGGCTCCGCATATGGATGAGCAGCAGGGTGGTCGTAGACCTACTGTCGACTTTAGTACTGATACTGAGGAAATGCACCAGATATTGATCAATGTTTTGATCTCGGATCTCGAGACGTTGATTAATGAGTGGCTGATTCCTAGGTTCATTGATTGGAATTTTGGTAGCCATAATTATCCGTCTGTTAAGTTTGGCGCGTTCAACGAGGATCAGAAGAAGGCGATTATAACTACGTTCGATAAGTTGGCAGGTGCTGGGCCTTCTGCGAATGTGACTCGTCGGTTTTTGTTGGAGCTTGAGCGGTATATGGCTGGCGAGATGGGAATGGATATAGATTACGAGAAGGTGTCTAAGGCTTTGGATAAGCAGGACGCTTTGTCGTTGGATCATTTTATGCAGGATCAGGCTCCTCCTCCTATGCAGCGTCCGTTTCAGCCGGTGGGTGCGAATCCTGCGGATCAGCAGCAGGGTGTACCGGCTGCACAGCAGTGGTTGCCGGGGCCTCAGCCTGTAGCTCCCGCTGGCGGCCCGGGTGCGTCTTCTGCTGCGTCCTCTACTGCGTCTGGTGGTTCACCGGCTCCTACGAAGGGGAAGTATCCGGCGTTGCCGTCTCAGCTTAGCGTGGAGGGTATTCCTTCGGCTTCTACGTGGTTGCACGATGATGCTGTGATGTCGTTGTCGTGGGCGGAGTGGAAGACGGCGGAGGATTTGGTGGGGTCGGTGTCGTGACTGCCCCTGCCGTGGCGGGTCCGGTGTCGAGTCAGGACCCTTTGATGCAGCTTTTGAATTTGAATGATGTTTCACGCGCGCGTACGGCTGCAATTGAGAATCAGGCTGACACTGAGATTGATCGTGTTTATGCTCAGCATTTGTCTGCTTATACGGCTCGCACTAGTCCGGCTGAGCAGTCGTCTTCGGCGGAGGATGAGACTCATCCTCTTTTGACTACTGCATTGTTGATTGCGGTGACTGCTGTTTTGCAGCGGGCATTTGCTGGTGGTGCTGCGGAGGGTCGGAGGTTTGCTGATCAGCAGTTAGGGGTGTTTGGCAGGTCTGCAAAGAGTGACACTATCTTTTCACTTGACGATGATTTTATGAGTCAGGTTGTGAAGGATTTTGTGGATGGGCAGAAGACGTTAGCTCAGTCTGGTGGTGTGGAGCCTGCTGAGTTGGTGATGGCGCTGGCGGGCCGTGCGAAGTTGGCTGCAGGGACGGCTATTGAAGCTGGCCGTAATCGCGCTACTGAGAATGAGTTAAAGCACGCTACTGAGGGTTGGACTGGTGAGGTCCATAAGTTGTGGACGGCTCGTTTTGATTTGGAGACGGTGCCGTGTCCTTTGTGTGTGCGGTTGCATGGTGTGCATGTTCCGTTGGATGATTCGTTCCCTGAGCGGCCGGGTGAGCCTGCCTCGTATCAGGGTGTGATTGCTCGCCCCCCTAGGCATCCTAATTGTAGATGTTCAATTTTATTATATCTTCCGGCGAAGATGGGTAAGAATAATTTAGGTCCTACTCCTCTTTCAATGATTCAGTATGCGGATCAGGTTTTGTCTTTGATGGGTTCGGATGCTGGGTTTGAGTTTGTTGAGGCTACTGTAGTGTGGGTTAAGCCTTATACTCGGTTGCAGAAGGGGCATCTCAACTTCGTCAAGGGTTACTATTTCAATATTGATACTGGGCGTAAAGTTCCACATCATAATAATCGTAACACGGGTGGTGGAGGGGGTGGTGTTCCTACTGTTTCAGTAGGCGCTATTCATACTCTTTCGACACCTAAGTTACATGGTAAGTCTGTTATTAAGGGTGGAGGTGGTTCAGGTAAGGCTACGTCTGGTCATGGTTGGACGCCGGGTTCTTATCATATTAGTTTGCCGGATGGCTCTCATGCTGGGTTGGATGTGCACCCAGATGGTTCGGGTGTTGCAACACATTTAGATAATTCTGAGAATGTCGATTCTAGTGGTGTAGGTAAGTATCTTGATTATTGGCATGGTTTGGGACAGGTCACTTCTCTTAAGAGCGATCCTCAGGATCCTACTATTGGTAAGCGCAGTGGTGATCCTATATCTCAACCTAAGAGCGAGTTGTTGGTAGGTCAGAAGACTTTTGCGCGCGATCATGTTGCTCAAGCTATTAAGTTGTTGAATGGGGAGAATTCTACTTCTGTTAAGGCTCCATTGAAGAATGCAGGTAACCCTCTTGCAGGCGAGGATTTGAAGAGTGTTGCGGAAACACATGCTGGTAAGAGTTTACATTACTCTAAGTTGAAGCAGGGTGTTGTTGATGCTTTGCAGCATCATTTGGATCAGCATGATTCCAACAATTCTTCATCTGGGGGTGCTGGGCCAGCTTCGAGTGGTGTTCCTGATGGTGGTGGGGTTTCTCCTACTAACAGTTCTGATATACCATCGATGACTGATGAGCAGTTGGCTAGTGCGTTAGGTTCTGCTCATAGTGCTTTTGCACAGGTTCGTACTAATGGTACTGCTACTAGTTCCCCTGAGTTTAAGAGTGCTCGGGATTCTGTGAAGGCGCTTGAGGCTGAGACTGCTAGTCGCGAGCAGGCGGTTCGTGGTGATGCGGTGTCGATTCCTGATGCTCCTACGCCACCGCGTTCGGCTGCGTTGCCGGTGGGTGCTGTTGCGCCTGCAGCGTTGCCTAGGCAGGAGTTGACTGCTTGGAGTGGGCTTCTGACGTCTGCGAAGTCTGCGTTTAAGGTTAGTCCTGCACCGGGTGATCGTGGCTCTGCGTTAGCTGCGGGGTTGCAGAAGGTAGCGTCGACTAGGCACCGGTATTACGTTCAGGTGTCCGGTAATAAGTCGACTGTGAGTATGAAGATGAATGATCTTGTCCCTGGGTCTACTGATCAGAATTATATGATTCACTCGAATGGTTCTGTGTGGGATCGTTCGTTGGATGTGAATGGTGCTGAGCGGTTGACGCCTGTTTCGGTGGCGCGAGCAAAGCAGTTGACTGATCCTCATTTTTCATCGGTTGATGGTATTTCACTTGATAAGGCACTTTCTGGTGTTCGCGCACTGAATGATCAGCATCTTGATACTTTTATGCAACATGCTCTTGTTTCTGGGAATATGGATGCTTTTGATACGTTGTCTGCTGAGGCTGATCGTCGTGATGTTACGTCGAAACGTAAATGGGCGGATGATGAGAAGCGTGCTGCTCAGTTTGAGAAGTTGTTGGCTGCGGGGGGTCATGAGGAGTCGGCGGTTGAGCAGGTTTATGGTGTGACGCCGGATGCTCAGCGTCGTAGGTCTGCGATTGCTGCTTTACGTGCTAATGGTTATACTGGGGTTAATCTTACTGAGCTTGGACGTAAAGCTTACAAGGATTACATCTATCAGTTGTATTTGCAGGCTGAGCTTGATATGCATGGACATATGTTGACGAAGGATGGGGAGGCTAAGGCGTTGTCTCCTCTTTCTTTGTTCTCGGGTCCTGAGTCTCGCGTATTGAAGTACGCATCTCCTGAGCTGAAAGAATGGTTTGAGTTGCATGGCCGTTTGACGTTCAAGGATTGGATTAATAATTATCTAGGTAAGTTCAATTCTGCACATCTGTGACGCGGTACTACTTGGTGTGAGAGGTCAACTGGTGTCGATTGAGCAGGATATGGTTGCTGCGTACCGTGACGGTGTGCGTGCCGCCCGGGTCGGCAATCCTAATTCAGACAACCCTTTTGACGTCAAATCTGCTTCTCCGTCAGCTAGAATTAAAGCTAAGATGTGGATTGAGGGTTATGTAGATGGTAACCCTATTCCAGATAGTATTTTAGATACGCATGTGCTTGAGGTGCAGGCTACTATTGTGCATGTTCCTGCGCATGCGAGGCATACTCCTCATGGTATTGAGGAAGTGTCAGCTTACGATTATGATCGTGAGACTGGTAAGCGGATTACTCCTCATCCTCGTGGCCATAAGGGTGTGACGATTAAGAGTATTTCACAGGCCCCCGGCGCGGCTCCGGTTTCGAGTAGTCCTTCTAGTACGCATTCTGAACCTGTCCACAATGATGCACAATCGCCTGGTACGCCGAGCGCTCCCAGTGGAGAACCTCCTGCCGCGCCTGCTCGAGCGGGGTTCCATGTAGCGTCTCAGGCGGATCATGAGCGTCTTGCTAAGGATGGCATTAAGTTGCCACCAGCTTGGACGAATGTTCAGGTTACTGATGATCCTAATGCAGCTTTGCAGGCTGTTGGTATGGACTCGAAAGGACGTTCTCAGTATGTCTATTCGTCGGCGCACTCAGAAAAGCAAGCGGCAGCGAAGTTCGCGAGGATTAATACTTTGCGTTCTCATATTGGGGATATCGATCATAGTATTTCTAGTGACTCAGCGACCAACGACCACGCCGCTGCTTTAATGTTGATTCGGCGGTTGGGGTTGCGCCCGGGTTCGGATTCTGATACTGGTGCAGAGAAGAAAGCGTTTGGTGCGACTAATCTTCGTGCTGGTCACGTTAAGGTAGATGGTGAGACTGTTCATCTCGATTTCACTGGTAAAAAGGGTGTAGATCTTTCTTTCTCTGTTGAGGATCCTCAGTTGGCTGCTATGTTGACGCCTAGACTTGCTGGTAAGGCACCAGGGGATAAGGTGTTTGCCACAAATGAGAGAAAGACAGCAGACTATCTACATTCTGTTGCTCCTGGGTTTAAGTTAAAGGATTTACGTACGTATCATGGCACGTTGCATGCTTTTGCTATGGTGGAGGCTATGCCGGTACCATCTAATAAGGCGGCTTTGGTGAAGGCTCGCCGCGCGGTGGCTGTGGCGGTGTCGGAGAAACTTGGTAACACTCCGACTGTTGCACTGGCTTCTTACATTGATCCGTCTGTTTTTGCGAAGTGGGAGGGGGTGGGTAGCGGTGAGCAGCCCGTCAGTGAATAGTGACGCTGATATGCAGACTGGACCGTCTATGGACGAATTGGAGTCTGTGGCTGACGATTTCTTCGAGACGCGTCGTTATTCGCCTGCTCCTGATTTGGCGGTGGATGGGGATGGGTTGCCGGTGGTGAAGGACGAGCCGGAAGATTCATCTGCTACTGATTCTGGCGATTCTGCGGTATAGTGTTTGTTTGTGACTGAGCCTTATTTGGATGCTGTTCCTGCTTGCCCTATGGAGTGGGAGTATATGGCCGTTTCTATCGCGGCCGGGTCTGTGCCTAAGAGTGAGGTATGTAATAAGCCTGCTACTGTCCTTATGGTAATTAAGGGTGTCCCTACTTTAGTTTGCGTAGAGTGTGCCGATGAGTTACGTAATAAACACTATGCTAAGGATCCATCTGATGGAGTCTAAACCACGAGTTATTGAAGCTCGTCTTAGTCCTAGAGGTTTTGTCGCGCAGCGGTTGGAAGAGAATATTAATGGTAAGGGTCGGTGGGTAGAGACTTTTGTTATTGACGGTAGTAGTCTTCTTAATCTTGAAGTGTTCAATGATGAGGTAGCTGATTGGCCTCGGTTGGTTGTTGGCGAATAATGGTGTATGGCGTCTGACTGCATCATTGCTCCTAGTCCTTATGCTGACTGGACGGCAACGGATACTGAAACTGAGGTCGAGCTTTCTCGGAAGGTGCAGGGAAAGGTTTACCGTAAGCATATCCTGAATAGGGGTGTGCTGCTCCATCCTGTCACTGGCACGAAGATTGATATCAATGATGAGTTCATTGATAGGATGAAGCGTAATTTTACGAATAATGTTTGTGATATTGTGCAGGTTCCTCTCGCTAATGATCAGAATGCGCATGTTGAGAACCCAGCAGCGAATCTTGGTGAAGTCGTAGGTATTGAAGATAATAAGGCGACTGGCAAGGTTTACGCTCTGGTTGATGCTCGCAAGCATGTTAATGATTTTGGTAAAACACTGCTTGGTGCGTCAGCGTTTTTTCATTTGAATTATAAGGATTCGAAGTCTGGCCAGCGTGTTGGTCCTACTCTTTTGCACGTGGCTGTCACTAATCGTCCTTATGTGACAGGTCTTGATCCATATGAGGCGGTTGTTGCTGCATCGGCCGAAGACCTTGGTGAGCCCGTTCTTGTTCAGATGAGCGGCGATTCTCAGGAGGTTTCTGTGCCGCGACCTTTGGCGGATGTGTTGGCGGAGCTTAACACTGATCACCAGATCGATGTTGATGCTTTGCGTACTCAGCTTTCTACTGCTGAGACTGCTGTCACTGACGCTGTTACTGCTTCTGAGGTCGCAGAGAAGAAGGCTGCAGATCTTGAGGTGAAGCTTTCTGCTGTTGATACCACTCTTGCTGATCGGGTGGCCGCTGCCCTCGCGGGTTCGGAGGAAGGCGCCAAGTTGTCGAAGTCTGATGGTGTTTCAGACGAGGATGTTGTCAAGGCTGTGACTGAGTTGGCTAATCGTAACGTGGCTTTGTCTGCAGCGCAGACTGCTTCGGATGGTCGGATTGCTGCGTTGGAGACGAAGAACGCTGAGATCGAGGTTGATCGTCTTATTAGTGAGGGTCGTATCCTTCCGGCTAAGCGTGAGGTCCATTTGACGATGTGTCTCACTAACCGTGAGATGTTCGATCAGATTGTTCCTGATGAGCCCATTGTGAAGATGAGTGTTGAGCAGGGGATTGCTCCTCAGGGCAAAGAGCACGATAAGCATGAAATTGATATCGAGGCGGAGATTGCGCGCTTGACTGCTCCCGGTGGTGCCGCCGCTCAGTACGTTGGAACTAAGTCTTAGTCGATAACGAGTTTTTGAGCTAGGCGGAGGGAAAGAGCGTAATGGCTGTAGAGTACGTCGGCAATATTATCCCGGCGCCTGGTTTTTACAAGGGTAACACTAGTTATGATCCTGAGCTTCTTTACTCGACTGCGCGGTTTACGCAGAAGGGTGTGACGTTGGCCCCGGGTCAGGGGATTCTCCCGCTCGGGCAGGCAATGGCTCAGCGTACTGCCGACAAGTTGTGGGTTAAGTACAATGATGGTGGTTCTGGTGGTGCTAACGTTTGTCGCGGTATTTTGCGGCGCGGCGTTGACACTGGAACAGATAGTTCTTCTGACGCTCGTGTTTACCAGGGTAACGTCGTTATCTCTGGCATTCTGAAGCTTGAGATGGTTGTCGGTTCTGATGCTGCCGCGCTGGTCGATCTTAATGCGCGTACTGACAGTGTGTTTGGAACTTACACCTTCTAATAATTAAATCGATAGGCCAACCGGTTGAGACCTTAGGGGTCTGGTGCAGGCCGGGATCCGCACAGGATTCGCTGATGAAGACAAGTGCTAGCTGGCTGCTAGCCCGAGCTTTGAGGTGATGAAGTGCCGGAAATTGGTCTGCTTGAGCCTATGGTGTTGAAGGGTGTTGTAGAAAAACTACAAACACCGGAAACGCTGATTTTGAAGAATAGACTTTCTAGTGCTCCGTGGCCTTATCCGGTTGCGCGCTGGGATGTCATTCGTGGTAGCCGTATGATGGCTAAGCCAAATGTACCGAACTCCGAGGCGCACGTTGTGCCTCGGTTGGGTCGGTCGCAGGAAAGCGCAGCCTTCATTTACTTGCGTGAGAAGAAGATATTTGAGCCGACGACCATTCACTGGTTGCGGACTCCTGGTCAGCTTGCTGCGACGAATGCAGAGCAGGCTGTTCTCCGTGAGATCAATGACCTGAACATTCGTTTTGATAACTTTGTTGAGTTCTGTGCTTGGAAGGCTCTGCAGGGCCGCATTCAGCTTGACTTCCCGGATGTGCAAGCTGATATCGATTACAAGTTCCCTTCCTCGCATCAGGTGACTGCTTCTATTGCGTGGGGAAGTGCTACGGTTCCGCAGATTATGGCGGATGTGCGCGCGTGGAAGCGTCAGATTCAGCGTGATGGTCAGGTTCCGGTGCGTGAGGTTTTCACTACTGAGAATACTCTCGCTCAGGTCTTCGATGCTTTTGCGGCGAATGGTAACGCTGCCGGTCTGATGTCGGACCGTATGCGGGATGAGTACTACTCGACTGGTATTCTCCCGGGCTTCTTGGGGCTGAACTGGACTGTTTGTGAGTCAATCTATGAGACTGATGATGGGACTGAGACTCGGTTCTTGGATGAGGGCCTCATGATTTTCTCTAACCTGACTGACAATCGTCCGATGGAGTTCCTTGAGGGTCCTTCCGCTGATGATGACGCTCCTGACGGTCACACTGGTAAGTTCAGTAAGACGTGGAAAGAGAATGACCCGTCTTTCCGCCAATACTTGATGGAGTATAATTTCTTGCCGGTTGTATACCGTCCTGAGCAGTTCCTAGTCGCTAACGTGGGCGTCTAGTATCACTGATTAACCAAGGAGCACGTTGATGCCCGATACTATTCGTTTTCCTAAGCAGGGACCGGACGCGGCTGTTGCGCCAGCAGCCGCTCCGGCTTCCGTTGTGTCTGCACCAGTTCCTTCTGAGCCTGATGTGGTTCCTGTTCCCGTTGAGGAGCCTCAGGTTATCCTGATTCACATTCTCGAAGACGGATTTTCTGCGCACGGCCAGATTTGGTATCGTGGACAGGAGATCGAGTATGTTACGGACGAGGTTGTGTACAAGGATACTATGGATCGGTTTGGGGATTCTTGGTTGGATCTTGATGACCGTGGACAGATGCAGCGTTATGGCCGAATTTATTTCCGTCACGGCCCGTGGCCGGGTCAGCCATATGCTGACGATAATTCGTTGGAGGCGGAATTGAAGCGTGGGAGGAAGCCTCGCGCTATCGCTCCTGTTTCGGCGGCTCGTCGTTAAGAGGTTGCGCTTGTTAGTTCGATAGGGGAGTGGTCGTGGATACTGGACTAACTCTTGTCGACCTGGCTAATTTTACTGGCAAAGAGTCTATTTACTACAAGCGCTTTGTTGTTGAGTCTCTCCTGCAGGCTGGGGATTTGTTTGAGCTTGCTACTGGATTGACGGAGCTTCCTGACGAAGGTTTAAATCTTAGATTAGCTAATCGTGGCGTGTTGTCTATGGCTGAGGCTCTTTATGAGGGCCAGGATAGTCGTGATTTGCGGTTTTCTCCTTTCCGTACGGAGACGATTGGTACTTATTCTTATTCGTTGGCACAGAATGCGGTTTTGCAGGGGATTCCTACGGGTGTTGCTTGGTTTGATTTGGCTGTGTCTCAGTTGCGGTCTGAGCTTGCGATTGAGAGTAATTCGATTCATGTTTATGATCGGCATAACGATACTGCAGAAGTTCATGGTGAGAGGATTCTAGTCGGTCCTGCGGATACAAATAGATTTAGAGGTTCTCCTTATACTGGGCGAGATTCTTTTGTTGAGCATGCAGGCTGGGAGCCTGATGATTGGCCGTTTTCATAATGATCGGCATTCATTTAATGCCTTCACGGGTTAAGGTATCTCGCCCGCTAGTTTCTATGCAGGACGGAATTCTTACTACAGCATGGCGCGATGTTGCAGGACTTGAAGAAGTGCCTATTAGACTTGAGGTCGGTTTTTTCCGACCCGGTAAAGACTTCCCTATGCCTCCTCAGGCTGGTCGTACTCCTGATCGTGTTGCTACCTATTGGGTTTCTCCCAATATTGATTTACGTCCTGGTGACCACATTGAGTGTGTTTCTGGCCCCGTGACTGGTACGTGGCAGATTCGTGTCGCTCCTGATGTTTCTACTAGTATGTCTCGATTGCATCATCTCGAGGGGCAGGCGGTGGAGCTTCCCCCGTCTGTGGCTGCGGGTGTTCGGTCGTCGTGATTTCTATTAGCATTAATATGGATGAGTGGAAAGACGCGTTAAGAGCGATCTCTGGTCCGGGTGAGGAGACGGTCGCTGAATTAGAAGCGATTATGGATACTGCTTTTGCTGAGACTCAGGCTATTGTTCACGTTATTACTGGTTCTCTTAAGGGTTCTGGTCGTACTCATTTTGAGACGAAAGAGTCTGAGTGGAGTGGGGATATATCTTATGGTGGGGATTCTCCTGGGTTTCCTCATGATCCTGTTACGTATGCTGGCGCTGAGATGGGTAAAGGAGGATCGCACGACTTCCTTCGCAATGTTGACTTGATCCACGAAGATTTAAAGAATGCTATGTATACGTCGATGGATATTAGGATGAGGGAATGACTTTACCTTTGGTCGCTTCGGCCACGGTGGATGTGGCGTTGGCGGCTAGGCGCCGGTTAGCGGCTGTGGAGGCTGTACGGGCTGTCCTGGGGCCTGCTGGGGTGGGTTCTGAGGCGTCGACGTGGTTGTTCCATGACGAGTTTGGTGTGGTGGTTGAGGGGAGTTCGAGTACGGCTGCGGTGGTGTCGGTGGCTGGCGCGTGGGCGCGTCCGAATTCTCATAACACTGCGAGGTTCCCTCGGTTGCGTTTGGAGTTGATTGCAGACGCGTCCCGAGATGCTGGGTTGATTGTCAGACGAGATGCTGAGTCTCGGTTGTGGGCTGCGTGGGAGCCTTTTGATACTGAGTTGCATCGCCCGATGGGTTTCGATGAGACGTGGGGTCGGGAGGATACCGATAGGGGGTTGCGGGTGTGGGGGTCGCAGCTTCTTTCTCATCCTGATGTGCTTGATGTAGCAGATTTTGATGGTGGTAAGAAACTTATTTGTCACTACGGACTGAGCGTAGGTTAATGAAAGTACTGATCTCTGCTCCTGCCAATTCAGTAACTGGTTACGGTAAAGATGGGATTGAGCTTGTTCGTGCGTTTCAGCAGTGGGGTGCTGATACGTTTTTGGCTCCGTCTTCTGTCTTCCCTCCGCTGCCTAGGGATATTGCTGCAGCTTTGACGCGTCCTATTCCTGATATGGTTGATTTACTTATTTCGCATAGGTGTCCTCAGGAGTTGGCTAAGCCGGATCAGTGTGGTATTTGGTGTGCGTCTACGGTTGCTTTGGCCTGGACGATGTGGGAGTGGGATTCACTGGATAATGTTGATGAGCTTGGTCCTAATAATTGTGAGCATGCGTTTAATGTGAGACAGAATCTTAAGCAGTCTTTGGATAGGTTCGATTCTGTTCTTGCTTATGATGAGGTTTCGCGCCGCGCGTTGGAACCTTATTGTGATAATATTTCGGTGTTGCAGGGGGGTGTGGATCCGGTTCTTGAGTGTAAGCGTGATTGGTTTGCTAGTCCGTTTAAGTTTTTGATGGCTGGTGCTCTTTCTACGAGGAAGAATCCGTGGGTTGCTATTGAGGCGTTTAAGCAGCTTCGCGATGCTGGTGAGCTTGCTGATGCTGAGTTGATTTTGAAGACTACTTTTCCTGGGTTGCATCCTGCTATGGAGCAGTGGTGTCCTGGGTTGAAGGTTATTGCTGAGTCTTGGTCTGAAGATAAGTTATTTGATTTGTATAATTCTTGTCATGTGTTGTTGGCTCCGTCGTGGGGTGAAGGTAAGAATCGTCCGGCTGTGCAGTTTGCTATGTCTGGTGGGGCTGTGGTTGCTCCCTTGATGGGTGGGCATGCACAGTGGATGTCTTCGCAGTATGCGTGGCCTGTGAGTTTTGAGTGGAAGGATTTTACTCCTGGTGTTAAGGGAGCGAAAGTTTCTGTAGATCATTTGTCAGAGATTATGTTGGATTTGTATAAGGATCGTGCGTCTATTAGGCCGCGTGTTGAGGCTGCCGCACGTGTGTTGCCTGCGATGATGAATTGGGATTCTGTTTTAGAGAGATTGTTGTTGAGACTTCCTGTGTTGGCCGGTGGGCGTGGGTTAGAGGTTGCGTCGTTGATGCGTTCGTGCCGTTCGGGGGCCGGGTCGGCTGTTGTTCGTGACTCGGATATCCGTAGTGCTTTGGACAAGGTGTCTTAGTGACTGCCCCTTCTGAGATTTCTTTGCGTTGTCCTTTAGGGCCACGTAAGTTACTGGCTAAGTTGCGTGTGAGTGGTGAGCAACCTGAAGTGACGTCTGGCAATCTTTTGGAGATGGCTTGCCAGGATTGCCGTCGTAGATTGCGTTCTGAAGGGCATTCTGACATTAAGTTGATTTTGCATAGGTTTGATATTCTTGGTGAGTTGGTGGAGACAGAGATTCTTCGTGTTGCGATCAGTGGCGCCGAACATCCATCTGAGGGCTAGCGCCTTTGGGCGTTGAGCAATGAATGCCATAGCTCAGAAGTCAGTCGTGTGTTTCTACTTTTGAGCTGAGGGATTCGATAGTGTCTACGGGAATTTTTGAAGGGTTTAGCGTTTCTCACGCTGCTATCCTTGACGGCACGACTGGCGCTGAGCAAGCGGATATTTATGGTGTTCGTGAGGGTTCTGTAGCGGTTAACTCAGATCAGCATGATAACACTGGCGATAACGCAGTGCTGTCTAGCTGGTTTTGGTTCAACTATGCTGAGCTGAAGATTAGCTCTGGCTACATTCCTTTTAGAGTTATCTCGCTGTTGACTGGCGCTACAGTGACATCGTCTTCAGATAGTTGGAGCGTTCCGCTGTGGAATCAGAGCAGTTTGAACCAGCCACCTAAGCCTGTATTGATTCGTGTGCCGTCTAAGGATTCTTTGGGCGCGATTCGTACCATGGACATTGTTCTTTATCGTGTTCAGTTCCAGCCGATCGCGTTTGATGGTCCTACCTATAAGGATGGCATGACCGTTAACTACACTGGTCGTGCAGTTCTTTCTACTGTTGATGAGGCTGGTGTTGCTCTTACTGAGCAGTCTATCGGTCGTTTGGTGAATACCTCTGCAGCCTAGTTCCATTCTTTTTTAGACGCCAGGGAGCGCGTACGTGGTTAATGTTGTGACTGATCCTACTTCTGAGATCGATCGTCTTGATCCAGAGTCTGCTGTTGTTGATTTGTCTTCTGGTATTTCAGCGAAGGTACTGCCTTTGCGTATGAGGCAGTTGTTTAAGCTGCTTCGTATTGTGACGCGTGGTGGTTCTTCTTATCTTCCGGCTTTGCGTGATGCTTTGTCGATGGCGACTGATGAGAATGCCGCCGAGGTGTTTGGCACGCAATTGTTAGCTATTGCGGTTATTGCGTTGCCTGAGGCTGAGGATGAGACGGTCGCGTTTATTCAGTCTGTGGTGGAGCCGGTTGGTCTGACTCCGGGTCGGGATAAGCAGGCTAAGGAGCGTAACGCTCAGCTTGTTGATGTGTTGTATTCGGAGTTGGAGAATCCGGATATTGGTGATGTTGTGACCATCATCGAGACTGTGGTTAATCAGGAGAAAGACGATCTGGTTGCTTTGGGGAAACGCCTAGCGGCGATGTTCAAGGTCGCCGCGAAGACCGATCCTACTCTCGCAGTGATCCAACAGGCGTCTATCGATCAGACAGCAGGGTTGCAGGAGCCTTTGCCCGAACCTGTGACCTCATCTCTTCCGAGTACGGATGGTCCGACGATTGTGTCCTCGACCTCACCGTCCGTCGAGTAAGGCAGATTGTTGAGTCTGTTCGAGAGCGTTTGTCTGTTGAGGATGCTAAGTCTCGGTTGTATTTAGAATGGCAGACCAGAGCCCTCGCCACTTTTATTGCGGCTACCGCTATGTCTTCGGATGGCGCGAAGGAATTGCAGCGAGCTGCAATGAATCTCTCGATTATCCCGGAGGAACCCGAAGAAACCACTAGCCCGTCAGTTATTGAGCCTGTTCCAGGTTCGTTCGAGAAATTGATGGGGATATTTCCTACCCGTCAATGATGGGTATGCTAGAAGTGGGGTGAATCGGTGCCTTCCGCTACAGCGGTTTTTAAGGCTGTCGCCGATTTCGCTTCATTGAATAGTGAGGTTGATAAGACTGCTGCGAAGCTTACGGCATTAAAGTCGTTGGCTTCTGACCCAGCATCTTCGAAGGCGTTTGAGTCCAATGTTTCGAAGATGGCGACTGCTCAGTCTAAGTTGCGTGGTGAGACTGATAAGTTAACTACTTCGTTGCAGCGCGGTGAGGAAGCTGCAACGAAGTCTGCGGACAAGCATACTATTGCTTTGAATAAAGAGCAGCAGGCTGCTAGTTCTAAGCTTGATATGGTTCAGAAGTTGTCGGCGAGTCTTGCCAATTTGGTTAATTCTGAGAAGGATGCCTCGTCTAGTAGTGATGGGCATTCTACTGCTCTTGGTAAAGAGAAGAATGCTGCTAAAGATGCGACTACTGCACATAAGGCGCATTCTGCTGCGTTAAAGGATGTGGCTCGGGATACTGACGATGCTGCACGTTCTTCAGATAAGCTTGGTGATTCTAATCGTCGTACTGGATCGTCGGCTCAGCAGTCTAAGGGGTATTTCGCCTCTCTTTCATCTGAGCTGAAGAATTATAGTAGTTCTTCTAAGGACGCGGATTCTTCGTCGTCTAAGTTTTTGCGTACTCTATTGTTGATGGTTGCCCCGGCTCTACCGGCTTTTATTGGTGGGCTGATTGGTTCGATCGTTGCGCTGGGTGGCGCGCTGATCGGCATTTTGGGTGCTGCTGCGCCTGCTGCGGGTGCGATTGCTGCGTTGGGTCCTGCTGCTTTAGCGGCGGCCGGGGCAGTGGGCACAGCATTATTGGCTTTTAAGGGTATTGGTACTGCCTTAAAGGCTTTACAGAGTGCACAGTCTCAGTCTGCTCAGTCGGCTGCGTCTGATGCTCAGGCGGCTGCGTCGGCCACGCGTGGGTTGGCTAATGCGCAGGATGCTCTGGCTAATGCGGAGCGTTCGCGAGCGCAGGCTGAGGTACAGGGTGAGAAAGATGTAGCGGCTGCAGATAAAGCTTTAGCGCAGGCGCATAAGGATGTTCAGACTGCTCTTGCTAGTTTGAATGCTGAGCGTGAGAAAGCTGTACGCGATCTCATTGATATGCAGAATGCTGAGATCGACGCTAGGCTGTCGGTCGAGTCTGCTGAGATTGCTCTTATTGATGCACAGCAGAATCAAGCTGCAGTTAATGCTAGTGCTACTTCTACGGCTTTGGATAAGCGTAAAGCTGATTTGCAGGTTGCTGAGGCTGAGCAGCGTTTAGCCGAAGCAAGGATTTCATCTTCGAGAGCTACTGAAGATAATACTAAAGCGCAGGCTGATGGTGTTAATGGAGCAGCTAATGTAGTTAATGCTTCTAATCAGGTAGCGAGCGCTAAGGATGCTGAGACACAAGCAGTTGAGAATGCTGCGGATGCACGGGTTACTGCTGCGGATAGAATGTTGTCTGCGGATCAGTCGGTTACGCAGGCGCAGCGTTCGTTAGAGGCTGCGCTTGAGCAGGTTTCGAGTGCAGCGAATAAGCAGAATGCGGCACAGACTGCTCTTGCTACTGCAATGTCGCATTTGGCTCCTGCTGGCCAGCAGTTTGTTTATTTTTTGCAGTCTCTTATCCCGTTGGTTGATAAGATTACTGGCGCCGCTGAGGGCGCGTTCCTGCCCGGGTTAGAGACTGCGATTAAAGCAGTCATTCCTCTGGTTGACTCAGTAGCAATACCTTCTATTAAAGCTTTTGGCGCTGTTCTTAGTTCTCTTGCTAATGACGGTGCTGCTGAGCTTAACAGTTTTCAGAAGGACTTCCTTTCGTTTGGTACTGGGGAAGGTCCAAAGCTTGTAGATAACTTTGGGCACATACTCCTTAATCTTCTTAGCGTTATTGAAAACTTGTCTATGGCGGCTGTTCCGCTGTTGGACTGGTTGACCAAGCTGACGTTGGCTTGGTCTGAGCATATTAAAGCGACTACTCAGGCTGCTCGTGATACTGGTCAGCTTACTGATTTCTTTGTTAAAGTTAAAGATATACTATCTCTTCTTGGTAACATCCTGAAGAATGTTGGTGGCATTCTTTATCAGGTTTTCGCAGCAGCGGCTCCTTTGGGTGAGCGGTTGTTGACGTCGTTTGAGGAGTTGACGAAGAAGACTAATGATTACCTACACACTGCTGAGGGTTTTGGTAAGCTAAAGAAGTATTTCGATGATATGGAGCCTTCGATCCGTATCATTTTGCAGTTGCTTGGTATGTTGGCTACGTCTATTATTGGGACTGGTGCTTCTAAGACAACTTATGAGTTGCTGGTTGCGGTTAGAGATAATTTGGTTCCTGCGTTCCAGCGTCTTGCTGCTGCAATGAAGGATGTTTCACTTTCTATTGGTCAGCAGCTTATTGAGATTATTTCGAAGCTTGCTGATGTTCTTACTAACTTGGTTAATGCTGGAGGCGGAGGTGGTTTGTCAGCTTTCGTTACTATATTGAATATTTTTGCTTCTGTTTTGCAGGCTATCACTTCGGTTCCTTATATTGCTGAGCTTGGTGTGTGGTTGTTGGCGATTGCTGGTGGGTTGAAAGCAATCAAGCTGATAGGTTCTATTACTGGTTTGTCTAGTGTTGCTGGTGGGATTAACGCGTTGGCTGGGCGGTCTGCTTCTTATTTGGCTGGTGAGGCTGCTCCGGTTAAGGCGTCTCCTACGAGTTTTGTTGGTGGTGTGAAGTCGGCTGTTGCGGGTGAGACTGCTACTCCTCGTACGATTACGGCGCGTGCCGGTGCTGCGGTGGGCGGCGCGGCGATGTCGGTGTTCAAGCCGGGGACTCCTGCAGCGTCGCCTGTTCAGACTGCTGTTCCTGCTGGGGCTGCGCCTTTTTATCCTCCTGGTACTCCTCGCTCGGCACCTGCTGCGCCGTCGCGGTTGAGCGCGGTGGCGGGCTCTGTGGGCCGTGGCGCGGTGGCTGTGGGGCGGGTGGCCGGTGGGATCGCGGGGTCTATTGGTGGTGGTCTGGCCGGGGCAGCGATCGGCCAGGCGGTGGGTGGGGATACTGGTGCAGCGGTTGGTGGTATTGCAGGTTCTATTGCTGGGTCGTTTGCACCGGAAGTCATTTCGGCTGGTTTGGCGAAGATTAAGCCTCTTGCTGAGGCTGCTAAGTCTGCGTTGTCTGGTGTTGCTTCTACGTTGTCGGGTGCTGTTGCTAGTGCGGCTGGTAGTGCAGCGTCTGGGTTAGGTAAGGCTGTTGGGTCTGCTTTGCAGGTTGCGGGTGCTGTTGCTAGCGCTGCAGGTAGTTACATTAAGTTGGGTGTTGAGACTTTAGCTGCTAATGCTAAGCAGTTGTTGTTTGCTGCGGGGTCTGCGATTGTTAAGGGTGCTACTGCTGCGTGGGCTGCGGTGCAGTGGTTGTTGAATGCTGCGATGGATGCTAACCCTATCGGGTTGGTTGTTCTTGCGATTGCAGCTTTGGTTGCTGCGTTTATTTATGCTTGGACGCATTCTGAGACGTTCCGTAATATTGTTATTGGTGCGTTGGATGCTGTTGGTGCTTTCTTCACTGCTGTGTGGACTAATGTTATCAAGCCTATTGTTGACTTGTTTTTGGAGGGGTTACAGCAGCTAGGTGATGCTGGTACGTGGTTGTGGGTTAATGCTATTAAGCCTGCTCTTGATTTCATGGGGGCTGCGTTTGGTTTCTTGTGGAATACTCTTGTTAAGCCTGTGATTGATTCTTTGGTCAGAGCTTTCCAGGATACAGGTAACGCTGCTTTGTGGTTGTGGAATAATGCTATTAAGCCTGCTCTAGATTTCATTGGTGGTGCTTTCACAGGCATTTACAATAACATCCTCTTGCCTATCTTCAATGGCTTTATGGGTGTGGTACATCTTCTTGGTGATACTTTTACGAATGTTATTGGTGCTATTGAGGGTGCTTGGAACAGGTTAGGTGATATTGCTAAGGGTCCTGTTAACTTTGTGATTGACGTTGTTTACAATCGTGGGATTGTTCCGTTGTGGAATGGTCTTGCTGGTGTGTTCGGGTTGGGGAAGCTAGCGCCTGCTGCGTTGCTGGCTGAGGGTGGTGTTCTCCCTGGCTATGCTCCGGGTCGGGACTCGGTACCAGTGGTCCTCTCGCCAGGAGAGGGAGTACTCGTTCCTGAGGCTGTTCGGGGACTGGGTCCTGACTTTGTTTACAAGGCGAATGAGTTTTATTCTGGTGGTCGTGCTAAGCCAGCGGGTGGGAATAGGTTTGCTGGTGGTGGTGTCGTTGGTGATGTTACGGGCGCGATTGCTTCGATGGTGTCGGATCCTGTTGGGTCTGTTCGTACGTTGTTTGGTGGGGTGTCTGATGATGCTGGGCGTGTGCCCGGGTCAGGTGGCTTCACTGATGTTATGAAGGCTATACCTTCTAAAGTTATTGACGCGGTTATTGAGAAGGCTAAGGATTATGCGGCGCGGGCGGCTGCCGCTGCAGCGGCGTTGGCTAATGCTGGTGCGAGTGGGTTGTTGCAGGGTGGTGGGGCTGGCGTTGAGCAGTGGAGGGCCACTGGGTTAGCGGCACTGACTGCTGAGAATCAGGCTCTTGAGAATATCGGTGCCTTGTTGATGCAGATGAGCACTGAGTCTGGTGGTAATCCTACTGTGGTTAATCAGTGGGATTCGAACTGGCAGGCTGGTCATCCTTCTGTTGGTTTGATGCAGGTTATCGCTGGCACGTACGCGGCTTACAAGGATGCTAGGTTTGATAAGGGTCCTTATTCGTATGGTGTGTCGGTTGATCCTATGGCTAATATTACTTCTGCTATTAAGTATACTGTGGCTGCGTATGGTTCGTTGGCTGCGGGGTGGAAGGGTCACGGTTACGCGGATGGTGGTGTGGTTACTGCTTCTGGGCCGGGTGGGGGTGATTCGGTTCCGGCGATGTTGACGCCGGGTGAGTTTGTTTTGAGTAGGGGTGTGTCGGAGGCACTTGGCCTTGATTTGTTGACGAGGTTGAACGCGTCAGGTGGGGTGCATGCTGCTGACTTGTTCTCGCCTGTGGGGCGTGCGTCGGTGCAGCGGTTTGCGTTGGGGGGTGCTGTGCGGGCCGGGTTGGATGCGGCGTTGTCGGCCGGGTCATCTTCTACGGTGGTGCATGGCGCTTCTAGTAGTGACTCATCTAGGGATGTTGTCATTAATACGAACATCTATAATCCGGTTGCTGAGACTGCTTCTGACTCGGCGGCGGCTCGTATGCGTTCTTTGTCTTTGATGGGGATGTTCTCGTGAGTGAGGTTTTCACATGTCTATGACTGTGAATGGTGTTGATATATCTAATTTGGCGTATAATGTTGGGGATTTGACTGGTCGTTGGACTAGTCCTCCTAAGCGTGGTAAAGATTTGGATGTCCCGGGTCGGCATGGGACGGTTCGTACTCCTCGTAAGAAGTATTCTTCTGGTACTGTTATTCTGCCTTTTTGGATTAATGGTTGTAACACTGATGGCACTCTGCCTAGTGATAAGAAGTTGCGCACTATGTTGCAGAAGAATGCTGATCGGTTGGGTATGTTGTTTAGTGTTGATGATGTGGTGTTGGTGCAGACTTTGGAGGATGGTTCGCATCGGCAGGTGAATGGTCAGGTTGTTGATGCTATTGATATGACGGTTTTGGCTGGGGCGTCGAGGGCTGAGTTTGCTGTGACGTTGCGGGTGTCGGGTGCTTTTTGGAAAGATACGGTTGATGTGACGGAGTCTAAGACTGGTACTGGTGTGTGGAATGTTTCTGCGTTTACTGGTGCGACGGCTCCTATGGATGATTTGATTGTGAAGTTTACGGGTCCTTGCACGAATCCTAAGTTGTTGTCTTCGTCTGGGGTTTATGTTCAGTATAATGCTGTGTTGACGGGGTCGCAGTCTGTGGCTATTGATTGTGGGTTGTGGACTTTGACGGGAACATCTATTACGCCTTCTTATAGTGCGTTGGTGCATGGTGGGGATCCTCGGTGGTTTGTGTTGGATCCTGGTGATGTGATTCCGCAGGTGACTGCGTCGCAGACTGCTGGTAGTACTGGTGTGTTTGCGTTGACTGGTAGGCGTAAGTATTTGTTTGCTGGTTAATCTTCTTTTCTTGCCCCGGGTTAGTGAGGGTGTTTCGTGTTAGTTGAGTTTTGGGTTTTGAATACTGATTTGTCTCTTAGGTGTCCTTTGCCTGATGTGGAGACGTTTACGATTTCGCCGGTGGTGAATGATGCGGGGTCGCTTACTTTTACTTATCCTGCTAATGGGGTGAATTGGTCTGTTTTGAATGAGACGGTCGTTGATGATCGTGATTTGATGATTCGTACTTTTATTGATGGTGTTGCGCAGGATGAGTTGTTGTCTTATGTTTCTGAGTCTGCTGGTGATGATGTTGTTGAGGGTTCTGTTTGGTCGTATACTGGTTTGTTGGCTGCTGGTCGTTTGAGTGAGGCTGTGGTGGAGCCTCAGGGTGGTATGCCTACGCAGGGTGATGATGCGACTGTCGCTTCTAATGATGCGCATTATTATTCTTGTACTGCTGGTACCATTGTTGCGACGTTGATGGCTGAGGCTGTTGCGCGTGGTGCTTTGACGGATATGACGTGGGCGTCTTTTACTGGTACTCATGATTCTGCTGGTGTTTCTTGGACTCAGATTATTACTTTGACGTTCGCTCCGGGTACGGATTATTTGAAGTGTTTGCAGGGGTTGGCTACTGCTGGGATGTGTGAGTTTAAGGTTATTGGTAAGGATTTGAAGATTTATCAGCCCCCTTTTGGGGTTGATAGGACTCTTACTAATCCTCCTGTTGTTTTTCGTGAGGGTCAGAGTATTGTTGATTCTCCTCGTAAGCATACTGTTCGTGGTACTGCTACTTCTGCGTTGGTTGCGGGTGCGTTGGGGGTGTATCAGTGGGCGAGTGATGCTGGTGCTTTGACTAGGCGTGGTAGGCGTATTGAGATTGGTGTGTCGCAGGGGCAGATCAGTGATCCTACTACGTTGACTGCGTATTCTCAGTTTTTCCTTTCTGGTGCTATTTCTGGGACGATGGAGAAGACGCATGGTTTGACGTTGGATGCGGGTAGTGTTACTGGTGGTCCTGTTCCGTTGCGTGATTTTGATACGGGGGATTGGGGTTGGTCTGATCTTGGGTCGGATTTGGAGAGGTTGCGTGTTGCACAGTGGACTATCGCTCAGGATGCTGATGGTGAGTTGTCCGGGTCGGTGGTGTTGAATGATTTGATTGCTGAGCGTACTGCTGCGTTGGCTTTACGGTTGCAGGGTATTGCTGGCGGTACTACGATTACTGGGACGAGTAATGCTCGTCCTATTCCTACGACGTTGATTGATGGGATTGCTCCTGCGCCTCCTACTGGTGTGACTGTTTCGTCTATTGCTTATACGACGGATCAGAATGTGACGTTGGCTGCGGTGTCGGTGCAGTGGGATCCGGTTGGGTTTAACTCGGATGGCACTGCGGTAACTGATTTAGGTTTGTATGCTGTTTACTGGAAGTATACTGATGTTAGTATGTCTCCTGTTAGCGCGTTGTTGTCGTGGATGTTGGTTACGCAGACGCAGGATACGTTCGCTAATTTTTCGGCTGTGCGGCCGGGTGCGGCGATTCAGGTTCGGGTTGGTGTGTCGGATACTATTGGTAATTTTAGTGGTTGGTCTTCGACGGTTAATCATACTACTGCGTCTGATACGACTGCGCCTCCTACTCCGTCGACTCCTGTTGTTACTGCTTTGTTGGCTGCGTTGCGGGTTGAGTGGAATGGTTTGGGGTCTTTGGGTGAGGCTATGCCTAAGGATTTCAGGTATGTTGAGGTGCATGTTAGTACGGTGAGTAGTTTTACTCCTACTTCCACTACTTTGTGGGATACGATTGGTAGTGCCGCTGCGCTCGGTTACACTAAAGGCACGTATGGTACTACTTATTTTGTTCGGCTTGTTGGTGTGGATATGTCGGGGAATAGGTCGGCTACGTCGGCGCAGGCGTCTGGTGTTCCTCGGCAGATTTTGAATCCGGATTATGCGGCGTTGTCGATTGGGTCGGCGGCGATTAATGATTTGGATGTCGGTAAGATTACGGCTGGTACGTTGTCGGCTGCGGTTATTTTGTCTGGGTCGATTGCTACTGCTGCGTCGGGTGCTCGGTTTGGGATGAACTCGTCGGAGTTGTTTGCTTTTAACTCGTCGGCGGTGAAGACGTTTCAGGTGACGAATGCTGGCGCTGTTTCTATTCTCGGTGAGATTAAGACTGGTATTACTGGCGCGCGTATTGTTATTAACCCTAGTGGTACGGCTCCTACGGAGATCAGGTTTTATCCGGCGAATAATACGTTGGGTAAGTTCATTTCGTTGTTCACTGCGGATGTGCCTGGGTATGCTGGGTATTCTTTGACTTATTTGAAGGGTGACCGGCAGGCGGGGTTGTCTGGTGAGGCTGTTTTGCGTATGTGGTGGTATGAGGCTGCTTTTGGTTGGTTTGATTCTACTGCTGGGTTGTTGGTGGATACTGAGTCTGCGGTGTATGCGAGGCAGTATTCGGCTGGGATGAATTCGTCTAGGTTGCTTTTTATTGCGCATGGGTTGCGGGATGTTCCCTATCATGAGTTTGCGTTTACTACTAGTTCCGCGACGATTGATGTTGGTTTGGGTCGTATGAAGAAGGATTCGGGGGATGCTTTTATTATTGGGTGTCCTGCGAAGGGGAGTGCTTTTGCTTTTCAGGTGAATTGGATTTATGCGGTGGCTGAGGGTAACACGTCTTTGCATGTTGGGTTTACTGCGGATACGGTGACGCAGTCTTCTGGTGTTGCTAAGAAGACGAATATCAAGGATATTTCGGTTGATGTTTTGGATGTGTTGGAGAGGGCTCCTTCTAGGCAGTGGGAGTATATTGCGGATCATTTACCGAGGGGTGAGCCTGATCCTGTTCGGTTGCGACGGAGTGATCCTGGGCCGGGTGAGCATCCTGATGTGTTGGTTCCGGTGAGGTTGGAGAGTTCTCCGTTGGTGGGGGTTAGGCATCATTTTGGTCCGATGGCGGAGGATTTGCCGGTGGGGGTGCGTGTTTATACCCCGAGGGATCCTACTGAACCTCATATTGATCATGGTTCTATGATGGGGTTTATGTGGGAGATTTTACGTAAGTTGCATGGTCGGTTGAAGAAGCAGGGTTCTGATATTGAGGCTATTAAGGCGAAGGTGGGTTTGTAGTGTCTGCTCCTGTTGATGGTTCTGGTCAGGGTGTTCCGGTGGATGCGGGGTTGGTTATTGAGCATTTGGAGAGGATTCATGTTGCTACGGTTCGGGAGTTGGCTGTGACGGCGGCTAGGTTGGCTACGGTGGAGGGTGAGAAGGCTGAGTTGCAGCGGCAGTTGAGGGTTCGTGAGGCTACTCAGATTTCACCTCCTGGGTCACCGGATGTTGTGTCTGATTAGTTTTGTTGGGGGTGTCGTCCGAATACTCGCGGGGAGGCTTTCTTTCTTTGAGTTTGGGGGTTGTTGTGGATACGGCTCCGTTGGATGCGATTAATATTGCGCCGTTGTTGGCGAGTTTGATCGCGGGTGTGATTATCCCGAGTGTGGTTGATTTCGTGACTCATTCGACTGCTCCGTGGTGGGCGAAGTCGGGGATTGCTACTGGGTTGGCGGCGTTGGCTGGTGCTATTTCGACTACGGTGTGGTCGAGTTCGTTGGATTGGAAAGTTTATGTGTTGAGTATTTTCATGGCGTTTTTGGCCACGTTTACTTCGCATTCGGCTGGCTCGAGTCAGGCTGTGCAGAATGCGACGGGTGATTTCGGGTTGTTTAAGCAGAGCCCTCGGACGGATGTTTCTAATCGTCATGAGCTGATTGATCCTGATGGGCCTGTTATTGCTATGCCCGGTGCTACTGTCGCCACTAGTTCTGCTCCTGCTGATAAGCATTTGATTATTTCGGATACGGCGTTGTCCGGTGATATTAGTGTGCCTTCTGAGTTTACTGCTTCTCGGGAGCAGAGTGTTCAGCCTCCGTCGATTGGCCCGTTAACTAGCCCGGGTGGGCGCGGCTTGATTGATGGTCATTCTGATTGAGTGAGGGTTTGTGCTGACCTTTGTGGTCGCTCAGGTTTTAATTTTGCAGGCTGTGGTTATGCAGGCTGTTGCTGAGCCTACTTCTGTGTTTTTGCAGTATGGCCCGTTGGGTGTTATTGCGTTGTTGGCTTTACTTGCGGTGAAGGTTTTGTTTGATCGTGAGGCTAAGGCTTTGGATTTGGAGCGGCAACGTAATGAGGCGTTGTCCGAAGAGTTACGTAAGTTGAACGCTGCTATTCAGGATAAATATCTAACAACTCTCGCTGAGGCTACTACTGCTATTGGGGACGCGTTGCAGATTGCGCGAAGGGGACGAGATGCGCACTGAGACTGAGCGAGAGTTGCGACTTCGTTCCGAAGAGCTTAGGAAGCAGTTGCTTGATGCGGTGGCTTTGCTGGATGTGTTTGTCACTGAGTTGAAGGCGGAGACTGAAATTCCTATGCAAGGTTCGGGGGGTGAGTTTCGTGAGTCCTGAGGATCCGCTGGCGATTCGTGCGGCTACGTTGCAGGCTACTGTTTCTGCATTAACTGAGTCTGTTGATACGCTTATTAAGTCTACGGATAAGTTGGAGACTCGTACTTCGCGTGGTGAGCGTGGGTTGCGTTTGACGATTATTGGTTTGTGTGTGGATGTTTTGTTGTCTGTGATTGTGTTGGGTTTGGGTGGGTTTTTGTATGCGAGTAATTCTGATGTGAAGGATACGCAGGCTCAGTTGGAGGCGCAGCATCAGCAGGATACTGTTTTGCGCCATGATGCGTTGTGTCCTTTGTATTCGTTGTTGATTGGTTTCTATAATCCTGCGTCTAGGGATAAGTTTCCGCAGGGTCCTGATGCTTACGATCGTGGGTTTACTGTGTTGCGGAATGGCGCGTCGGCGTTGAATTGCCCGCAGTCACCGTGAGTGCGCGTCGTTGTGGTGGTGTGGTCGTTAGGTGATGGTGGCCCCGGGCGTGTGGGGACGAGCTGACTGAGGGAGTATGTTTTGTTTGGTTCGCGAGTTCTTATGGTTGGGGCGGCTGCGTTGGCGTTGGGTGCGGGTGTGGTTTCCCCGGCTTCGGCAGCGCCTGGCGATGACACTAGTTGTGCGGATGTTGGTCATGTTCGCCCTGGGTCTACGGTTGACTGTAATTATGATGGGTTGCGGGTGAAGGTTCGTGCCTTGGATCGTGACTGTCTGGTGTTGGTGAAGATTGTTGGTGGTGAGCGCCAGCGCGGTCCGGTGGGTACGACTGCTGACGAGGTTGATCGTCGTGCGTCTGAGCTGTTGGTAGGCATCCACCTTGGTGACTGCCGTAATCCTGTGACACCTGCTCCTGCGGAGCCTTCGATTCCTGGCCCGGTTCCGAGCGCTCCGCAGGCCCCTGTTGAGGAGGCTCCTGTGGCTGAGGCTCCTGCACCGCAGCCGGTGGAGGCGCATCTTCCTGTTACCCATTAGGGGGTTGGTGTGGGAGGGGGACCGTCCCCGATCGGTCCCTCTCCCTTGCTGAGAGTCACGGGTTTTTCTCAGTGGTGTCGGGTTTTGGTCGTCAGGTGGATGAGGTAGTTTTCCTGTCTGGCGATCGGTGCGGCTGGGTCTGATTTTTTTGTGGATCCTTTTGATGCCGCTTGAGCACGTTTCGTACTTGACCGTCACACATTATTCCTCAGTTCTCAGGAGATGTGTGATATGGATGTTGCGACTCGTGATAAACTTATTTTCGATGCTCTTGCGGCTTGTAGTGTTGATTTAGATTCTGCGGTTCAGTTGGTCGCTCCGCACCCATCTCGCCTTTCTGTCGAGACTTTACGTGTTTCGTGGGGTTCGCCTCCTCGTTTCGTTGTCGACGGCCCGGGTCAGCCGGATGGTTCGGTATGACGGAGGGTAATCGTCGGTGGCCTTTCGAGGAGGTTTTTCTGTGGTATCGGCACTGGATCGTGTGGATCCACAGGCTTTAGCTGCAGCGGCGGAGCGTGCGCGTACTGCACATGATGTGAATCTACCTGTTTTGAATTTGTGGAATTCCGACCCTTGTGAGAAGCATGTTCCTGATGGTGTCCCGTGTGTTTCTTGTCGGCGTTGTGGTGTGATTTTGCGTCGACATCAGCGTGTCGCTATTTCGTGGTTTTTTCTGATTCGTAAGGGTTTGTTGGCGGATGTTGTTGGGTTGGGTAAGACGTTTAGTGCGTGCGGGACGATTGCTCTTGCTGCGCAGGCGGGTGAGTTGGATCCGCGTCGTGGTGGTGGTCGGGTGTTGGTGGTGTGTCGGCCTGCTGCGTTGACGCAGTGGCGTAATGAGTTGCGTCGTACGATTCCTGGTTTGACTACTGAGGTGATTGATGGGGATCGGGATCAGCGTTCTGATTTGTATGCGTTTCCGTGGGATATAGCTGTTGTGGGTCATCAGATGTTTTTGCGGGATGTTGAGATTATTGAGCGTCTCGGGATTCATCATCTTGTGATTGATGATGTGGATTGTCTACGGAATTGTGATAATAAGACGTCGTGGGCTGTGAAGCGTATGGCTACGTCGGCGTCACGGGTGATGTTGATGACTGCGACTCCTTTGCAGAAGAAGCTTTTGGAGTTGTACGATCTTTTGGATTCTATTGGTCTGGCGCGGATGTTGTTCGGTCCTCGTGACGCGTTCATTCTCCGGTATCTGCGTAGGCAGAAAGCTACTATTTATACTGGTAGGGATCAGAAGACTGGTAAGAAGAAGACTCGTACTGTTATGGAGGTGGTGGGTTATAAGCATCTTGGGGAGTTTAAGGAGTTGATTGCTCCTCGAGTGTTACGTCGTCTTCCTAAGGATGTTGACGACATTGAGATGCCACTTATCATCCCCAATAATGTGTTTCTTGATTTGCTTCCCGAGCAGCGCGCTCGTTATGACGAGTTGCAGCGTGGTGTGTTGAAGGTGTTGGGGGAGGGTGGTGAGCTTGAGCTTGGGAAGGCTAAAGCTAAGTGGCTGGCTGCGGCTCAGATTTGTGAGAGTTTAGCGGTTATTGATGGCCGTGATTCTCCTGGGGCTTCAGTGAAGTTTGATTGGATTGTGGATAAGCTGTTGAATGACTGGGCGGCTGAGGAGGAGGGCGATGAGGATGAGAAAGCTGTTTTGTTCATTCATTATCGTCCTGGGTTAGAGGCATTGTGTAATCGGTTGGATGCTAATGGGATTGGGCATGTGCGGTATTGGGGTGCGGATCGGGATCGTAAGCGGCGGAGTGCTGCGACGGAGCGGTTTTGGGATGATCCTACGTGTCGTGCTTTGGTGGGTACGTGTGCTATTGAGCAGTCGCTGAATTTGCAGTGTGCTAGGCATCAGGTGAATGTGGATCAGATTCCTAATCCTGCTCGGATGACTCAGTTGGCGGGCCGGGTTCGTCGTGCTGGTAGTGCTTATAAGACGGTGTATGTGCATAGTCTTTATGCGTCTAATACGCATGAGGAGAGGAAGCTTCGGGCGATGGAGGTCGAGGCTGCTTTGGCTAGTGTGATTTGGTCTGAGGATGATCCTATGTACGCGAAGCTGTCGCCTGCTCAGATGTTGCAGTTTATTAGTCCTGATGTTGGTGCTTTGAGCGCGGCGTGATCGGTATGACTCGTTTGTTCTCGGTTTAGTCGTCTGACGCTTTGAAGCGCTGTGTTTGGGAGAATGGGGTCTGTGTTGTGACTACTGGTGTTTCTAGTCAGGGTGGTTTGAAGGTTAGCCGTTTGTTTACTTCTGCGGGTAAGCATCCGTATTCGGAGGTGAAGTGGGAGCGTTCTGATATTGTTTTGTTGAATTGGCGGGATGGTTCGGTTAATTTCGAGCAGCGTGGTGTGGAGTTTCCGGCTTCGTGGTCGGTGTCGGCGCGGCAGATTGTGGCGAGTAAGTATTTTCGGGGGCAGTTGGGTTCGGATGCTCGTGAGTGGTCTTTGCAGCAGTTGATTGATCGTGTGGTGAGTACGTATGTTTCGCGTGGTGTTGAGTTTGGTTATTTCAATACTGATGAAGATGCGATTGTTTTTTCTGATGAGTTGACGTGGTTGTTGTTGCATCAGTTTTTCGCGTTTAATTCTCCGGTGTGGTTTAACGTGGGGACGCGTGGTCGGCAGCAGGTGAGTGCTTGCTTCTTGCTGTCTGTCGATGACACGATGGATTCGATTTTGGATTGGTATAAAGAGGAGGGGTTGATTTTTAAGGGCGGTTCGGGGTCTGGTGTGAATCTTTCTCGGATTCGTTCTAGTAAGGAGTTGATGTCGTCTGGTGGTACAGCGTCCGGGCCAGCGAGTTTTATGCGTGGTGCGGATTCGTCGGCTGGGGCTATTAAGTCGGGTGGTTCTACGCGGCGTGCTGCGAAGTTGGTTTGTTTGGATGTAGATCATCCTGATATTCTTGATTTCGTGCAGTTGAAGTCTAGGGAAGAGAAGAAGATTAAGGTCCTGCGTGATGCAGGGTTTGATATGGATTTGGGTGGCGACGACATCAATTCTGTGCAGTATCAGAATGCTAATAATTCTGTTCGGGTGTCTGATGAGTTTATGCGTGCGGTGGAGGATGGTTCGGGGTTTGCGTTGAGGGCTCGGTTGGATGGGTCTGTTGTTGACACGATTGATGCTCGTGAGTTGTTTCGGGCGATGGCGCAGTCGGCTCATGAGTGTGCTGATCCTGGCATTCAGTATGATGACACGATTAATGCGTGGCACACGTGTCCTGAGGATGGTCGTATTACTACGAGTAATCCTTGTAGCGAGTATATGCATTTGGACAATTCGAGCTGTAACCTAGCTAGCCTTAATTTGTTGAAGTTTATGACTAAGGATGGCGGGTTTTCGTTCGAGGCGTTTGAGGCTGCGGTGAAGTTGGTTATCACTGCTATGGATATTTCAGTGTCGTTTGCTGATTTCCCGACTGCGAAGATTACTGAGGTGTCTCGTAGGTATCGTCAGTTGGGTATTGGTTATTGTAATTTGGGTGCGTTGTTGATGTCGATGGGTCGTGCGTACGATAGTGTTGGTGGTCGTGCGTTGGCTGGGTCGATTACGTCGTTGATGTCGGCGGCTGCGTGGGATCAGTCGGCGTTGTTGGCTCGGGTTGTTGGTCCTTATGATGGTTATGCTCGTAATGCTGATGCGCATCGTGATGTTGTGTGTAGGCATACTGCTGCTACTGTTTGTGCTGATCGTGTCGGTGGGTTGGATACGACTCTTTATGATCGGGCGCAGGCTTTGTGGAGTCATGCTGCGGAGTTGGGTGATGTGCATGGTTATCGCAATGCCCAGGTCAGCTTGATCGCTCCTACTGGCACTATTAGTTTTATGATGGATGCTGATACGACTGGTGTGGAGCCTGATTTTTCTTTGGTGAAGCATAAGAAGTTGGCGCATGGTGGTTCGATGGAGATTGTGAATAAGTCTGTTGTTCGTGCGTTGCAGACGTTGGGTTATGAGCCTGAGCAGGTTGAGGCTGTTGTTGATTATGTTGCTGTGAATGGGCATGTTGTTGGTGCTCCTGCGTTGAGGTGGGAGCATTACGAGGTGTTTGATTGTGCTGTTGGTGAGCGTTCGATTGCTTCTGATGGGCATTTGTTGATGATGGCTGCGGTGCAGCCTTTCTTGTGTGGTGCGATTTCGAAGACCATCAATATGCCTGAGGATTCTACTGTCACTGATATTGAGGCTGTTTATTTGGCTGGGTGGCGTCTTGGGTTGAAGTCTCTTGCTGTGTATAGGGATAATTCGAAGGCTGCTCAGCCGTTGTCTGTGAAGAAAGTAGATGACGGTAAGCTCGTTGGCGGTGTGATTCAGCCTGACTTGATTGTGTCTGGTGTTATTGAGGGGTCGCCACATGTGGTTCAGCCGGTGCGGCAGCGTCTGCCCTCGAGGCGTCCGGCTGAGACGCTGTCGTTTGATGTGGGGGGTGCTGGGGGGTATCTGACGGTGGGTTCGTACCCGGGGAATGGGCCGGGGGAGATCTTCCTGAAGTTGGGTAAGCAGGGGTCAACGTTGGCTGGGCTGTTGGATGCGTTCTCGATTTCAGTATCGATTGCTTTGCAGTATGGTGTGCCGTTAGATGTGTTTGTTGAGAAGTTCGTTGGCACTCAGTTTGAGCCACGTGGTATGACGAATGATCCTGAAATCCGTATGGCTACGTCTATTATGGATTATGTGTTCCGTAGGTTGGCGTTGGATCATTTGTCTCGTGAGCAGCGTGATCGGTTGGGTGTGTTGTCTACGGTGGAGCGGTCTGAGGCGCCTTCTGGGGTGGCAGCGGGCCTGGATGAAGTGGTACCCGTAGCTAAGGGTTACCATCAGGATAACCCTTTGTGTTCGTCGTGTGGTGTGGTTATGCAGGCTGCGGGTGTGTGTTTCGTTTGTTCGAATTGTGGTTCTACGTCTGGTTGTTCCTGAGAGTTTGAGGAGTGGTGCGGTGCTGTCTGTCGAGCAACAACAGCTTGTGATTGATCGTGTTGGGCTCGCGACAGCACTTGCACACAAAGAGTGGTGCAAGTTAAATGGGTATGAGCGCGATGAAGTTATTTCGTGGGCGTTGAATGGTTTAGTGTTGGCCGCTGTGAGGTGGCCTGATTATTGTAGAGAACATGATTATGAAATGTATACGCCTACTGCTTTGTCTTGGTTTAGTACTTATGCCACTCGTCGTATTATTGGTGCGATTATTGATGAGTTGCGGTCTTCTGATCCGGCTACGCGTGCTGAGCGTGCGTTGGTGAAGGAGATTGGTTTAAAGGGTGTGGATTTGTATGTTTCGTGGGATTATGATTCGCCGCAGTCTATATCATCTAGGACTGGCATTAGTGTTGAGGATGTGAATAGGGCTCTTTCAGCTTTGTTGAGAGTGCCTGTTCCGTTGGATGATTATGAGGAAGCTGAGCAGATCGTTGTTCCTCTTGATGTGGAGGGGACGGCGTTACGGTCGGCGTTGTGTGCTGAGGTGGTGTCGGCGGTGCGGGCGTTGCCCCCGTTGCATCGTTGCGTGTTGGTGTTGTCTTGTTATTACCAGCTTTCTGATTCGAAGGTTGCGCAGGCTATTCCTGAGATTTCGCGGGATCCGGTGGCTAGTCGTTGGTCTGGTATGTGGATTCAGGTTTTACGTGAGGAAGCGCAAGATATTTTGCGTAAGTCTTTGAGGTCGGTGTTGGATCTGCCGTTGGCCGGGTGAGTGGGGTATGATGTGTGCTGACCCCAGTTGTCTGGGTACTGACTAACCATTTCTCTTCTCGTCATGTCGTACGACTACTCTACGCCGGGCCTTTCAGAGGCACTTCTAATCGGATCGTTCGACTACTCGTTTCGCGGCATTGCTTGTCAAGTCGACTACGCGTGCCCATTCCTGTCACATCTTTCCGACTACCCGTGTCCCTCCTCGGCAGTTCAAGTCCTTTCCGACTACTCCTTTCGAGTCGATGCCCTGCAGTGCTTTCAGACACGTCGAGCCAGGGCCTGTCCAATCGACACCGACGAATCGCATCGTGTCTGTTCCTGTCATGTGACTACCCGAGACAGTTCCGATCTTTTCCGTTCGACTACGCATTTCGCTGCCATTCCGTCTGACGTATCTACCCGTATCTACTCGTCTCGGTCAGACAACCCAATTCGCGACAAGTCCACTCGACTCGATTGACTAATCCCCACGCTTCGCGCCTGTTCTGACCGGATCGGTTCGACTACTCCTGTCGCGATCATTTCCAGCCATCCCCAAGCTGACTTGCCGCTTTCAGATCACGTCGATACGTGTGACTATGCGACTCCCGCCGAGCCCGTTGCTGGTCAGTTCGATACGACTACTCGCCGCAAGTCATCTCATGCCGACGATGCGCTCGGTAGGACGTGTCATGGGACAAATACTTCTTATGATCGTTGCTGGTGTCGCGGCTGTCGTTGCTGCGCTGTGGTTCCAGGTGCCTGGGTGGGTGCTGGTCGTGGCGTTGGCGGCTTGTGTGGTGGTGCTGGGGGTGACGGTGGATGTGCGTGCGCGTGTTCGTGCGCGTCGGCGTCCCACCGCTCCGCTGTCACTGAATGTGGACAAGCCTAAGACTGATGAGCCTGTTGTGAGGCCAGTGGACGAAGACTGATCTTGCTTGTATAGTTCGACTACTCGTTTCCGTGCGCCTCAATTCAGTTCGATTCGACAACACTTTTCGATTGGTGTGGTATGGGTACTGCCGACGCCGCTAGTACATATGACATTAACTTTCTTTGGTTTTTGTTAGCTGTTGTTAATGTGGCGGTTGTGGTAGATAGGTTTACTTGGATGTTGCGGCATCCCCCTGTTAGGGCGGGCGTTGCTAAGCTTTACTGGGCTGTGACGATGACATATGGTATTATTTTGTGGTGGATAGCTTTTTTTGCTTCCGGTCTGGGTCAGTATATTCTTGGGTACGGTGCACCTGTTATTATCCTTTCTTCGTGGTATTGGTCGTGGCGTTGGGCTGTTATTCGTAATAGAACTAATTCTGTGATGGTGCGTCGTCAGCTTGATAGGGCTTTTGTTGAGTTGTCTGATTTGACTCAGCAGGTTGAGAAAGAGCTAGGCGAGACTATTTGTCAGATTGATGTGTTGGCATTAAAGGCCATGAGTGGTTCAGATGCAGCATCTAAAGGTGATGTGGATACGATATGCGCTTTGAGTGGGTTTTCTGATGTTCCTATTGTTGAGTGGTCGACTGTTCCTGTGACTAAGACTGAGTTTGCTTTTTCTGCTAGTTCTTCGTGTCCTAATGGACATATTGCTGTTCATTTTCTCGAGCCTAGTGAAGATGATCACGTTATGCGGGTGTGTTCTGAGTGTGATGCTCGGTGGTTGGAACGAGCTTAAGGACGGTACGATAAGTTATGTCTGGTATAAGTTGCGCTGGGTGTGGGTTCGACGGTCCTTTAGTTGATGTGCTCGAGCATCAGCGTACTTGCTCGAAAAATTTGAGTTTTGTTCGTGTTATTTCTGACGCTGGATTTGATAGAGCTATCACTCTTACTGACATAGATTTTTCTTGCACTTCTACTTGTCCTCTTGGTCATATTGCTGTTCATTTTCTCGAGCCTAGTGTTGATGATCACGTTATGCGTACTTGTATTGTGTGTGAGTCGCGTTGGATGGAGCGCGGCTGAGCCTCGGTATGATGGCCTATGACGGTCTATGTTGATGACGCAGGTATTCCTGCTTCTGTTACAAATAATGATAATGGTAAAGTCCATACTTCTCGTTGGTGTCATTTGTTTACTGATAAAGATGACCAGACTGAGTTGCATGAGCTTGCTGCGCGTATTGGTTTAAAGCGACATTGGTTTCAGGATCATAATGAGAGTGCTCCTTGGATGTGGCATTACGATGTGACGTCTGGGAAGCGTTGGCAGGCTGTGCGTGCTGGCGCTGAGGAGATCTCGTGGCGGGATGCTGGGTTGCTGGTGAGGCGGCGTGCTCAGGCGGCGCGGGAGGGCAGTTAGGTGTGGGGTGGCACGAAGCCTTTGCTTTTGACTGATGAGGGCTTGCTTGTTGATCCTCTTGATGAGGGTGGGGCTCATGAGCTTTCGCATGGGATTGTTGGCGAGCAGATGGGTCTTGATGTTCTTAGCTATAAATTGTGGCGTACTAAGACGAGTTTAGGTGTTGAGGGAGTTACTTATTTTGCTGGTGAGGGACGCCTTTTAAATGAGGAGCAGTTGCGAGCACATTTGTGTGTTTGTGTGGCTGGCCAAGAGGGCGCTGCGCATTTGTTTGTTACGGTGCATGGGTTTGATCCTGCGGAGGCTATGGCTAAGGCAGCTATTGGTTCTGGTACGGATTTGTCTGATTTTAAGAAGTGGTCGAGGTATATTGATTTCCCGGAGAGGGCTGCTCGTCTTGAGGCGAGACGAATTATTAAAGCACATTGGAGTCGCATTTTGCGTGGCGCGGCCAGGTTAGCGGATAAGGGTAAGTTGAATCCAGGATCGGTGTGATATGCGTCGTGCAATGTCTTATGGTGAGCTTTGTGTTTATGTAGCCGATCATGCTCACAAATCGGATCTGCGTCGTCTTGTTGATACTATTCGAGAGAGTACAACAGACCCCGCTGTTGTCATTATGATTGATTTTTGGGACGATACTATTCGCACTTGTGACGGCCACGGGGAGTAATTGTGTCTTCGGATCCATCTAAGGTAGTTCTGACTGCCCTTTTTACCCATGATACGCAGTTGATTGATGAAATTTCCCGTTCGATTACTGAGAATCATTTCGTTGATCCTATTTTGCGTTCTTTGTTCCGTGGTGTTTTGACTTATCGTTCTGTGGCTAATGGTTTGTTGACTGCTTCTGCTGTGGAGGATTTGGTTTCTGGGGTGGATGCTGGCACTGCTGCGGTGGTGCGGGAGACGTATGCGGCGTTGGTCGCGGAGTCCGCTTCTACTTCTGATGCTCGGTGGGCTGCTAGGCAGTTGCGAGCGAATCGTGAGCAGTGGTTGACGACTACTTTGTTGCGGGATGCTACTGAGATTTTGAATGGTTCGGTCACTGAGGAGGATGGTGGCCGGGTGTGGTCTGGGGCTGCGGATGCGCGGGAGTGGGCGTCGTATCGTATTGCTGAGGTTACTGCTGAGATTGCGGTGGATGATTCTCCTGCGGGTGATATTCGCAAGGAGGCTAAGGATGTGATGGTGGTTTATCGGTCGGCGAAGTCGGAGGATAGGTCTCGTCGTCCTTTGGTCGGTGTTGATAAGTTGGATGCTATTACTGGTGGGTTTGGTCCTGGTGAGATGATTGTGGTGGCTGCGCCTAGTGGTGTGGGTAAGTCGCATACTTGTGTGCATATGGCTTATCACGCGGCTGCTGCGCAGGGGTTGCATGTTTATTTTGCTACTTCTGAGACTGTTCGTAATACGGTTCGGTGGCGGTTGGTTGCGCATCATTCTAGGGCTACGAAGTTTAAGGAGTTGCGGGAGCATCTTAGTATCCCGAATGGGTTGGATTCTAATTTGTTGAAGCGTGGTGAGTTGCCTGCGGAGCATGTTGAGTTTATGGCTTTGGTTGTGCAGGATTTGGCTAGGTTGGATGGGTCGTTGTGGTTGGCTCAGATGCCTCATGGGCATACTGTTGCTGCGTTGGATGCGCAGTTGCGGCAGCGGTCCCGGGCTCGGAAGATCGATGTTCTTTATATTGACTATGTTGCGTTGATGTCTGGTGATTCTCGTAGGGTGAATTCTACGCGTGAAGAGTTGGTTGGGTTGATTAAGGGCTGTAAGCATTTGGCTATTGATTATGATAAGGGTAATGGGTTACCTCTTGTTACTCCATGGCAGATTAATCGTGCGGCTCAGGAAGAGATGGATCGTACTGGTGAAGTGATTTTGCGGGGTCTTGCTGATACTTCTGAGATTGTGAATACTCCTGATATGGTTTTGGCTTTGTCTCCTGATGGTACGAGGGATGGCCGGTATGCGAATCTTCGTTTGGGTGTGTTGAAGAATCGTGACGGTAATGTTCTTCTGGGTGGTGATGCTATTCCTGTTCGGATGGACTATGCTACGAGTTACTTGTCTTCTCGTGTTAATTCTGATGGTGGTGGAAGTGAGGATATTTGGGGCGGTTCATCATTTGACGGTGCTGGTGCAGCGGATTTTTTACTTGGAGGTGTGTAGTGGTTGAATTGAGGTCACGCCATTGGATTGGTGATTGCGGTGATCTAAGTATTGGTGTTAAGATGACTGAGGTTGTTCCTGGTCAGTTTGATGGTATTCCGTTTGAGACTTATGTTTCGAATTGTGGGTTTACTTCTTCTGGGCATACTCATCATGATATGCATCCTGTTAGTCCTGAAGCGTATCAGGCGTGGTGCGATGAGGATGACGATGTAGATGTGCCTTTGCCTAGGGATCTTCCGTCCTGACGCGCATCCGGTAGGACTCCTGACAAGTTGGTTTTCCGCTGAGAGGGAGTTTGGGATGTCGGATACGAAGCCATGGACTGTAGCCATGATGGCTGTACTGGAGGATGGTGAGTGGCACAATCGTGAAGATATTCTCATGGTTGGTGCTGCGGTGGTTCCTGCGGATCGTGCGTTGCTGGAGATGGGTGAGCGGTCGCTGACGTCGACTCCTGAGCGTCGGGTGTCTGCTGGGGCTCGTACGGTGGCACTGCAGGCCCTTCAGGGTCGTCGCCGGTTCCAGGCGGTGGAGTTCTCGAAGGACGGGAAGGTGCGGAAGTCTCCGCACGAGGGTGTCGCTAATTTTGGTGCTGCTGTTGAGCGTGTTGCGAAGCTAGAGGACGAGGTCGCTGAGTTGCGCGCTATCGTTACTAGGATTAGTGCGAAGTTGGGTTTGCTGGTTGTTGACGCGGAGCCTGCCCCGGGTGTGGATGAGAGCGATGCTGGTGTGGTTATCGAGATTCTTGATCGTGTGAATGGTGGTGCTTGATGCCGTGGTGGGGTTGGTTGATCGCGTTTTGTGTGGTCTTGTTTTGTCTTACTATTCTGCGCGCTGTGCGTATGATCACTCTTGCTGTTCGTTACGATAGCTATATGTCTGATGTAGACAGGAGTGCTTCCCGTATTTCTAATTTTCGTAGATCTTCGAGGTGAAGTATGTATTTGTTCTTTGTCTTCATACTCTTGTTGCTTATGTGCTTGGCGATCGAGTTGATTCCTGTTGTTCGGTATGTTCTTGGTTATACAGATAGTTTGCCTTCTTGGTGGGCTAAGTTGTTTGGTACTAGTAAGTAATGAAACGTTTGCATAGGGGTGGGATTATTCAGCAGGCTAATGCTGCTGTTCCTATCTTTGAGATTTTGAGGACGATGGGGGTGGATGCTCCTACTCTGCCCCCGTTTGGTACTAGTGTGAAGATTTATTGTCCTAATGGTATTTATCATCCTGATCGTGGCGCTGAGAAGGAAGCACGGCTTTACGCGGATGGCAAGATGTATTGCCATATTTGTGATGAGCAGCATGATTCGGTTTCGCTTGCTGCTCAGTTGTGGGGTTGTCGTCCGTTGTCGGCCGCGCGGCAGTTGTTGGAGGGCCGGGTGATTTCGGAGGATGTGGCTCTTGCCGATCAGTCGTATGAGTTACGTGCTGGCGCTGTTTTGGCGTTGGGTGTGTGGGCTGATGCTAACGATGTGGATAGGTTCACGGAGGCTTACCGACAGTGTTTGAAGGATGCTGACGGTATTCATCTTCCTGAGGATGTTGATCGTTGGTTGGGGTTGGCGAAGGATGCCCTGATGTTGCGGGTATGACTGTCTATGAACACTTTTTTTCTTACTTCTGAGCAGATTACGATAACTACTGTTCATGAGTTGCGTGAGGCTTTGGCCATGTTGCCTGGTGGGTTGCCTATCTTTTCTGGTGGTCATGCAGAGCAGCCCTATCGTGGTGTTTTGTTAGAGACTGCAAATTGGGTGTCGCCTGATGGTGATAGCACTCCTGTTGTTTTGTTGGAGGCTGTAGCTTACCTTGGTACCTAGGTTCTATGCTACGATAGATAGTCACTGTCCGAAGTCTTGAGGTATGCGAGGTATCTTGGTGAGGGTTCGTGGTTGTCTAGCTGTGGCTGCGCTGTTGTCGCTGGCCGGGTGTGCTGGTGCGCCTGCAGCTCCGGTTGTGGTTCCCCCGACATCAGCGGCTACTACTTCTGATGCTTTTCCTTTTGCACGTTCTTCTATTGTTGATCCTTCTATTCCTGCGTATAAGCCTACGTATTTTCCAGCTACGTGGGCTATTGTTCGTGGTAAGTGTGATACGCGTGAGATTCTTTTAGAGAAGGTTGGGTCACCTCCTGTTGATTCGGATGGTGATGGTTGTAGTGACGATGGTTCGTTTATTGATGTTTATACTGGTAATCGTATTACTCCTAAGCAGGCTCAGATTGATCACGTTTTCTCTAAGGAGCAGGCGTGGTATGCTGGGTTGTATAAATTGACTCAGGATGAGCGTAAGAAGTTTTATAATGATCAGTTGAATTTGCTTCCTGTTACTGGAAGTGTGAATGAGAGTAAAGGCGATAAGGGTCCTGCTTCTTGGAGCCCTATCTCTAAGTCTGGTGAGTGTACGTATGCTCGTGTTTATAGTGCGACTGCTGTTCGTTGGAATTTGACTGTTACTGCCCCTGATGCAGCAGCGCTTCAGCGGGATCTTTCTGGTTGCCCGGGGTGATTGAAATGCGCCGAATCAGTTTCTCTCTGTGCCTTGTACAGGTCGCAGGGTCGAAAGGCGCTTTTTATACTGTTGAGATTATAGGTGACTTGCCTTTCACTTGTACGTGCCCTGACTATGAATACAGGGCTACGCACGAGTCTTACCGGTGTAAGCATATGCGTGCACGTTCTGGTAAGAAAGCTGTCGGTACGACTAGGTGTGGTCGTTGCTTCCGTTGGTTGTCTCCGTCAGACCTGAAGGATCGGTCAGCTAAGGTTAGTGACCCCGCGATGTGTGCTGGTTGTTTGGGCTCCACCTCGTAGTTTGTAGTTCTCGGGTATAAGAGGTATCGTAGGTATCAACCGCACTAAGCATCCCGGCTACCCGGGCAAGGTAACGGGCGGTCCGGTACAACAAGTGAGCAAGAGCTGTCAATGGCAATTGAGTTTAAGGGAGTGTTTGATCGTGGCTGATGAGCTGATTTGGGAAGCGCCTAGTGGTCGTGCGACTGCGTCTGGTGCTACGAAGGTGGTTGCTGACCGTCTGCGGGCGCGTGTTGACGAGTGGGCAATTATCGAAGAGACCCCTGTTCCCTCTGATGAGGCGCAGGCTAAGAAAGCTCGGGCACAGGCGTCTAACCGTGCGTCCCTGATTTCGCAGGGTCGTATCGCTGCGTTTTCCCCGAAGGGTGTTTTCGAGGCGGCTAGCCGGTCCAAGGACCAGTATGACGCTGAGGGTAACCCGGTGATTCGTGTTTACGCGCGTTTCCGTGGTGACGAGTATGCCATTCTTGACGCTCCTGAGGGCACCGTTCCGCAGGAGGGCACCGTTCCGGCTGAGGAGTCGGTGTCGGTCTAGGCTGTTCTCGTGGCTTTGTCGAGCGGGCACGTTCCTGAGGTTGGGAACGTGCCCGTTGGCATTTCTTTGGGTGCTTGCCCGGTGTGTCAGTTCGATGTGCTTTATGCAGACCCGATGGTTCCTGAGGCGCGATACGTTTTGCTGGATCCGGCTGGGCCAATTCGGGTGTCCCCGCTGCGCGGTAGGACTGCGGTGGTAGTCTCGGCGGTGGGTCGACCGCAGGTGGTCGATTGTTGGATCTACCGGCTGCATGCTTGCCCGCCCGGTGTGATCACAAAATCAATAGGTTTTTATTCGGTTGAAGTCCTCAGCCAATCTTGCCCGGTCATTCTTTGTCATTCCCAGCCAGGCGAGTTGTGTGTCTCTACGAGACATGAGGTTCTCCCCCGACCTCACGGTGCCAGAGTGATTCTTGCTTCTACTCCTCTGGACGATTCAGAAGGATAATAATGCCGCAACTTGCTAGGTGTGCTGGCTGTTCTGCTGAGGGTAAGTTGCGCCTGATTGTTATGCATCAGCGGTCGTGTGTGAAGTTTGCTGAGTTGTGCAGCGTGGATCTCGCAGCGGCGATGCTGGATCCGTTTGAGGTGTATCGCTTGGCGCACGCGGGTGATGAGGCCCCTGTTGCGCGGAAGCCTCGCGAGTCGAAGTCTGCAGGTACAGCGGTTGTGGCCGAGCGTGTTGCCGGTCCGGTGGCTGTTGAGTATTGGGCGTGGGATCCTACGCTGTTAGAGACCTTGGACGTGTGAGTGCAGACTTGCATGGTCTGCATGGTCATGCTAGTCTACTGACAACACGTTGAGGTCGGGTATTTTAGAAGGGGTCAAGAAACTATGGCTACTGCAAGTTCTACGGTTGATGCGCTTCCTGTTCAGACCCGCGCGTCGCATGGGCGGCCGGGTGCGGATGTGTTGGGTCGCCCCCCGGGGTATGTGGTTCCGAAGGAGGAGCGCCAGGCGATTGTTACTGACTGGGCTGGGATGGATGACTTCCATCACGCTCCCCCGAACTATGGGGTGTTTTTCTCTCAGTACAAGTCATACACGTTGTGGTATCTATCCAATTTTGGGTTCCACCGTGATGACATTGAGAATGTTGCGATGGATCTGATGACCCGTTTCATGGAGCGAGACAGTATTGGTGTCTTCTCGAATGGATGGGAGTCTAGGTCGAAGACTGGCGAGTCTGTTTTCCGTACTTATTACACGCATTTCCTGCTTGCGTATGCTCCTGGTAAGAAGCGTAATATTGCTCGAGTGAAGTCGAATGAGCTTTTGCTGTGGGATGCTGCTATTGGTGATGACGATGGCAGCACTACGTGGGGTGATTTGCATGGCCCTGCTGGCACCATTGATACTGAGGTAGACTTCCACGATATGGTGGATAGTATTCGGTCTGGTGCGTCGGATCTTGAGGTTAGTGTTATTGATCGGATGATTGAGTTGGCGATGGGTTCTACGCGGAAGCTGCGCCGCGCTGATGTGGTGCGCGAGCTTGGTGTGAAGGCGGAGGCTGCTGATCGCATCTTGGAGCGGTTTGCTGACTCTTTGCAGTCTGCGGGCCTCGCGGCGGTCTGATAGGCCCGGTATGACGGGTTGTGCCCGAGACAGCTCCGGTTGGTTGGGACGAGGCTCTACGGAGTCTCGTCCCTTCCTTTTTGTCCGGTAGTACTCCGTGTTTTCTTTTACAGGCTCCGTCGTCTACGGGTAAGAGGACTGTAGCGAATTTTTTGGTTAAGCAGGCTGGTGTTTCTGCTGTGGATTATCGTTTGTTTCCACAGCCTTTTTGGACTGATGAGAAAGGCCGTAAGACTGATTCTGGTGGGTTGAAGTTGTCGGAGCCTGAACTGACGATGTCTATGGTTCGGGATTTGATTGAGTGGGTTCGGGTGGCGCCTGGGCCTCGCGGCCGGGTGGCGGTTGTGAGATTGGATCACACGAGGTCGGATGGGTCGACGTGGCGGGCGTCTTCTCGTGTTTGTGAGGCTTTGCTGAAGACGTTGGAGGAGCCTCCTGCGGGAGTGCGGTTCGTGTTGTTGGCGTCTGGGCCTGTGTTGCCTACGGTGGAGTCTCGGTGTGTGGTGGTGCGGTCTGGTCTGTTGGGGGTTGACGAGGTCGCTGAGGTGCTTTACAGGGTGTCGGATTTGGAGAGGGTGGAGGCTCGAGCGGCTGCAGCGTTGGGCGGTGGCCGGGTGAGTCCTTCGTTGTCGGCGCGTGTTGACGCGGTGGGTGCTCGTGAGGCTGTGTTGGGGTTCTTTGCCAGTCTTGCGATTGGTGATGTTGATGCTTTGGCTGGTAGGGCTAAAGGTTGGACTGAGATTCAGACAGAGATGTTAGTACGTGCTGTGCATGAGCGTGTGACAGGACGGTATTCAGCGTTTTCTGCTGAGGATTTGGGAGGTGTTCCTATTTCTGTTGCGATGAAGATTCTTGGTTTACTTCATCGTTTTGTGGGAGCGCGTCCTAAGGTGTTAATGGGGGCTGTTGCGGCTGGTGCAATGAGAGGATGAGTAGTGGATGCGAATCTGTCGGAGAGGCTCAGTTCTGTGATGCAAGTTTCACAGGCGGTTGTGACTGCAGCACTTCCTTCAATAGCTATTGCTTCTGATATTAAGGAGCTTATGTCTAAATACCAGAATGAAGATAGTTCTGGTACTTTTGCTGGTTTGTTGGGTTCTGTTTCACCTTCTTTTATGCGTATCATGAATCAGCATCTTGCTGATGCTGTTGTTAGCATAGGTATTGATGTTACTAGTGATTATGGTTTGGCTATTTTGTCTGGTGCTATTATGACTGCTGTGTTTATTGTTTTCACTGCGGCATTGGATAATCGTTCACCTATGTTGGTGTGGCAGGATTACTTGAAAGAAGCGAGGGTTATCTAGTGGCTAAGTTGTGGGATAAGTATCTGGTGCAGCGTCGTGATGGTTCGGTTCCTGAGTGGCCGTATTTTGTGATTGCTGCTTCTGATCCTGCTGCACCCAATGCTTTACGTGCTTATGCTAATGATGCTCAGTTCCATGGTATGGGTAAAGAATATTATGAGGATGTTTTGAAGTTGGCTGAGCGGTTTGAGCAGTGGTTGCAGGAGAACGGTGCGGGGGATCCTGACGCGGCGAACCACCGCAAGGATGATCCCACAGTTGTTTCTAAGATTCAAGATAGAGCTAGCCGTCCGTAGGTTGTCGGTATGACTAGCTGTGTTCTAATTCGGGGGTGACAACACACCACAAACTGCTAGCTGAAAGTGATTGGTGATCACTGTGTGCACAACGACTTTAAGTGACTGGCTTTTGATGCAAGGCGAGCATGTTTTGTTGATGGTCGTCCCTGTGATTATCACGATTATGATTTTTAGGATTAAAGAGAAGAAGAGTAAGCTTGGTACCAAGTCTAAGTCTGGTTTTATGGGCCGGGTTGGTCCGACTGATAGGTTGGGTCCGTTATGACTGGCACTGGGTTGGCGGTTCGTGGTGCGGAGTTAATTGATGATTTAGTAGTGTGGCCGGGTAGTGATCCACGTCGTAAAGACCTTGCGCTGTATGAGCGGGCGTGGCGGTTTGTTGGTCCGGCTCCGTTGCGTATCCAGCCGAATGAGCGATTTATTTATGCTACTCGTTTGCACTGGACTCTCTTGGTTAAAGATATGACCAAGATGGGTGCTGTTCCAATTGCAGGATTTTTTATCGGGCAGCTTCTTGATTTCGCCGCTCCTTATATATGGTTTTTGGCACCGCATTTATTGTTGTTGACTGTGTTGGTGTGGCTGTCAGTTCTGTTGCATACGTGTTTGATGTGTCATCACGTTTTGGGTTGGCGAGCACAGATTATTGTTGTAACTAGTCGTCGTGTTCGTATTGTTAAAGGTGTGTTCTCTAATCACGTTGAGAACATTAAATTGGCGTTGTATACTAATATGTCTGTTGATCAGACTTATTTGCAGCGTTTGATGAATTATGGAACTGTTAGGCTTGAGTCTGGCGGTCAGCATACTGAGGGTTCAGAGCGAGAGTATCTCAATCACGTTCCTAATCCTGAGGATTTAGAAGACGCTATTATGTCGTCTGGGGCGTTGCAACCTGTAGCGGGTTGGTCGGTATGAGCTGGCATGGCGATTACTCAGGAGAATGCTCAGCTTGCTGTGTGTGACGCGTGTTCGTCCCGCAAGCTGGTACATGAAGTTGATGATGTCGAAGGTGTTTATGGCGAGGTGATGGTTGTTGGCTCATGGGGAGGTTATCCGGTTAAGTTTTATTCGTGTCAGCCGGATGCTGAGCATGTTGGTGTTGCTTACTATAATGCAGCACTGCTTGCTAGGGAAGAGAATGGTTTTTCTTCTGATATCTCTTTGACTAGTAATGCTGGTGATTTTAGCCTTGCTAATCCACATGTTTCTCCTTCTTTGAAGGAGCTTGCTGAGGAGATTCTTGGTCCTACTCCTCCTACTCCTTATAGGGTTAAACGACCGAGTGCTAGGCGTAATCCGAAGTCTGATAATGAGCTGCGTGGTGAGCTTGCTGAATTGTGGATTACTTTGGGTGCGAAACCTAGTCATGATCGTGCGAAGAAGTATTTGAAAGTTGGTAGTGCTCGCGCTCACCTTATTCTTGATACCACTCCTGATCCTACATAGTTAGTAAGGCAATGTCTACTGCTGTTCAGTGGCTAACTACATCTCCTAACAGTACGAAGAAGTATCGTGTTTTTGACGTGTTTGGGCCTGACGCTACTATGCGTACTGAGGTGTTGCTGGAGATTGAGCGTCGGGTTGGGGCTCAGCAGCGGATTTCGTTGTCCGCTGCTGAGGATCCTGCTGAGAAGATCTGGCAGACGTTAGCTCGCGCTCCGTTGGCCGGTGTGGCTTCTCGGATAGTGGTGGTGTCGGCTTGTGATCGGTTGCGGGATTGGTCTGGGTTGAAGAAGTTTGTTACTGATCGCACTTCTTTTGTCGAGACTGTTTTGGTGTTGGTGTCCGATCGCCCCGAGCCGGGTAGGCGCACTCGTGTCCCGGATAAACATATGCGAGGCAAGTTTAATTGGGTTACTGAGTTAACTGAGTGGGAAGTTTTAATTAAGGATTATTCAGCAGGCACGTACATTCAGTGTAATACTCCTACTATTGATGTTTCTGGTACTGATGGGTTGTCTCCGGTGGCTCGGTGGTTGTCGCTGCGGTTGCCTGTGTCGCAGCGACAGGCCGAGTTTTTGTGGTCCCGGGCCGGTGAGAATACGGCGTTGGCTCGTGATGTTGTGGAGCAGATACGTGTTCTTGGTTTGAGGGATGCAACTATTTATGGTGAGTCTGAGTTTAAGAAGTTGGTTAGTTCTGTACTGACTTTGCATGGCGCTGAGGATTTCGCTGAGGCTTTGTTATTTGATCGTAAAGAGTTAGCACTGGCATCATTGGCGGATCGTTCTTTTTCTGCTGCGGATTGGTCGAAGGTGTTGGGGTATTTGTCGCAGCGGTTGGATTGGTTGGGTCCTTTGCATATTGCGTTGGCTACTCGTGAGTTGTTGACGCAGGTTGAGCGTAGATTGAATATTCATCGTAAGTGGATTTTGCATTATGCTCATCGTGAGGATCAGAATCATAACATAGCTAGGAAGTACGATAAGGTTCGTGTGCGTCGTTGTCGTACGTTGTTGGGGGATCTTGACGCGGCGTTATCTCCTAATCGTCCTGTACCTCCCGCATTCGGCGAAGTGCTCCTTAGCTGTTGGTGATCCGGTATCACCGAGGGTGGCTATTCGCTCGCATAAGCGCTCTAGGAATCTAGTTAGATGCGTGCGCTGTGATCAGTTAGTTAATAAAGATAATGCACTACAAACCGATGATGGCTTTGTAGGTGGCGCTTGTCTTAAGTCGCTTCTTTCGCAAGTTCGTAGTGGTGGGGGTGTTATTTCAGTTGGCAGTTGACTGTGGTCTTTTAACTGATCTAAGAGTTGTCGATAAGTTATTCACTAAGTTAGCGACTATCGAAGATGGTTTTGGTTACGATATTGAGGGTGGTTATGATGGCCCTCCGATGCCTGGTTTTTCGTTGCACCCGGAGACGGCTGTGTTGGCGGGGGTGTCGGTGTCGGGGGATCCTTCGTGGGCGCGTTATGTGCCGTTGAGGTTCCGTGGCGGTCAGGGTGTTGACGAGGTTGAGTTTGCTCGGCTGTTGGCGGTGTTGTTGGGGAGTGGTAAGGGGATTGCGCATAACGCGAAGTTCGAGCTTACTCATTTGGCTAGGTTTTTGCGGGAGCGTTTGTCGTCAGCGGAGTTGGCTGAGGCTGGGTTAGATATTGACGGGTATTTCCCGTTGTTTTCTGATTCTATGATTGAAGCTTATTTGCTTGGTACGTATCGTGCGCTTGGTTTGAAGTACTTGTCTGAGGAAGTGTTTGGTTACCATCAGACTGAGATTTGGGATTTGTTCCCTCCTATGACCGAGAAGCAGAAGAAGTGTATTCGTTTCACTGATTTGGAGTTGACTCCTAAAGTCATTACTTATGCTTGTGATGACGCTGCATGGTGTTTGGCTTTGTCTAGGAAGAATCGACCTAAGGTTAAGGATAAACTTCTTTATCGTGTGGAGATGGGTATTGTTCCTATCTTAGCACATATGGAAGACCATGGAGTTCAGTTTGACTGGACTTCTATGGAGCGTGTTAAGACTGAGGCTGAGCAGTTTGCTACGTTGATGCGTCAAGAGATTATGAAACGCTTGTCTGAGATGACTGGCAAGTGTGTTGACATTAATCTTAACTCTTCTGCTCAGGTAGCCGATGTTTTGTATACTCAGCTAGGTATGTCTACTACTCGTTTGACTAAGGGTAGTGGGAAGATGAGCACGGATGAGAAGGCGTTGTCCGGGTTGGCTAAGAAGCATGCTGTTGTTAAGAGACTGCTTGAGTATCGTGAAGTTAAGAAGTTGATTGGTTCTTATCTAGAGAAGTTCCCGCGTGATTTCAGGTATGCGAAGGATGGTCGTACTCATCCTAGTCATCGTCAGACGTCTATTGTGTCTGGTCGGTTCGCTGTTTCTGATCCTCCCTATCAGCAGTTGCCTAAGAAGTATTATTACCAGCTTGAGAGCGGCCTCGAGTTTTTCTTAAAGTTTCGTGATTTCGTTATGGCTGCGCCGGATCATTATTTGATTGGTTTCGACTATTCGCAGATTGAGTTGCGGGTGCTGGCCGGGTTGTCTGGTGAGCCAGCGTTGGTGAGGGCGTTTGAGGAGGGCATTGACGTTCACGTTATGACTGCTTCGCTGATGTTCGGTGTTCCTTTGGAGGAGGTCACTGAGGATCAGCGTGGTATAGCGAAGACACAGAACTTCGCTATTTTGTACGGTCAGGGTGCTAAAGGTATTGCTGAGCGTCTTGGTATTTCGGTTGAAGAGTCTAAGGCGTTCATGGAGAAGTACTTTGCTATATATTCTTCAGTGCAGGCTTGGATTGATAAGCAGACGAGGACTGGCATTCAGGCTGGTTATACTATTTCGAAGTTTGGACGGATTCACCCGTTGTGGCAGTTGGAGTCGGATTCGTCAGCGATTCGTGGTACTGGGGAGCGGTTGTGTGTGAATGCTCCTACGCAGGGTGGCGCTGCTGACTTGATGAAGATTGCCATGGTGCGCGCGGATCGTAAGTTGCGTAGTGTTGGGTTGCACGAGAAGGTGCATTTGCAGATGAATATTCATGATGCTTTGGTGTGGGAGGCGCATCGTTCGGTGTCTCCGCAGCGGATCATTGATTTGGTGAACCCTGAGGTTTGTATCCCGGTCCCGGGTTGGCCTGTGATTAAGGCTGATTGGGAGGTCGGTACTAGGTGGGGCAGTATGGTCAAGTTGAAGCTTGATGCTAACAACAAGATTATTGTTCCTAAGCGTGCTCCTGCGAAGGAGCCTGAGCTGGCGATGGCGGGGTAGAATACTTCATGCCTACTGTGAAACATCCTTATAAGAAGCCACCTAAGTTTGCTTTTATGAAGTGGGCAGATATTTCTAAAAGAGGTTCTGATAAGGTTTATCTTCGACGATTGCGTGTTGTGCAGACTCCGTGGTTTGGAGTTTATCTTCATTGGATTTATGAACCTGATACTGATCTATATCCACACGATCATCCTTGGAAGTTTTGGTCTTTCATTCTGAGAGGCACTTACTCTGAGGATGTGTTTTATTCTCTGAATGGTGATCCTGATCGACAGACGTGGAAGCGTTGGTCGTTCCATGATATGCCTATGAACATGGCGCATAGGATTACTTCTATTTCTGATGGTTTGTTGACTCTTGTTTTTGTTGGGCGCAGGAGAGGTACGTGGTACTTCTGGACGCCTGATGGTTTGGTGGAGTGGTCGGTGTTGGAAGCAGACGAGGGTGAGCTGGCCTGACGGCCGGGTAGGACAGGGTCATGGCAGACTTGTGGATGTATCGTAGATTCGCGTCGTGGGACGAGTTCGCTAAGTTGGCTGCGTCGTTGTTTGGTAATGACTGGAAGCTATGGGCTTTCGCTTGCCCTTCTTGTGAGTCAGTTTCTACTGGTGAACAGTTTGAAGAGTTAGGTGCTGATCCCGAGTCTGCTAGTCGGGAGTGCATTGGTCGTTATATGCCTAAGAATGATGATGGTTCACCTGAGCGTGGTTGTGACTGGACTGCTTATGGGTTGTTTTCCGGGCCGTGGTTTGTTCAGTCTTGTGGCGGAGTCGAGACAGGTGTTTTCCCGTTGGCTGAGTATTCTCAGGTCGACCCGGTGATGGCGGGAGAGAATTCATGAGGATAATGGAAGGTCAATCTTTCGAGGTTGGCAATAGCGGTCATTGGAAAAAGATTGAGGTTGAAGTCGATTTAGGTGATTTTGTTGCCTTGCTGTCTGAGTGGGGTGTAGACGAGCTTACTACTATTCCTACTCAGGTTCGTTATCTTACTTTGTCACTTCTCGCTCAGCAGCTTCTTGCGTATCGTGTTCGTGATGCTGGTGGGTACACTGATAGTGAATACTCTGTTATTGTGAATTCGATTAAGCAGAAGCTTGGTGCTGTTAAGCAGAAAGTGACAGGCTAATGAGTGAAGGATCAGAGTCTCTGAAGAGTATTACTGGTAGGTTTATTTGTCAGCAGCTTCCTGATAAGCAAACCGTACGGACTCCTTTAACGTCTTTTGACAGAATTCATCAGAATAATGATGTTCTTCCTCCTTATCCTAGTAGTGATACTGAGTGGTGTACAGCAGCTTATTATTTTTGGATGAAGGAGTTTACTAGTCCAACCGATCCTTATGCAGATCGGTATGTTTTGATGGCTGCTACCATGTTTCATGTTGGTGTGATGGATGTGACTAAGGAGCAGCGACGGGCAGCAAAGAGACGTACTTTTGAACTTTTATATAGTCGCAAGCTTATTGAGGATCCTAAAGAATGACTGTCTTATCTGCTGCTGAGATTGCACAGATTTTAACTGACGGTCCTAGTTCTGATTTGGCTAAGTTAGTTGATCCTATACTGGATTTGCGTGCGAAGATTCCGCCGTTGCCTGCTATTGAGGATGGGCCTCGCGCTGCGTTGGAGTATCTCGCGGAGGTTCGGTCGGCGATGGATCGTGTGGATGTGGCTTTGACTACTGCGGTTCGTTTTCGTAGTCGGATTCGTGAGGCGTTCAAGTTGGCTACGGCTGCGCACGATGATGCGTGGGCGGCTGCTACGGGTGGTGCGTCGAAGCGCGGTAGGGGCCAGTCCGGGTGGGGGGAGCCTGCTCCTCGTGAGCGTTATGCTGAGGCTGATTTGGCTACGTTGAATGAGCGTAGGCAGATGCGTAAGTTTGATCGTTGGTTGGATGAGTCGAATGATACTGTTGATATTATCCAGCGTACTTATCGTTATCTCGATGAGGTTCGTAAGGACTTGCATTTGATTCTGCGCGGGATGAGTGTCGAATCTTCTCTTGAGAGATGACGATGTCTTTCCCCCGTTTGGCGCTGGTTGTCCGACCCTCGCGGTATAACAGTCTCATGTAGTAACGGACTCCGGTCATTCCGGATACACTATTCACAACTAAAATGTCATGCGACGTTCCGTTCAGTGAATGTCAGCGGCGTGCCTTAAGTGGTGTCGCGCTAACTAGTGTTACTGAAAGAAGAGAGAGTAGAATGCCTGCAACGACGTTTGGTGCGGACAAGGTTCGTCAGTCTGCAACGAGCTTTCCGAAGTTGAAGTTGGATAAGGGACAGATTGCTCGAGTGGTTTGTATTGAGCCGGGTCCGGTTTATGAGTGGGTGCATAGTCTTAATAAGCCTAAGATCTCTCCGGTTGATGGTAAGCCGAAGATGATTTGGGTTAAGAAGAAGGGTAGTGACGAGCAGTATCAGGATCACGATATGGAGTTTGTTGGTACTCCTATTTGTCTTGGTGATCCTGATGTACTGGAAGAGAAGGGCGTTGATCCGGCGAAGTGCCCGGCTTGTAGGTTGGCTGCGGAGACCGATTATCTTAAGCCTCCGTCTCGTCGGTTTGCTATCCATGTCTTGCAGTACGAGACTAAGGGTGGTACTCCGAATCTTGCTGTTCCGTTTAGTGTTCGTTGCTTGGTGTGGGTGATGAGTGAGGGTCGTTTCACTCAGGTCACTCAGGTTTTGTCGGAGTTTGCTACTGAGGGTGAGGATCCTGATCCTCGTAAGGTTGATCTGATTCTTGGTCCGTGTGAGAATCAGGCTTTCCAGAATTACCCGATTAAGGCTGCTCAGGCTTGTGCTTTGATGGCTAGCAAGGACAATCTGACTCGTGGTATGGAGACTTACAAGGAAAATCACGCTGCGGATTTGGCCGCTTTCTGTGGTCGTAAGGCAGATCTTCGTTACTTGACGAATGATTTGTCTGACATTCAGGAAACGTGGCATAAGATTCGTAATGGTGGCCCGAGCCAGGTTGTTGAGGCGGATGTTACTGATTCTCTGGATTCGTCTTTGCTTGATTCGGCTGTTTCCACGAATGAACTGCCTGTGACGGAGAATGGGTTCTCTCCTACTAAGGCGGATGCTGCCCCTGGTGAGGGTGACTCGCTTAACGAGTTCAAGCCTGGTGGCTCTGCTCAGGAGATTCCGGGGTCTGCCGAGGAGGAGCCTGCTGCAGTTAAGTCTACTGACAGCGATGTTCCTGATTTGGATGATCTGCTTGCTACTCTAGGTACGAAGATCTAGGACGATGGATACATTCGACTGGGTTTCGGAGAGCGACGTTACTACTGTTTCATCTGTGTCTGCGACGGTTCCTACGGTGCGCCTTGCTCAGGTGATTCCGGCTGTTCGTACGCGTGGGGGCACGTCTTTGGCGCGTCGCTCGGTGCCTGCAGCGGAGGGTGTTCTCCCTAACCCAGTCGAGTGGCTCCGTCGTATGTTTTATCTTGGCATGGCGCCTGCACCGCATTTTGAGATGCACGTTGTTGGTGCTCCTGCGCCGCAGGGCTCGAAGGTCCCGGGTGGGCGCACTAAAGAGGGCCGCATTACGATGCGTGAGTCTTCTAAGCGTGTTGCACCGTGGCGCAGTGATGTGACTGATGTTGCTTTAGATATTGTGTCACCAGATAAGGGTGTTTCTTTGTTGGAGGGTTATCCTCTTGAGGGACCGTTGGTTGGTTACATGGTTTTCACTATGAAGAAGCCTACGGCCGCTCCTAAGAGGCGTCGTACGTATGCTGCTACTAAAGGTAATGATTCAAGTAAGCTTGTTAGGTCTACTGAAGATGCTTTGGTGAAAGTTCGTGCCATTGACGATGATGGTTTGATTATTGAGTATTTACGTATTGCTAAAGTTTTTCCTGGTGAGGATGTTGATGCTTTAGCGATGCCGGGGGCTGTGATTCGTTTCTGGGCGGTTAACCGTCTACCCGAGTTGGGCAGTTAAAGAGTTGTGGGGTAATCTTAGGCCCGCGCGATCAGTGCGGTCCGAGTTTGGCTTGACCCCTTCCTTGGACCGTACTGATCGCGTGTTTTGTTGTGGAGGTTTTTGTGTCTACTGCCGTTGATGTTGAGTTGGATAAGATTCTTGGCGATGCTTTCAAAGAGGCTGGTTTTAGTGAGGCTGATGTTTGGGCCGATAAGGGTTTTATTTCGACTGGTAACCTAGCTTTTGATTATGTTCTTGGTGGTCAGGGTTTACCATGCGGTCGTAGTGCAGAGTTTTATGGTTTGTCTCAGTCCGGGAAGACGACTGCTGCTTGTGAGGTTGCTGTTCAAGCACAGAAGCAGGGTAAGCTCGTTGTGTATTTTGATTATGAGCAGGCTTTGGATAAGCCGTATCTTCAGGCTATGGGTGTGAATATTACTGATCGTAGTTTGTTTCGTGCGTTCCCTCCTGGGTCCCTTGAGCATGGTTGTGAGGTGGCCGTCGACCTTGCTCGCACGGGCCGGGTGGGGCTGATGATTTTCGATTCGGTGCCAGCGATGGTGCCTCGGTCGTCGGCGGAAGAGGATAAAGACTCCCGGACGTTGGCTATGGAGCGTGCCAGACTGCTTGGTAATTTTTTGTCTAAGTTGAATCCTATTCTCGCTCGTACTGGTACTACCGCTATCTTCATTAATCATATTCGTGATGTGATTGAGACTGGTCCTACGCGTCCTGGCATGCCGAAGCGTACGACTACTCCTGGTGGTTCGGCTTTGAAGTTCTACACTTCTATTCGTGTGAAGTTTGCTGTCACTAAGAATTTCAAGTCTGAGAGAAGTGACCCTCTTACTGGTGAAGTGATTTCTGTTCCTCATTCTGTTCTTACTCGCGTTGAGGTGACTAAGAATAAGGTTGCTGCACCTTATCAGTTTGCTTCTTTGTATCTTGAGTTGGGTACTGGATTCTCGCAGGGTTATTCTGCTGTGCAGGCTTTGCTTGGGAATAAGGTTATTAAGAAGAATGGTGCGTTTTTCTATTTCCCAGAAGGTTTGTATCATCCTAGTATGACGCAGAGTCCTAAGGGTGCATCTGTGCAAGGTTTGCAGAATGTACTGAATCTTGCGTCTGATCCTGAGTGGTGTGCGAAGTTGGCAGCGTGGGCGATTAAGTCACTTCCAGCTACGCGAGTGTTGGTGTCGTTGCCTGATCTTGAGGAGGGTGGCGAGGAGCCTGTTCCTACGGGTGATGAGGCGTTGCTGGCTGAGGAGGAGCTGCCGGTCGACGTGGTCCCTGTAGCGGCGGCTCAGCCGTCTTCTCAGCCGGTCGCACGGCCTGCTCTGGCTCGAGGGCCAGGGCCGGGTGACAAGGTCGTGTCGTTCGTGACGGGGCCTGGACCGAGATAGTTCTAGACTCGATCCAAGTTGCTGAGCTTGCTCGGTAGGATGTGGTGTCGCCATATCCAACGAGGGAAGGTTGCCCGTGACGACTACTGAGTATCTACCCGATGTCATGAACATGAGTGGTAATGGCCCAGCTATTACCGTTCAGGATATGCTGGATCGTCAGAAGCTGTTTACCATGGATCAGGGTATTCAGGTTCTGCAGTCTACGGAGCCTCTTGCGTTTCGTGATTTGACTACCGGTCCTCATGTTCGATTTAAGGTTGGAGATGAGAACAAAGAGTCTCTGTGGTCTGATGACATGCTGCAAATGCATGGCACTGAGAAGGTTCCGGTTTACCTGAGCCTTTCTCATGGCGAGAATGATAGCACTGAGTATCAGCTCACGCTTGACGCGTTCTTGGAGTCTTTGAAGCAGTTTGGTCTGGGCTTTAAGTACGCGGTGAAGTGTCCTAACTTCCTGATTGAGGATCAACTCAATTACTGGTATCGGACTGGTCTTGATAATCGCGATCTGAAGTTGATGCTTGTTGGTGACGATAATGTTGCCGCAGCGTTGACTCGTGCGACTATCAATCCTTTCAGTAACCTTGAGTTGGTGGAGCGGGCTGTTACTGCTATTCAGACCCGTTACCCGGATGCTGAGATTTTCTTTGATGCTACGAAGATGGCGCATTCGTTGCACCAGACTTTCACTCAGTTGGTTATTCCGGATTTGACTCGTCAGATGACTGGTACTGGTGAGTCTGATGATTTGTGGTGGGGTGGTGTGCAGTTTAGGAATTCACTGGTCGGGGATGGTCAGACTGGTATTGAGGGATTCCTCTATCGGATGCTGTGCACTAATGGGATGATTGATACTGGTCCTACTGCGGCTGGTTGGTCGCGGAAGACTGGCGGTCAGGATCCTGAGGATGTGTATCGGTGGGCGCAGCAGGCTGTGGATGGTGTGCTGGGTGGCCTCGAGTCGAGCTTCGATGCGGTGCAGTCGACTGCGGATGAGCGCATCGATGGTGATGTTGCTCAGACGATCCGGGATGTGTTTTCTGAGCATAGGATCCCGGGTCCGCTGCAGCGTGGTGTGCTGGACGAGTTGGTCGATAACGATGACCTCACTATGTATGGTTTGATGAATGCTGTGACTGCTGCAGCGAATGGTGAGATTTCGTCGGCTCATCAGCAGTTGCTGATGCGTACTGGTGGCGATGTTGCTCGGCATGCGGATCGGTGCAGGGAGTGTCGTCGCATTCTGCCTGATGGTGTTCAGCCGTCTGCTGAGGATCACGCGGAGCATACTCACTGATTTACTAACGTAGACACCCCCACTCATTGTGCTTGCGAGTGGGGGTGTCTACGTTTCTGTGTTAACCGATGGTGCCTGTTTTTACTCCGTGGATGAATGCTCCCCAGTTGACGTTGGGGAAGGCGAGTTGTGGGCTGTCCTTGTCTTTGGTGTCTTTGACGAGGTGTGCCCCGGGTATGTCAGCGACTGCTACGCAGTTTTCGTCGTTGGCGCATCTAGACGATGTGTGCCACCTGATCATGCTGTTCTCCTTGTCCGCTGTAGTGACTCTGTGATCATTTCCAGGCTATCGCTTGGGGATAGCGCTTGCCCACAGAGTCTTGTGAAGGTGGCCTCCATGCGTTGTAGGCTTTTTGTCTCATCAACGATGTGTCCCCCCATTCCATCTTCGTTGTAAATAATATCTGAGAGTAGTTCATCAGCGAAGCTGAGAACGTTGAACCCTGCCATCATACTGGGATGAAGTCCAGCTTTGAATGGAATTATTTGGATTTCCACGTTCTCTAGTTTTGCACGGTCTTTTAGTCGTCTGAGTTGTCTTTCGGCTAGGTCTGTGTGTTCGAGAATACGAATAGCAGATTCTGACATGATAGCGTGTAGCTCTAGTTGGGTGGTGCGTGGACCACCTATTAGCCTTGTCTGTCGTTTGATACGCGTTTCCACTCTTTGGTCGATTACACTGTTGGATAGTGATGATCCTATGTGGTGTAGTGCTTTTGCATATTCCTCGGTTTGTAGTAGTCCGTGGATGAGACCGTGACTGACGGTTCTTACTCTTGTTGCTGCTGATTCTAGTCCTACGTATTTGGCTAGTCCTTCTGGCAGGTCGTATTCGAACCACCATCCACGTTCGTTTGCACCTTGTCGCAGTTCTTCTAGTTCTGAGATTGTGTCTTCATCGACACCGTAGAATCTTAGAAGCACTTCCTGGTCTGTTTTCTTGATCCCGTACCTGTATGCTTCTATGTGTGTGATCTTTCCTGGCGAGCAGTCGATTGCCATCGCTGCTTCTTTTTGTGTCCTACCAGATAGCTCACGGGCTCGACGTAGCGCGTTTGCTAGCTGCCAGGCTTTGTACGTTGGGCCGGTCATCTCTTGTTCCTGTCTCTTAGCTATCTGGTGTTCCCATTCTAACCCCGCCAGCGTAGTGTATCGTTTCCTAACGTTAGCATTCGAGGGTAGGAGTTTGTTCCTGAGGGCTGCTAACTAGTCGAAAATATAATCTATCGAATGCGATGTGACGTAGTGATTGAGAAGAAGCAGATTCCAGTGTGGCCGGTGGTGTTGCTGGCGTTGCCCGCTGCGGTAGCGATTTGGTCCGGGTGGGTGGGGTTGGGTGGCCTCACTGGGTTTGGCTCGGTGAAGCTGTTACCCGGCATCTGGGATGGTCTTCAGATTAACACTGCGATTACGCTTCCGATTGGTATGGAGGCATATGCTGCTTATGCGATTCGAG